TCACGCTGTAAAGTCTGGAATTTCTGATAATATCTTAATTTTAGTTTCTGGACTTTTCCTATCTTCATGGTAATGTTTTTCTGTGCAATCAATGTCTGTATGTCCTACTTGTCCAGTAATTAGACTCCTATCAACATTATTATCAAGCAGAATTGAAGCATACGTCCTTCGACATGTATGTGTCCCCTTTTCTTTATCAAATCCTAATTCTCTGCAAATTGCATATAATCTTCTCCTAATGTGAGAAGTTCTCAATCTCTCACCATTTTCGTCTGACATTACAAATTCTCCGAATGGATTTTCTTTTCGAAGCTCTTGGTAAATCCAGCTATAATACTTAGGAATAATAGCAATTCTATTTCCGGCTTCTGTTTTAGGAGACTCCTTGACTTCATACCTCCAAGTATCTGTTTCATCTTTAAATCGAGTTTCTGTCCTCTTAATCTGAACCAAATTCGGAGAAATAAAGTCCTCATATTTTATTGTAACGAGTTCACCAACTCGCATCCCGGTTATGCACATAAGTAATATTCCTAAATTATGAACGTTTATATTACTGCATAAATAGTGCAATAAACGAGGAAATTCTTTTTCTGTAAATGCTCTATCCTCACTGCTTTTGTTACTCTTTTCAAAGCTTTGTTCAGATATATCTAAATCATCCAACATAGCCTCTACGTGAAAAGTGATATATTTTTTCTTTTTTGCTCGCTTTAAGAATCCCCTTGTTATTGTCTTTAAACCGGAGAACGCTTTTGCTTTTAACTTGTGTTCAGGAATTTGAGCTTCAAGAAAATCGCTAAACTCATCTTCTGATACGCCTTTAATTCTTCTTTTCCCGAATTTTTGATAGTGCCTATTGTAAAACTGCTGATTTCTTATATAAGTAGCCCGTCCAATTTGTTGAAGTTCTAACTTTCTGTCATTCCACTCGTTAAATACTTGGTCTATCGTCGGGTTTTCCTCTTCAGTTTTCCAATAATCAATAACTACCTGCTCGATTTCTTCTTGACTTTTTCTTTTTCTCTGAACCCTACCTTTTACTTCGTCCGGCAAATACGTATACCAATTCTTGTCCTTACTTTGCCAAATTTTATAAATGTGCTTCTTTAATAATTCTTCTCTTTTTGTCATCTCTATTTTTTCTTGTACGGATGATATATCAATTATACCCTGAGAGATAGCAAAATTCAATATTTCATTTTCTGTCAACCATTTAGCTCCATTCTCAATAAAATCTGACCATAAATATATCAATACACTTTCATTCGTTCAATTATGTTCCATGTTTCTGTGCGAGTTAGGTGGATATATTCTTGCCCTTCGCAATATAATCCGCCGCTTAATCTTTTCCCATCCACATACTCTGTATCTAAAAAAATTTTTGAAATAACTGGATAACTGGAATATGATGTTTTAAATTGTGTCAAAGCATATATCAAATAGCAATTAAGTACTTTCCCAGTAATTGGACATTTATATTCCTCGAGATACCAATTTCTATAATATCTAAGCTCTCGAAAAATAGCTTTTTTAGAAAAGTCTTTTACGATTATCCGACTTCCAATAACGCCTGTTTTAGTTACATAGAATAACTCCGCGCCTCTATTGTTTGTGCAATTCATAAAATTTTTAACATATTCCTCCGGATTGGTGTTTTTTAGGAATAATATATTGCTTTTAATGTGCTCTCTTTTTTTGATTTCCGCTCCCTTTATCTTGTTTATAGCGAATTTCATCATCTTAATATGTTCTTTTTTTATTTTTTCTTCTATTATTGAATTTTTAATATGTTGGTTCCACTTTACACTTTCTTCTAGCAGAATTTTTTGGTTGATTCTTTCGTCTTCCACGAATCTCTTTTTTACCAGAGCGAACCAAGCCCTCCTATACTCTTCCTTCTTTTCTTCCAGATTTTTCAGAATTGAATTTTTTTGTTCCATTTTCCAATATTCTTCTTCAATCCTACTTTCCCATCTTATTTCTCGAAATTTCTTATCTTTGATATTAAGAAGTGATTTTTTCTCTATCTCTGGTTGCCCAAAGTCAATCCCGCATGTCTTAAATAGTAATACCTGCAGATTTGTTAGAAAGCCATTTTTTATCGCAATCCTTACTCCCATCAACCACGCCCCTATAGGATAACCGTCTGGGGTTATGTAGTCATGTGGTGGGTTTTCTCCGTGTAGTAAAATATATTCTTTGGTCATGTTTGCCATTTTAATATCGTTAGTTAAATCCATTGCTTCTCTCCGAACATTTTTTATAATTTTACCATATTCGGAAAGAAATCTCATTATTTAAAGTAAAAAAATAAGGCAAGCTAATTTAGCCTACCTCTTCCTGTTTCTGCACTATTCTTATGACTTTAAGAACTTTTAATGCCTTAATATTCATATCTAACTCTTCTCCAAGTTCTTTAATTTCCTCTACATTATCAGAAGTAGATATTTTCTGGATTAATTTTATTATCTTATCTTGTTTTTGAATTATCTCTTGGTATTGAACCACAAAATTCTCCTTACACATTTGGTCTCATGAATTTCTCAAGAATCATATTTACGCTTTTTTCTTTTTCGGCTATGTAGTCATCTCTTTTCATTTTATAAAAGCTGATGTAGCCATCAGGATATGTAGACTCTTCGCCGTTCTTCGTAAAATGAACTTCGTAACAGTCGTCGCAATCACTGTACCTTTCATATTGAATATGATGGAACGATGTTGTCCCTTCATTTCCGTACCAATAGAAATCATATATAGAAAAATCCGATATCTCCCGCAAAATTCTATCAACAAATAACTGAAATATTTCTCCATGTAATCCTTTTTCTTCTTTTCTCCAAAGGCTAGAAGGAGAATCTTTCATTCTAAGAAATATGTTTTGAGGAATCTCATATATATCTTTAAAAATATGATAGTTTCCGCTGTCCTCATAACATGTCTTTGAAAATATAAATACCTCCATAACATAAAGCCATTCTTCTTTTCTTTTAAATTTAGCTGAGTCTCCGCCTATAAAATCATACCCATCCTTTTGGGCTTCTGATATTAGTTCCTGCAATTTTTTATTGTAACCCATATACCCTCCTAATATAACTGATATTTTTTGCCGATTTTATCAATGACCTCGGAATCCATCGGTTTAAATCCAATGCACGTTAAAGTTTTCCCATCCTCTTCCGGTTCTAATTCCGTATGGCAATTATCCCGAATTAACCAGAAGTCTTCGTTCTCCTTCATTCCCATTTCTTCTGCTATTCTTTTTGCTTTCAGTAATTGGGCTTTATTTTTTTGCTCGCAAAACGCATTTTGTGAATTCGCCGCAAATCCACTGCTCGTACAAGTCTTTCTCGATAGCAAAGGCTGTCTTATATTCTCGAACCGTTGTCTTGTCGCACATCATCTGTTCCCCATTTGGGAATTCGGCATACTTAGGTTTATAAATAAAATAGCGGTTACCGTTCTGTCTTGCTATCTTTGCAAACTCGTTTAGACCTGGATGCAGATAGAACTGCGAAGCGCCTGAAGGTGTCCATGCTATCCCTATATGTTCATTAATTACTTTTTCCGCGCTTCTTTTTATTTTCGATGTTAAAAAAGCCATACTTGCATGACTCACCTGTGCCGCGAGTTTTCCCGGAGACATATCTAAATCTTTTCTCGCAATAATAATCTGCTTATACATAAATCCTCCTAAATGAAAATATCTAAATTTGACACATCTTTTCCTTGAACTGATAAAACTTTATTCGTTCCATCTTCTCTAATTTCGACTGTCATTTCGACATCTGAGCCCAGTCGAAGAATATTTTCGGCATCGAATCCTCTAGATATAGATTCTTCTTCGATATCCCAGTTTTCTTCTTTTTCTCTATGGAAATAAACTTTCTTCTTAAAGCTTTTCAATTAATTTTCCTCCTTCTCCCAACTAATAATGTAATAGCTTTCGTTAAGATCAAAACCTGTTATTATTTCGTATCCCAAACTTTCTAATTTTTCTCTCGCCCCAAAGCTTATTTTCCCGAGACCGGTAATAGAAAGTCTTCCTTTTTTAGTTGCTTCTAAAATTTTACTGTTAATCTCTTTCAAAGACTTTATATCATCTTCTTTTAGCACTTCTTGAGTTTTCTTATATGCTTCTGCGGCAGAAATTAATTCTGTTTTAGGTGATTTCACATTTGGCATGGGAATATCACAATTTGTCTTAGGCAGAAAACTCTCTATCGAATCGAAATACTCATTTTCCCCGTTAGTACATATTCCGTTCTCAGAAAATTCGCACATAAATTCATGGCATTCTTCGCCAAATTTTGAACAACCCATATCTTCCTCCTATAGATTTTTTGCAACTAATATGTGAGAAAATTTCCATTTTCACTTCTCCAAATAACCCGACAATAGACAAACTGTAAATTATCAGTCGGCAACTTAGCTCCGCTTCTCTTTAAAAGCTCATAAGCATCATATTCATTTAAACCATATTGATTTAAGATTTTATCAATATCTTTTCTTTTCCTATCTGGCAACCTGCTTGAAAAAGCTGGGAACAGTTCTTCACTCCTATACACAACGTCAGTTTTACTAAATGAAATTAGCGGCTTAAATCCGTTTCTCATAGCTTCTTCGATTTCTCCGCAATAACAGAATTCATATTGTTTATTCTTTGAAAGTTCCCCTACTATATACTGTCTTCCGTTTGAAGTGCATTGCCATACTAAATACAGAAATTCTTTTTCGATATTCATAGTGAATCAACCTCCCGATATTCACTAAGAGAACATAATTCTCCTATTTTTCTATCAATGATTCTAGCTTTTCCGTTCAGCTTAATATCTCTGGATTTACTGTCCGTTTTCATAATTCTTTCGCGAATCGATTTTCTTTTTCCCTCCAATCTGTTATATACATCTGAAATATCTTTTTTCTCAGCAATAGAGATTTCTATCTTTTCACCGCAAAAAGGACAAAAGTTGATCGGGAAATTATTCGTATACTCAAATGTATCTTCCCAGAAGTCTTGCGTCACTTCTTTTCTGATACAAAACTTTGGGATGTTCCAAATACTAGGATCATCGCTCTCTTCTACAATATCTTCGCCTGTAAAAACGATGCATGGATTATCTCGTATTTTTGTGCAACAATATTTGAATGACTTGTATTTATAATAATTATCTTCATTAATTTTTAATTCTACTAAGCCTATTTTCATTTTTGAATCTCCTATGCTTTATTCCTTTTGTTTTCGAAGGTTTTCTATCCAAGTATCTTCTAATTGATTTTCTCTTAATATTCGAACTGCTACACTGAGTTCATTCACGACATTCTCATAATCCGAAACTACATTTTTATATAATGATTTGTACGTCACTCCTTCTTTTACAAATCCTTCAATAGATTGCAAAAATAATATAGAAATTTCAGGCTCCATCATCGCCTTTTTAATTATCTCAATTACATCTGGCTCTTTAACTCCTTGTTCTGAATAGTGATTTGTTTCCATTTATCTTCTCCTTGTTTTGCTGCAACTATTATTGTTGTTAGGTTGTAACGCGTGAACCATAAGATTTTTATTATGCGTCAAATACAATGCAAGTTTCGCGAATTGCATTCCTGATATCTTCATGCAGTTCATCCAAATCCCATCCACAGGCATCCCCAAATAACTTGTCTTCGCCATTTTCTGTAAATGGTAGCCCTTGTGCCGCCCAAAAAACATAATTATCTTCATCGCATGTTGTCGTTTTAAAAATTTTGCAATTATATAATTCTTCTAACTGTTTTCTTGAATATTTATTCTGCATATTATTCTCACCTCGTGAAATTTCTCTTTCTTTACATTCTTGAATACCATTCATTATCTCCATCATCAAATTTAATGCAAATCTTTTTTGGTCTTCCTGTATTATCTGATTTATAAGGTGAATATCTCACGTCTACAATCTCTTTACATTTTTTATGATTGCTTTCACATTTTTCTGCTTTTGATTTCTCATTATACGGTGTATTGCAAAAATCACATACATATATTTTTCGTTCTTTCATATTTAACCCTACTTTCTTATATTTAAAAATCGAATGGCAAATATCTTTTATCATAAATAGTGATAGTGGAAATCATATTGCATCTAAGTCTCCAACCTCTATTTTCGTCTCTCGAACTAACAACCCAAACTGTAGTTGCTGTTCCATCCTTCCACGAATCATAATCCTCTTTTTTTATTGCTCCAAAGTGCCAACTATCAGGAGAACTTTCATTATTACCTGTTATAGCATTAACCATGTAATAACGATTATCATCGCAATAAGATATTCCTCTTATTTTTGGGTGAAAAAACATATATACTGCGAAAGAAACAAGTAAAATAACCGGTATCGCAAAAATTAGTATACAGGCGATAGTATCTTTCGTTTCTTCCTTCATCTTATCTCTTCCTCCAAGTCATGCCATGCATCCAATACAGTTAACAATTTTTCTCCTTCCTTTGTTAGCCAGCAACCGCCAACTGAGCTGCCGTGCTCTGTAAACCCATAACTGTCTAAAATATATGCTAGAAACTGCAATATCCCATAATTCATTGAATCGTCATAATCTATATGCAAATTAGTTCTATAGCGTTCAGTGACATCTTCCCATGATAGATTTTCTTCAAAACAGCTTTTTCTGATGTGGAGATATCTTCTAATTGCTTCGTATGTATTTTCTGGAATTCCGCATCCGCATAAATCCATCTTTTCGTACATGTAAAAATTTAATAATGGCTCAATAAGGCTTTCTTCATACGATTCTGTTCTACAACCTCTAATTACCTCATTTTTTACGCAGCAATCCGGATTATTATCTACTACATATTCTGCTATTTCGCTTAACCTCATATATTCTCTCCTTACAAAGTAACCATTTCATTTACTCAAGATACCCACCAAGGTATATATCTGTACATTCATTCAGATTTGCTTCATTTACCTCAAAATTGTAATTATATTTTTGTTGCAATTCTTCTAATGCATCGGCTAAATGATTCTCATTAAATACACCAAAAATACTTATTTGTGTTCCCCATGAAGCATTATATGTATCTGCACTAACGACATATAGTCTCATATATTTATTCTCCTTATTGCGACCTTTTTTGTTTTTTGCTATAAACTTTCCTTTTATACTTCTACTCTATTTAACTGCTCAAATTCATAGTTTTTCAACAAACGCCCCAGCATATTAAAGCTCTGATATCCTTCTTCTCCTGTTCTATTATTTTTGCATTTAATATATGTAGAATAGGTACCTCCTCTACTATTCCTTCCGACCGATTCAATTGGAGTCGTAAATGTAACTATATCTCCAACCTCTAATGTTTTGAATCCCTGTGCTTTGGATTTTTTACTAATTGATACACATCTGGCAATACAACTCATTTCCATAAAATTTTCCTCCGCAATTATAACCAACTTTTAATATCTTATCTCTAGTTTAAATAGGATATATTATAAGAATTCTCCGCTTTTAAAATATCCTCTAATGTTAGAGCTTTAAATCTTCTCAAATCAACTCTGCCCCTAGCTGCTTTCATTATATTGTCTTCTACTGTACCTATATTCGGGTTCGTATTTTTGCTAAAATCAAAAAACAGTCTTTGACCTCTTTCTGTATCTATCACGAGATAATTGCCATTTTCCCCTTTCCACTGCTGGCATTTGTAAAATTCTTCTGCTACAAGCTTGTCTTCTAAATAAAATAATGCTCTCATCTCATCTTCTCCTTAGTCACTAATAATTTCGTAGATAATATCATCACGGTAATTACCATTCAGATCTCTAATAGAGTCTTTTAGAATATGCTTGTTTCCTCCATGTTTTTTGCAGAATTTATCGTAATGCTTTTCAACAGGATTTCCACCAACCATGCGCCATTCAATTTTACGGAGCTTTTTTGTTAGCTCCTCCATCTTGTTAAAAAGTTCTTCTCCGACAACTGGATTTCCTCTATCGAAAGATAAAAGTCCAAAATTATATGCCTTGGAGCAATAATAATCAATGCGATAAGACAAATATCCTATTAATTTATTATTACTAACAATAGCGAAATCAAATTTTCCTTCCTCTGGGCTTGCTGATATATCCGGACTCCACTGTTCTAAGCAGCCGGTTAAATACATCATATCTTCAGTAAAATAGATTCTCTGGAATTCTGCTATTATTTGTTCTTTGAATAATATTGCAGGTACTAGCATTTAGATCTCCCTTTTTATTTTTTTGTATTAATCTAATTTTTTTACAAATCTATAATCCTATTTAAAATCCGCTAAAAATTTTTTAATTTTTTCATCACTTATCTTCTTTAACGAAATATCTCTAATATTCTCCTCCCCTCTAATCTTTCCTTTAATTCTTCCGTTTTCTTTTCTAATATTTGACACACATTCCAATTTAATCGAAAAAATTTCATGCTTTAGACTTGATATCGCTTTCAACTTATTTTCAAAATCGCAATCGTCTTTGCTACTAATCATATTTTTTGCAGTTTCCAGAATTTGTTTCTTTAATTGATTATATTTCTCAATCTTTTCGATTTCTTTTTCTTCTTGTGTTGGTTTTCTAATTTGATTCTGCAATATCGTAATTTTTTCTTCGTAATATGTGGTAATCTCATTTCTTACACTTTCTACATTATTAATATCAGTAATCCATAATGGGTGAATATCTCTATAGACACTATTGTAGTTACTTAAAATCACATAATTCCCATTTTCTTTATGTCTTAAAATCATACCAATATTATTCTTAAATCTGTCTTGGAAATCTTGAAATAGAACGATATCTCCTGGTTCAAATACAAATATTATTTCTTCTTTCAATCAATCTCATCCTTTATTTCTCCCAATTAATACGCATCTACTAAGTAATATCATAAATAATATTTCTACGGTTATCGTAAATTTATCCATTTACCTTATTCCTTTTTTGTCTCTGCTAAACCTAATTCTCTTTGTTTTTCTGCGATTCTTAATGGAATATATAATTTATGATAACCTTTATGACATACATCACAATCACCATATCCATGTCCCCAACACCAATCACAGAACTTATCAAATTGCTTCTTTAATGCATCAGAAGAATCTGTATTTGCAAATCCTTCCCAGATGATTTCTGTTACAAAACTTATGTCACTCACCCCTTTCTTCCCGATGAAAGGGAGCTTTCATCTGCTCTTAATTTTCCCATATATCAATTAAATCTTCATAAATATATATCGCTTCTTTTATTCTTCCCAAGTCTTCTGCACCATATAAAGATAATGATTCTATTTGTTCTAAATTTTCTTGTCTTCTTTTTAATCTTTCTACTTTTCGTTTAAGTCTTCGTAATCCATATTCACAATCATTAATAAATATACTTTTCATATTTAATTTATTATCCTTCCTTGCCATGATTGTTAATTCATCTGTTCTAAATTTCTCCTTTGTTCCACAATTATCAGCAATAGTCCAATCATCGCAGGCTATATTTTCAATGGTATATGTAATATTTTCTGAATCCTTGATATTGATAACTCTACCATCATGACAGCGCATCATAACTTCATTGCCGTCCAGTTCCCATCGACCTGTTCAATGTTTTCTCCTCCAGAATAATAAATCCTCCATCCACGAAATAATTTAGTCAGCAAATCATTGTCCCACTTATATTCATTACAATGAGTGAGAGCAAGTGACTTTACATTTCCGAATTCTCCGACATCTTTAGCACATCTACAGTACAATTCGTGCAATATAAGAAGTCCATACCTCAATGTATCTTGAAACTGATTTGGGACATTCGTTTTGTCGCACATATTTGCATTGATTGCCTCCTTGTCACATTCCGTCAAAAAATCTCCTGCTCCATGTCGGGTCAGATAAGTTCGAGAAACATAACATGTTTCAATATTTATTTCATCGCCCCAATCAATTCTCTCTATTATCTTTTTTGCATTTTTAATTCCAGTATTAGACGGAGTTAGGTGCGGAAAATACTCTTTATTATTTTGGTCGAGCAACAACCCTTGCCCCGCTTCAAAAACAATATTATCGAATTTCTTTAAAAATTCATCATTTGATTCAATCTCTGATTTCTCACACATAAAGTTAAAATCTTCTAACCAATGCTCAAAAATCCTATCGTCGAGAATTATCTTCATCCACTCATCTGAAATAGCAATTCCCCGATCTGTCAACCTGTCCAAATAATAATCTCTTATTCCATAATCTGAATCCGTTACGCCGGCTTTGTACCTCCTAATTGTTTCGTATATTCCCACGCCGCAGCTTCCGTGCTTATGCTTTCCTCTGTTTTCTTCAATAATCTGATTGGCTATCATATCAAACGGAGTTGTTAACATGCACTTGTTATTAATATAAGTTTTTGGCGCATACCCAAGGTTTTTCAGTTTTTCATACTCCTGCCTAAAAATAATAGGGTTGCAAATAAAGTCTTCTGATAAATATGTACTTGCTCCATTAAATGTACCAGATCCGAAATGACGAAAGACATGTCGGATTGAATCTAGTGTTACAACAGTATGTCCTCTCTGGGCTCCTCCATTCGAGCAAACAACTATAGTGTTTGGTTTCTGCGAGAAATAATCAGTCATTAATCCCTTTCCTTCATCGCCCCAATTTGCCCCAATTACAATCTTAATATCTTTCATCTATTCAAATCTCCTTATCCTACCAAGTAATTCCTTCAGAACTTAACGGTGCAACAACTGGACTTTCCGTGTTACTTTCGGCCTCATTTAAAACAATATCTACAATTTCATCTGAAATGCTATCAATGGTAACTTTTCTGAAATGTTCATCATCTAAATACTCTTTAAAAGATTTCTCTATCTCGCCTTCGTCCCACCATCTATTTCCATGACGTACATCTAAATGGTAGACATTAAACTTTTCGGAAACCTCTCCGTAAAGGTCTTTTGTTTCAATATTTCCTTGCACCCCATCTCCTGTCACTTCTGCTAAGGAGCAATATCTTCCAGTTGTTGGAATGTACGGATTGAGTCTTTCATCTCCCATCGTGATGATAATTCCTTTTCTACCACGATTTAAGCAATCAAGTTTTGTATGACGAGAACCAAAATACCAAGCGGCCGTATATGATTCAAAGCTATTTCCTCCGCCGCCAAATTCAAAATAAATCTTGTCAAGCTGTTCAGCAATACGGATGTCGGATTCAAACTGTGAAGCCTGAATAGGATATTCATCATACGCCATATCTCCAATGCCCATAATAAGAAATTCAACATCTGAAACTTTCTCATACAGGTTTGTCATGATTACATTAAGTTTTTTTGCAACTTCCACGGCTGCCTGCCCCATACTTCCTGTAACATCCAAAGCTAAGATAACTGGAATTGTGTTTGGGTGTTCTTCTGTATCGCAACACTCCCGAATTGCATTTTTCGGGTCAAGCGCCGAATCAAGTGTTCTAGCTTTAAACATTTCCTGATTAGAGTAACTGCCGCTAATTTCTCCCTTACTTGAAACGCTCATTCCTTTTACTGTTGCATAATCTACATAGCTTTTTCTTGTCCATGAACCACATCCCATATTACGCTTCCTCCTCTTCGTCTGTATCTTCTTCGCTATCTACATCAAAATCAAACATTCCATCGAACATATCGTTCATATTTCCATTCATCATCATGAACGGTAGCATTGAGTTCATTCCTCCGACTCCAGCAGAATTACTATTATCTCCTTTCATCATTTGTGAAAGCATCATATACTTAAAAATATTGTTTGTTCCTTTCTTCCCTTTGATGCTGTCATTTCCAAACATTGAAACGATTTTTCCGTAAAAATATGTATTACCCATAAATACATGTCTTTCTGGAAGAATAGTCTCCACCGTAGAATCTTCATAATTGATTACCGTGAGTTTTATCTTGTCTGCATCAATTACACATTTGGGCTTGCGATTCACGAGGATAATATCTCCTTTCTCGACTTTATTAGTTGGAATCACAAAGAAAAATTCCTCTCCGATATCGAACACAAAGTTGCTGCAATTAGTGAGTTTCCCGGTTTTGACATTGTAGCTTTTATATCCACCAGAAGTTTTAACTGCAATTCCTCCATTCATAGATAATCTACACATGCCATCTCCTACTTTTCCAAACATCCCATTTAAAAAATTATTCATCGTATCGTTCTCTCCTATATATTATTTGATTATTTCTTGAACTGGAAGCCATTTATTTACTGTCACTTTGCGAAGTTCAACTTCTTCACATTCCACTTCTTCCTCATATTCCCACGGTTTTTCCCATTGCATTTCTGTCGCACCAACAGAATACGTTGTTCGATAAAATTTCCCACCATTTTCAAAAATAATTTCATGAATAATAGACCAGCGGGAAGTATCTATAATGTTGTCTTCGATTGGGCAACAATCATACGGCAACCCTAGTTCCTTTGTTAAATACTCTCTTGAAAATTTTTTTGTCATGCTTCTCCTTATAATTCCTCTGAAAGTTCTTCTCTTAAATCAGCCCATACAGCAATATTTTTTATTTGTTCATCTGAATAATCGTATTGCCTTGGATATAAATACGTCGCCACTTCATAAGCCAAAGAACGAATAACAGAAAGAAGTTCCTGCTTGCAATCATCAAATCCTGCCGAATAACCAGCGTCCCAGCCGTCGTCATATACATTTGTTTCCCGACTATCAATCAAATACATTCCCTCCTACAATTCTTTCATTTATAGACATAACAAAATCATTAATCTTGTCCATATCTGGTTCTTCTGGAAGCTCAGTATTATTTTTTGCGTAATCAAATTTCTCCTCGTATTCCCGGACAATATCAAAAAACGCAGAATTCGGCTTGCCGTCTGAATCCAGATATTTTCCCAGTCTAATGTCCATCAATAAATCGTGTTCTTTTTCTCTGAAAGTGATAATTTCCTGCTTCTCTAGGATGTCAACTCCCATCATTCTAAGACGAATTAAATTGACACTGAGTTTTGATGCGGCTTCTCTATTTATTGTGTTTTTTCGTTCTTTTTGGTTCTTCTTATAAACCTTTAATACACTATTAATTTGCTCCAGTAAACTCGATAAATCAGCAAGAGAAAGATTATCAATATTTCCTTGAACCTTAGCTCCGTCCTCTCCTGCAAAGACTCTTATAAGTACATTTTCTCCGTATCGGTCTTTAATCTTAAAAAGCATTCTATTTATTACTTCGCAAATATGTTCATAGAACTCTTTTTCAGACAAAGCACAGAGAGTTTTCTGTTTAAGTCCGTATAGCTGACTAAATGCATAACCATCAAACGATCTTATTGCTCTTTGAGATAAAAATAATTTTTTATTATCTAATAGTTCCTGCCCGATTGGAGATATAAAAAGATAATGTTCCGGTCTTAACCCAAGTATTTCCATTACATTTGGATTGCAACCACAAAGAAATGGAACTAATTTGTTAAAAGAATAAATTAAGGTATCAGTCGCATCGTTTTTTACTTGATTAAAATCCCTTCCCAATAATATTTCTTTCTTTGAATTTACGGCACAACCACGAATGTCTAAGTCTGAGCCTTCTTTATTTAATCCATAAGCATGACTTCCTCCAACTGTAAGCAAAATAATATTATTTCCTAAATGCTCGTTATTGCGGAGAAAGTCATATTCACTACTCTTAATTATTTCTCTAATTTCTTTGATTTCCATAAGCTCCTCCTTTCAGCCTGCGCTATACTCTTCTGTTTTTAACTTCGATTTTTTGCTGCACTCGCGCCCTTTCAGCCCATCGCATTACTCGACAATCAAATTCATCGGAAAAAATCTTTTGTGCGTCTCGAATCACGTTTTTATTTGTTTCGCAAAAACTTTCCATACAACGTTCCATCTTTTTAGAATCTTTTAAGAAATTGAAATGGGCATCATTCAATATCTGATTTTCTTTTTCCGAGACACATGTCATTACACATCTCAGCCTTCCCATTGCTTCACAATCTGATTCTCTTCGCTCATTTAGCTGTTTATATGTGTCCAAAAATATCTTAATCTCTGGATGCTTTTTAATGTATAGTTGTTTCTTTACGGAATTTGGGATATCATCCATAAATACAACAGCCATAAGTGCAATAACAAATGTAACAAGGCCTGTTTCTACCATTTTCCCTCCTAGTCAACATAAGCACCGTTATCGTGAGTCACTATAGGGTACCCGAACCTCCCTCCAAGCTGCGTGTTCGCCATATTAATTGCTATTTGACGCGGAATTATATCTATCACGCATTCTTTCGCGGCTTCATACAATTCTCCTTTTGATTTAAAACTTCCTACGATTCCTCCACAGACCATACATATCATATTCCACTTATTATCATACATGATTAAATACGGAATCGTTGCTTTTGCTCTCTTATCTGCTACCAAAATGATATCTCCCGGCTCTAAATTCTTAAATCTTTCTTTCATGTTTTTCTCCTTTTATTTAAACGGCCCCAAAATCTTTTTCTGCTTCGTCTATTCTTACCATATACTCTATATTATCTATAGAACAACAAAATAAAATTATGCCGCAATTTTTAACGAGTAATATGTTCCCGTTTTCTACAAAAATTACTTCTCCTAACACCGAATCTAACTTAAAAGAATACTCTACAACTCCTTTAATCGGCTCTTTTGTTCTTATATATACAGACATTTTTACCTCACTCAATACAGACGTAATCTTTATCTGGCAAGTTATATGGATAATTATCGTGCGTCCATGTTTTTATTTTCGCTTCTTCAATTTTGTCAAAGCAATAATCTCTAACTTCCATTTCTAAAGGAAATTTTTTCAGTTCATTAATTAAATCTTGAACAGCATTGATTTCTTTTACCATAGAAATTTCTCTATAATAAGACCAATGATTCTTCCTGTGATTGCACCTAATATAATTGCTAATGCAGTACCCATCAAATCAACTCCTTTCTAGTAACACTATTTTCCTGTTGAGCCAAAGCCGCCAGTTCCTCTTTCTGTCTCCTCCAGCTCTCCTACTTCAACAAAATCCATTGGAATATATGGCATTAAAACTAGCTGGGCAATTCTGTCTCCCGGCTTAACTGTCTGAATTTCTTCACTATCATTATGTAGCGGAACAATGTACTCCCCTCTGTAATCTGAATCGCAAACACCAACGCAATTAGCAGGTCTTAACCCGTTTTTCGTTGCTAATCCGCTTCGAGCAAAGATAGCTCCAAATGTTCCTTTTGGCAGCTTCATTGCGACTCCAGTTCCAATCTTTTTTGTTTCATGCGGCTTAATCTTGATTTCTTCCGAAATATTTGCGTACAAATCAACTCCTGCTGCTTCACTACTTCCTCTTGTTGGAATTACTGCTGTATCTGTGAGTTTCTTGATTAAAATATCCTGTACGTTTTTCATATTCAAATTTTCCTCCATATTTTCTGCTTCTCTACTTGCGCTACAAAGTGCTGTCATGCCTATTCCTATGCAAGCACCTACCATAAACATTGCTGACATGCCCATAATTAATCCGAACATTTCGTACTCCTTTTTAAGAATCTTATATAGTTATCCCACTGCCCGATTTCGTCTATATATTCTTTACCTCTCAATCCTTTCATTTGCATATCTGCTTTTATTTTCTCTGACGGGTTTCTTTTTGTCGCAAGAGATTTAATAAATGTATTCGTCAGATGTGCTATACCTATCGGTGTCTCAGAGCTTAATTCCGAGATTATTTTTTTATACTCCTCCAATTTATCCTCTTCGATGGTATAGGCTGTTTTTGGCAAGTTTTTCGTTGAAAAGGGGCTTATTCCGGCTCCTGACGTGAGTGGCTTGAAGTATTTTTCAAACTTATCCATCTCTTTCGCCGGGAACCTAATGATTACTTCTGAATCCGTCTCAAAATTTTTTGTGATTTTATCGCTCATGCCATCTTCTTCAATCGCTCGAAGAATGTTTCTGCCTTTCCCGATAGATGGAACATAGGCTTCTAATATTCCTTTCCCATAGTATGAAATTGTTACTTTATTCGCACATTTTATATAGCAATCTATTTCTTCGAAGTTCCCTTTTAAGTCTCTGGAAAATTGATTGTATTGATTATATGGGCAGAGAATCCGATATTTACCTTTGAAATGGCTGATTAGATATCCCATAGAACAACTTCTCCTGATTCTAAAGATTTTTTCACGTCAATGATTCTCTGATTACTGCTTCCTCTGAACTTGAGATTTATATCTCTTAATTCGTGGATATATCTTCCATCCACTAAGACATCACATAATATAACAAGTCTTTCTCTCTCTCTAACCTCTGAAATCTCTTCCCATGTAAACCCGCTGTATAGCCAGACGGTTTTATTTGGTGGGATTTTAAACAGCAAATTTTTTAAATACGAAATATTGCAATTTTCTAAAGGTTCTCCGCCCAAAATAGAAACCCTTTGAATATACGGTTTATTTATAAGCTCTAAAAACTCCTCTTCGGTTTTATCTGTCCATTCTTTGCCGCCATTAAAATCCCATGTTTCGGAATTAAAACAGTTATTGCAATGAAAATGACATCCTTGAACGAAGAGAGCAACACCTATGCCCTCTCCATTTGAAATGTCCATACTCCTTATCTGTGAATACTTCATGCTTAATCCTCCACAAGTTCAAATCTATACTTCTGTGATACATTTGGATATTTTCTTCTATCAACTTCACTCATGAACATACTCAGAGGTCTATTCCATATTTGTCCTTCATAGTTATATACAACGCTTACTTCTTCCGTTTCAGTGTGCCTTGAAATCCCAATAACCGTCACTATTTTCCCAATCTTAAAATGTCTATATTTTTGTCCTGCTTCAGGTAATGGCCTTCCGAAGTTACTATTAATCTGTTTGTCTTTAAAATATTGAGAGCAATACGATAAGTCGCAATTTTCATAATTTAACGGATTCTCGTCGCTCCATTCTTCGATATTTGCGCTTTCAATATGTAATTGCTGACTAAACATGCCTAATCTTCTAGTAATGACTGGTTCAACCTCTTCTTTTCTATAATTTTCATCTATATCTATCAAATAACCACTAATTCTAAAAATTTGTGCCATACTATTTCTCCTCATATTCCGTGTCGTCTAAATGATATACTCTATCGTGGATATCTCCATATCTGCCTTGATTTCCTCCATTTTTTGCAGTTCCAATATATCCGCAAACCCTGAATGCAATGTCCATCATTGTATTGTCATCATTGCCGCAATTAGGGCATTGCCATTTAAGTTTTCCGTTTGCATCTTCTACGAGAGGAATATCTCCATCAAATCCACATTTTTCGCAATAACAGCTTTTTGTGTTGATTTCGGCATACATAATATTGTTATATATAAATTCAATAACATTTAACAATGCGGGGATATTATGACTCATACTTGGCACTTCGATGTAGGAAATTGCTCCTCCAGGACTTAATTTCTGGAACTTAGATTCAATTCTGAGTTTTTCAAATGCGGTAATTGGTTCAAAAACGGGAATATGGTAAGAATTTGTGATATAATTCCTATCAAATCCATCTAATTTAACAAAAATATCCTCTCCAAAACGAGATTTTAAACATTTTGCAAATTTATATGTTGTGCTTTCCAGCGGCGTTCCATACAAACTGTAATCAATATTTTCTGCTTCTTTCCACTGATTACATTTATCATTTAATGCCTGCATTACCTGCAAGCCAAATTCTTCTCCTTTTCCTTCGTCTGAATGAGAGCATCCGGTCATAAATTTGACACATTCATACAGTCCGGCATAGCCAAGAGAGATGGTGGAATATCCATCGTAAAGAAGGCGGTCAATTTTCTCGTGCTTTTTGAGTCTCGCAAGAGCTCCATGCTGCCATAAGATAGGTGCAACGTCTGATGAAGTTCCTAAAAGCCTATCGTGTCTTGCTCTTAATGCTTTATGACACAACTCTGTTCTTTCTTCAAATATATCCCAAAACTTATCGAAATCTCCGTTAGACGACAAAGCAATATCAGGTAAGCTGATCGTTACGACACCTTGGTTAAAACGCCCGTAATACTTATGCTTGTCGATGTCAAAGTTTTTTGCATTTGCAATATTACCTACCTCGCTCGTAAACCTGTCAACAGTAAGAAAACTCCTGCATCCCATGCAAGTGTAAACGTCGCCCTTCAGCTCAAGCATTATTTTTTCGGAGATATAGTCTGGCACGAGCCTTTTAGAAGAACATTCTGCCGCCAATTTTGTAAGATACCAGTATGTAGAATTCTCTTTGATATTGTCTTCTTCCAGAACATATATTAATTTAGGAAATGCCGGAGCGATATAAACTCCGTCTTCGTTTTTAACTCCTTGAATTCTCTGCTTTAACATTTCTTCAATGAGCATTGCAATATCTTTCTTTTCGCTTTCGTTTTTTGCTTCATTTAAGTACATAAAAATTGTGATGAAAGGAGCTTGTCCATTTGTCGTCATAAGAGTAACCAACTGATATTGAATTGTTTGAATACCCTTTTCGACTTCTTTTCCTAGTCTTTCTTCTGTAATTTTGTTGACTACATTTTCAAGCTCCTCGTCTTTTAATAGTGTATTTGCTATATCATGCAATTCATGTTCTACTTCTTTTCGAATTTTCTTTCTGCTAACTTCCACAAATGGAGCCAAATGAGCAAGAGAAATACTCTGCCCTCCATACTGATTACTGGCAATTTGAGCTACTGCCTGAGTTGCAATATTACAGGCTGTAGAAAAACTATGCGGCTTTTCAATCATAACATCGCTAATTACTGTTCCGTTCTGAAGCATATCTTCAAGATTAATCAAGTCGCAGTTATGCATGTGTTGAATAAAATAATCTGAATCATGAAAATGAATTAGTCCATCTGTATGTGCCTGCACAATATCGGGGGAAAGCAAGTATCTTTTTGTTGCATCTGAACTTACTGATCCGGCAATATAATCCCTTTTTGTTGGATTCAATACGGGATTTTTATTCGCATTTTCATCCTTCAAATACTCGTCGGAGTCTTCTACTAAGCGGATAATCTGTTCATCTGTCGTATTCTTATTTTCGCGCTGAAATTCTCTAATTCTCCTGTATCCTTCATAGGATTTCGCCGTCAACCTATGTCCCTTGTCTATTAATTTGTCGTAGACCATTGATTCGATTTCGGAAATATCTACTTCTTCTTCGTTACAACATTCGGATTTTATTTCTTCCGCAACTTCTAATGCTATTTTTTTATCTACTCCAGATCCAGAAGGCATCGCCTTTAAAATAGCTTTATAAATTTTATCAGAACAAAAATCCACATAACTTCCGTCTCTTTTAATAACTTTTACCAATATACGCACACTCTCCTGCTTTAATTGAAATGTCTATGTGTTTATTTATCTTTTTTGTTTTCTACTCGTCGATTTATTGCGGCTGCAATTTCCTCTATAGAAAATGTTCCGTCGTTTGCAATCCAAAAGTCTACACAATCTCCTATACTCTCAAAATCTTCTCTATCTGAAATAATCCTGCGAGCCGCTTCTCTTGCTGTGTCTCCTCTCTTCCCTAATCTTTCATAAAGAATGTAGTCTTTTGCCATAATATATACTGATTGAATACAATATGGATTTTCATCTGGGGGCCCGGCAATAGAATAAAACCCATTTGGATTAAGAATGACAACTGTCTTATTATCTGCATTTTTTAAATCTTCTAAGCTTGTTCCGTAAGCCCACTCACCGCCAGATGCTGGAGAATAGTAAGCTGTTTCTGCAAAAAAACCTTCCCTATCCTTCTTTTTAAATTCTTCTAGTGAAATATAATGATATGTAATACCCTCAATTTCATCTTTCCTTTTAGGGCGCGTCGTATAAGTTACAAGCTGCTTGAATCCATAATTTTTAACAAGCTCATTTACTATCGTATTTTTCCCACTTGCTGTTTTGCCTAAGATTACTAGCATATATCTCCTTTTTTATGAAAACATTACGATTGTTGACAGAATAAAAGAAAAGCCTGCAAAAGCGGCTATATAGTAATCTCCACTTGCAAGTCTTTGAAAGAATTTAAATAAAAGATATGACTGACTCATTATCCATACCGATACCAAAATATTAGTCATCATTTTCCCCCGTAATTAATTCGCTGTATGGCAAACTCTCAATCCATTTACAAAACTCAACCCATTCTGGAAGACGATGCATTTTTCGCTGCCCATAAATAGTCTTCAACTGTTGATAATTTGTTGTCATTCCAGCGGTAAGTATAAGACCTGTCGGGCAATTATAAAGTAAGCGCAAATAATTTTCTGACGTAGGGTTACTGTTATAAATTTCTTTTAATCTCTCCATTTCAGTTTTAGTGTTATCAGTTACATAAGTGCAAAAACATTCATCATAATTCATTTTTGATATACGATGCATACTTGATTGAGATGATACAATGTCAAACCAATGATACCTTTCACCTTCCGTCCAAGCTTTAACCGTAAATGATAAATCGAATTGCACTATGATTCCTTTTAAAAAATTATCATGTCCTGAACCTCTTTCACAACCAGCAAGTGTTTTAATTCGTTTTGTATATTCTTCTGAACAGTTATTTACATCAACCTGCATTGGAAATTTAGAAACTCTAAAACTGTTCCTTAAACCATATACTTTTACATTGTCAATCAACTTGTATGTTCCCATTCGCTATCTCTCCCACAATATTCTTTTCTCCGCACTCTGGACATTCTACATATGTTACATATTCCGAAATATGGATTAATTTTTTTCACATCTTCTTTTTCAAATGAGAAAATACACCCGCAATTAAAGCAGATACATTCCCCTTAATCTTCCGTGCTGAATAATTTTAGCGGTCATAAATCCCTCTCTTTTCAGCTTCTCGCTTACTTTCGTATTTATCACAGGCTTTAATCGCCCAATTCAAAGCTTCCATTTCTCTGTTTGTAAAATGGCGTTCAAATCCTAAATCCTCCTCTGATACACCTGCGTTCTTATCTCTAATTTCTCTTAAAACTCGAATTCTTTCTCTATTTGTCATTCAGCTACCTCGTACTTTTTACAGATACCTTCGAAAGTCTCAAGACCTCTCTGTGAACAACTATGAATTCCAACTCTGATATACCTGTTGCATATTGACATCATACCGAGAACGGATTTAGCATCCACAACGTATCTTCCAACCATTGCGTCTACGTCTGCAATTACATATGTATTCAAATCATTGACGAAATTCTGCAAGTCACAAATGTTAGATAAATCCAGTAAAAAAGTCTTTTTAATCAAATCGTCCTCCTATCTTTTTATATAAACATCGTAATAATCAACGCCATTTTTTTCTGTCAACTCATGATGGTCTACATACACATCTATTTCGTTTCCGTTAATCGCTCCGCCGCAATCATCCGCAAGATATTCTCCGCCATTCATATAAACCTTTGTTCCGTAAGGGATAATTGAGGGATCTACTGCGATGGTGTAATCGCTATAACAAGTATGTCCTGTACTGGTAAGCCGTCCGTATCCCTCGCTGCAACTATCACAATTACAGTAATAAGTAACTCTAAAGCGTCCCATAGGGGTAACGGGGTTTTGGCTACTTAGATACTTGCTCCAGACAAATCCCTTTGTTCCGTCTGAAAGTTTCACGATATCCCAACCGCAAGGAGCATCTCCTATTCTCTTGAGCTTAGTTCCTATATCAACTGTCTGAATTACCTCTCCATTAACTGAAGGCGTTTTTCTTACGTTTAAAGATGTGGTAGAATATAAATATTCAACGTCTCTTTTTGCGGAATATAATTTCTCTCCGCTATTTTTGTCATAGACACCGAAATATCCATTGTGTTCATTTTGCACAATTACTTTGTCCGGCTTAAAACATGTCTGAAAATTTACTGTCCCCGCCGAAACAGGGACGACGCTTAGAGCAGAAGAAAAAGCTCCTGCAAGGAATAATTTCGTTATTTTATTCATAAAGTTCTCCTATTCACTTTTAGAATTTTCAAAATAAATTGTTACTTCGCATCCTTTATCTACGTCTGTTTTCTCGAAGCCAACATACTCATACCGATTTCCTATATCAATATTTATGGTGTTTGCACTTCCTGATGGAATTATCTGAATTGTAGGATAACTTGAACTACATCCAGTCAATAATCCAGACGCAAAAATAAAACAGGTTGCCAAAATCAGGCGTGACTTCTTCATTCTTTTACCTCTACCATCTGCTCGAAGTCGTTTTCCGAAATAATTGGTATATTCAACTGTTTTGCTTTGATATTTTTACTGCTTGTGGAATTTTTGTCATTATTGATTAAATAATCTGTTTTTGACGAGATAGAACCAACAACCTTGCCGCCGAGCTGTTCGATTTTTTCTTTTAACTTACTTCTATTTGCAAAATGATATAACTTCCCGGTAATAACGAAATTCTTTCCTTCTAATTTATTTTCTGCCGGATTTTCCTTTACTTCTTCAAAAAAGAATTCTTTCTCCAGCTCAAGGAATCTGCCACAATTATTAGTCCACCACACAAATAGCGAATGAGCCATTTTATTTCCGAATCCGTCTATTGCGGTAAATTTATACGGACTTTCGCCCATGATTTGCTTGAATTTTTCGATATCGTAATTACACATTTTAGCTATGTCTTTGCTTGCAGATGTTCCAATTAATGGGATTGATAATGCGGCAAGAAATCTATCAAGCGAAATAATTCTTGATCTCCCTATACTACCCAACAAGTTTTCAACTGATTTTTCTCCAAATCCATCCATTCTGAGCATATCATTCTTATATTTGTTGAGATGGTAAATATCTTTAATACAACAAATCCAGCCATTATTAATAAATCTCTGTAATGTAGCATCTGATAATCCGTCGATATCTAGCGCATTCTTGCTTACTGCATGAGAAAGTTTACCAAGCAGTTTTCCCTGACAATCAGGGTTTTTGCAAATAAGAACTTCGCTGTTATTTTCCTTTACAATCCCTGTCCCACCGCCGCATAATGGACACTTAGAAGGAGTATTAATAAGCGTTTTATCTTTTAATTCTTCCGCTGATAGATATTCGCCCCACCTTATCTGAGGAATAATCAAATTACTTTTATATGTTGCAATAACCTGTCCTTCGAATGGTTGATGAAGTGTTTCTCTCATGACGGAAATATTATGAAGAGATGCTCTTTCTACCGTAGTACCTTCTAGTTCTACCGGCTCAAAAATAGCTGTCGGACAGAGACTTCCTGTTTTCCCCATTGTCCATTCAATTCCATTTAACTTTGTCTCCACATCATCGTTCTTTGCTTTCCATGCGATTCCGTTTCTAAAATGATGACTCGTATATCCAAGAGATTTTCCGTAACTTGTATCTTGAAACTTAAATACAACTCCGTCCTGTGGCAGATTCATTTCTTCCGCTTTCTTGATAAAAAACTCTATTACTTCATCGATTTTTGTCATTCCATAAACAACGCTCCTAAACGGAACAACATCAAAGCCAAGAGATTCTGCTTCCGATAACTGCAAAGAAAACAAAGAATCTTTACCCCCTTCGACTACTTCCCATGCATACCAGCTAATTTTTCTGTTTTTTACCACACTTGTATCTAACGTAGATAATGTTCCCGCAGTTAAGTTGCGACTATTTTTATATTCTCCGTTTTTATTTACTTCTTTAAAATCATCAAGCTTAATAAGCGCTTCACCATTTATTTTATAGATGCCTTCTTTGTTTATATGTAGCGGCACATTTGTAAACTGTTTAGCGGCTTCCGTAATATCGTTTCCAATAATTCCATTTCCTCTCGAAACTGCTTTAAGAAGATCTCCGTCTTTGTAAATTAGTCGGACACTCATTCCGTCAAGCTTAATAGAGGCAACCAAATTTTTGCCTTTAGAAAATTCAACTACTTCCTCTACTGAATGACACTTATCAAGTGAAAGCATTGGGATATCATGTTTTACTTCTGGGATATTTTTTAGAATTGTAGCTCCTACATTTTGAGTAGGGCTATTAGATGAATAAAATTTTGTTTCTGACTCTAACTTCTTCAACTCGTCTATTTTTTTGTCGAACTCTGTATCGCTCATAACCGAGTTTCCATAGTTATAATATGCTTCAGAAGCTTCATTAAGAGTTTTGATTAAAGCTTTGATTTTTTCGATTTTTCTATAATTCTCCAAATATTACTCCTCTGTAGTACCTGTTTTCCTGCCTGCATATTCTCTAAACAATTCCATCATTTCTTTCTCTTCTGGGAAGAAACAATCTGTTTTTTTGTATGAAGACAGCCATGTTAAAAAATTATTCATTAACTGTCCAAATCTCCAATCAGGAAATTCATCTGCCCAGATTTCTGCGAATTCATCTGTAAACTCTTTAATTCTACTTATATCTCTCAATAGCCTTCTCCTTTTCTTCTACTTTATCTCTTGAGATGTCGCACTGGTGGAAATCTCGCAAAACTTCAAATTTCTTGTCTCCAAATCTACTTCTCCATTTGCGTATAGATTTTTCGCTATTCCAGCCAAACGGCAACATATGATAATTTATCAAAAAGCAACAATCAAGAAGGGACATATTTCCCATTAAGCCATTTGGTCTTTGCAATTCAGTGAGAACCATATAGCTTCCAACTTCCGCATGTCCGTAATAATGGGCGATTCCATCTTCGTCAATTTTTTGAGTAAACACTTTTCCAATATCGTGAAGGAACGCTCCTACGGAAAAATGGCTGGCTAACCTTAAGAAGTGAGTATTATATCCTCTCATTTTACAAAAACATTCGTATGCTTCTGAGCAATGTTCGTCCAGTGTTCTATTGTGATGTGGATTTTTTTGATCGAACTGATACATCCAACTAAATAAATCTGAGACAGTAAAGGCTCTATAAAGGTCGTCGAAATCATCACGCGTTGCTATAGCAACATAATCCCACCCTTCCTCATAGAATGGAATCTGGAATTTAGATAATTGTTTATACAGAACCCTTTCTGGAACTGGATGTTCTCTATCTTTATTATCTTCCACGCAATAACTAAATGGTTTTGACATGATATAACATTCTTTATGTACATCTAAGCCATTTACACGATTTAGAATTGCTCGACGAGACTTCATTGTAATATTAGTTGCATCTGCAATAACATCTTTTTTATTCTCAAGGTTTCTTCGAATTCTTTCGTGGAAAATTCTAAATACTTCTCCATTCTTAGATTGGTCTTCTACGCTTCCGCATATCTCTTCTCTTATTGCGTCAGATGAAATTACGATCGTATTTGTCGGATTTTCCTTTTCAAGTTCTTTTGCATAGCTAGACTTCCCGCTCGCAGAAAGCCCAACCATCACAATTAAACGAGGTATTCTTTTATGCACTTATATTTTCCTCCATAACTTCTTCAGCTTCTTCCATATCTGGAACGTCGGATGTATCTTTGATGATTCCTTCGCAAACCTTAAATTCAAAGCACTTATCTTTAAAGGCTGTAAAGCTTTCTCTATTATCGATTCTAACAACTACGCCCTCTGCAATATGGGTTTTACCAATTTCATCCGCTGGCATTCCAGTAATGTATTTATCTACTCTTTCTTTTAAGTCTTCCTGCGTTGTGAACATAAACTTCTCAAGTTCTGGAACATGATTGACTCCAAGTTTCTCGCACCAAATCTTAACTGTTTCCCACGGAAGTTCAATTACTGTTCCATCTGGTGAAGTCATCGTCATTCTATAAACATACATTTCTGATTCTCCCGGCTCGCATCCGTAAGCAAAAACGGTTGAATCGCCAAATTTTCTTGAAAACTCTTTATCTTTGACTTTCTTGTTTGAAACAGATGGCATAATTGGAGTTGATTCGTTTACCCATCCAACAATCTCATAAAAGATTTCCATTCCTTCTGGGATTCGATTTTTAAGCAGCTCATGATATTTTCTTCTAAATGAGTTATCGGAGTAATATCCATCATTTCTGGTTACGTCTTCTAAAATCACTCTCCTGCTTCCAGATACAATCGCAATATTTTTCTCTTTCTTAGGTTTCATTCGGAGTAATGTTCTAACAAGACTATTCTTATCTTCGACTTTTACGGTCTTAGCTGTTCGAGCGGAAGTTCCATGCATTTTACGAGTGATGTAAATCGTGTCGCCCGGCTTAAAAGCATTCATATTGTAAGCTAACTGCGCGGTATCTTTATGCTCCTTAAAGAACGGATAAACTACAGCCAATTTCTTCTTATTCTTTCTTTTACTATTTTTGCTTCCTGAATGGTTAGAACTATTTCTCTCATTTTTTCTAGGAATATATTTACGACAAATTTCATGACCGCCTAAGACGGTAATCTGATCTCCATCCTTTAATTTCTCGATATCTGTATATTTAGCCAGCGTTTCGATTGGAAGAACGAGACCTTCTGACTTCTCTCCCCTTAATTTGATTGCAGTAACATTTCTTTTGTTCTCATCCATGTAGCCGCCAACATTATTTCCATTTTCGTCTTTAATTCTTACAAGGTTATTTTCTTCCGCATATTCAGCGGATAACTGCCCGTCTGTCGGGAAAAATACTACTCTCTGCCCCTCTTTATAACTCAAATCAACAATTACATTCTGCCCAAATACCTCAACACACTGTAATCTGTCTGCGTTGCTATGTTTTCTAATTTTTCTGATAGTAGTAATATAAGCACAGTACATAAAATTCCTCCGTATAGAAAATCTGATTATCGACTATTATGTTTCACTTCTAAAATTTCACCGCTAAAACAATCGTAAAAGCACTGAAAATTCCCGTTTTTACTCGCAGGAACAGCAAATACGACACTCTCAAAACAGCCATATTCTTTTCGCAACAACAGCTTATGAAATATTTTTGCAACTTCCTCTCCGCTTTGTCCGAAAACTCCACATCCGAAAGCACCAAGAACCAGAATATCTACTTTATGCCTTTTTGCTATATCTAAGATAAAATCGATTCTTGGTTCTAAAACTCTTGAATTTTCTTCATCAGAAACATTACAATATTTTTGAGCAGCTCTTTTATTGGGAGCGGCACAAGTAATTACGTCGCAATAACAAAGTCTTCCTTCTCTCTCAAAGATAACATCTGGAGAATAAAGGGCTCTGTTGTGATATAGGGCACGATTTTTATTCTTTCTATTTGCTTCATAATATGACTCATTTTCTTTTAGCACATTATATAAAAACGATTCATGGCAAAGACATTCTTCTTGCGCTCGACTGCCTTTAATAAACATTCCGCCGGCATTTTTGTATGAAGCAAAATTTAAAGCCGCAATTCTTTTATCTTTTGAAGCGAACTCTAAAATTGCTTCAACCGTATCTATATCGCCGACATAAATTTGAACCTCTACCATAGTGTTCTCTGGCTCTTCTTTTTCTGTATTTAAGAGATCTATAGAATTACAGATTTCTGTGTTCTCAATAGAATACTTTATTTCTTTCGAGTATTTTTCTTCCATCTCTTTCGTATGAGCCTTCGCAATTTCTGCTCTTTTTTCTTTGTCTGTCCAATAATCTTTTATATCCTGCATTTAAACTCCTTTTGAGCAAGAAAGCTGACCGACAAAAGCCAGCCAGCTCAAATTTATTTTCTTTTGCATTTTCCTGCAATAAATCCAGCCAGAAAACAGATAACCAGAAAAATCAGGAACGCATTAATTTTTAACAGAATCATTATCTTTCGATAATCTTAAATGATACATCAGTACGGCGATTCATTGCTCTATGTATTTCTGTATCATTCTTTACAACTGGATGCTTAGAACCATTTCCAATTACAACAATTCTATCGGCAGAAACACCATTAACAGTAAAATATTTCTTAACTGTTTCTGCTCTCTGAAGTGATAGCTTCTTATTGTAAGTATCTTTTGGATCGGAGTTTGGATTTGGGTCTGTATTTCCTGCAATTTCGATAATTGCTCCATCCAGTACCTTTGCCATCTTAATGAATTTATCTAATTCTTTTGCGGCTTTTGCAGAGTCAGAGAATTTTGCAGTATTTTTGATAAATGTAACTGATGCCGAACCGGAAAGTAAAGCTTCTGTATTTTCTACGTCATCCTTATTGTCGTTTGTCACTTTCATAGTATCTGTGTTTGATACTTCTGTTGAATCGAAGTTATCTGCAATATTCTTGACATATGTATCGTCAAATAAGGTATCAACTAAACCTGTATTTACAGATTCTCCGATTGACATCCAAACTTTGCACATGTCTGAATAAATTGTCTTTGCAGTTCCATTCAGTAAATCCACATTATCTTTCCATGTTGTTAACTTAGCAGATGAGCAATTTGACTTGATATCCTCATCTGATGCAGTGTTAAACATTGGCATTACGTTTCTGACTGTATCAAATTCTTTGTTGTACATATCTGCTGCTTCAAGCGAACCCTGAATGAACTTTTCTACAACGTCTGAGTGATTCTTTGCAAAATCTTCATCGAAAAGAATTCCGTCCATGACAAGATTTGTTGAACTTGCCGTACTAAAGAGAATATGTGCATCTGTCATGTTCTTTGCCTGAGTTAAGTACGGTTCCCATGTTGCAGCCACATCAACCTGTCCAGCAAAAAATGCTTTAGCCGCATCGTCGGCAGTAGAGAACAATACAAGATTACTAATAATATCCTTTTTCTCTTTATCGGATAAATCAGACTGATTTACAAACCAGCAAACTAACGTCTGTGCTTCTGAGAATTCAGGAACTCCAATTTTTGCCCCAACTAAATCCTTCACAGTTTTAATTGAAGATTTTGCGATAATGCCGTCTCCGCCATTAGAGTAATTAGTAATATATGGCATTACAACATTCTTATTTGCCTCTTTAAATTTTTTAGATAAGAAAGCAGTTCTATTAATTGTGTAGCCGGCGGCGTTTAAATCTCCTTTAATGAGCGCATTACTTGACTGAGTTGCGTCGTTAATGACTTTAAGATTTACATTAATTCCTAATTTACCGTAAATGGAATCTGGCTGAGTCGTTAAGCCTCCATTTGCGTCAATAATAGATTTCCACATTTATATTGGCCGAGTTCGTTACGCTCGACTGTCATTTTTCGTATAGGATATTTTAATGAATCGTTATGCCAGCACTCTCCTTTGTTGATTCTATATATTTGAGAAAGTGTTTTATTAAATTTTTCTGCAATCTCTTTAATAGGAATATTTTCTTGCTCTAACATTTCTACTATTCTTTCGATATCTCTACCCGGAATTCCAATTTCTCTTATAGGATATATTTCTGAATCCAACCTATACGTGTTTCCTTTATTTATATTCAAAACAATATATGGTTTTATATTGAACATATCAGCTATTCCTTCTATGGAATTATTCGCATCTTTCAATAATGAAATTATTTCTTTTACTTCTTCATTATTTAATATTTTTAGTTTGCGTTTTCTTATAGGATATTGAAGCGAACCTATTCTCCAAGAAATTCCGGCATTGATATTTCTTATAGTTTTTACTGTAGTCCTGTATTTTTTTGCAATACATTCAATAGAATTATTTCCTTTTAAATCAGAGATTATTTGATATACATCGCTCTGAGACAATTTGCTCTGAGGGTTGTTTTCTCCAGAACTATCCTGTCCTCCAGCAGTTATATTATATCCATACTCTTTTCTATTGCTTTTATATAATTTTATGTATTCTTTCTCTTTTTCGTTATAATTGACTCCATAATATAAAACAGAAACTTCGAAATTCTCCCATCCATATTTCTTAATGGCGTTATGAATTGGATGATTATTTCTTTCGTCGTGCTTATGCTCTTGCATTCTTCTGTCTAAATTATTTGTTTGTCCTACATAAATCTTTTTATTTATTTTATTTTCAATTTTATAAACATATTTTTCCATACCAAAATCAATATTCATAAAATCCTATACTAAAATGACACTGCATTTTTCAATGCAGATTAGACTATATCACTACCATATATAATACGGCACTCCTCAACAGGCTTTAACGATTTTAAAAGCTCTTAGTCGTTGAACCTTCTCCTATTCGGAGCTTGGCGGCTGATTCCCCATTCTCTCAACACTTAGGACATATCTGCATTTCAACAAATATGCTTTTATTTCACCATATGTCATCTGTTCGATTCTTTCTACTTTCGTCGCATTCGCACTTGCCTTTATTTCATGGCTATGCTGTAGCTCGAACAGCTTTAGGGTGAGCATGGATATGCTCTTTTATTCCAGCAATTCAAAGGAGTTCAAACACATTGTTTCCAATATGTAGGGGCTAGAATCTAACCAATCCATTCGTCTAAAGAAAGATTAATTGTTCCATCATCTGATGACTTTGTTTTACTACTCTTAAATAGAGTAATTTTGTTTTTGGACTTCTGATTGTCGGAGAATGATTTTGTCTTAATAAAACCACTTCTCACTCCTCCAAAAATCGCGCCTCCAATTAATGCCATAACCAGAACCACAATTAAAATCTTTGATGCCTTAGTAAGTCTAAATCTTTTTGTACTCATACTTTTCTCCTCTTATTTATTGTATTTTTTCTTTAAGCTCTCTAAATAATCGTTACCGCTAGTCTTTCTTGCTTCCACCTCCGCTTTCGTCAATCTCGTAGACAACTTATTGTTGTGAACCACTTTAGCTCCTTCAACAACTGCATCTAAGTCCTTATTTTTATCTCTAACAGAGTCGAGAAGTTTGTCTGTTGCCGTTACATTTTTCAGCTCATCCATATCGTCATAAACTTCTTTTAACTGTTTCTTAACTTTCATATTCTCTACAACTTCTTTACTCTCTCTTCTCAATTTGCGGAGATTTTTTTCGCACATTTCCTGCGCCTCTTTTGCTGTATTTGCCGCATCCTCATAAGCTTTCACTAATTCAGCATGTCTTTTTATATCGGCAATAACCTCTTCTCTTTCTTCCGCCTTTAACTGAGCTAAATCAATTTTTCCAGATTTTACAAGAGATTCACATTCTATTTCTGTTTTATGTAATTTTGCTTTAAGATTCTCAGTTTCTTTTTTCGCATTACTCAGTTTTCCTGCGGCAATGCGATACGCATTATCTGCTTTACTGTAGGCATCCTGCGCCTGATTGATTTTTTCACCGTAAATCGCCTCTGCGCCCTCCGGTGTTGTTGCCATATCTTTAATAAATAATCTTGTAAATCCTGAAAATAATGTCCTCGCCTCTGGGAACAGGATAAAGATTAAAACAACAATGAAAACTGCAACAATAAAAATAAGTTTACTTAATTCCATTACTCGTTCTCTCCTTTGATAAATTTAATAAGGTCAACAATTCTTTTATTTTCTGCTTCGATAGTTTCCTGCGAAGATTTTAATTCGAGCTGCTGCGCCGAAATTTCTTTTTCTAAGCGCTCGATTTCTTTTTTATGATTCTCGATTTCCTCTTCCTTTTCTCTAATGGACTTGTCTGCTTCTTCTGAAATTTTAATCAGAATACTATTGAGTATTTCTGTTCTCTTCACTCCGTCAAGCTCTACGTCCGACTCGTTAAGCCCAAATACTTCAAGCGTTGCAAGTACGGAATTTCGTTTTGTTTCAGTAACCATCTCTTTAGGAAGCGAATTGATGAGCTCCTCGATTTTAAAGATAGATTTTGTTTTATCCGCCAGTTCATTTTGGGAATAAATGTCTTCGATTAAGGTGTCTGTACGAACTGCATCAAGTTCTGCTCCTTCAACGTCCACATCTTCGATAACCTCTCCAAAATCATAATCTTCCTGCTGTGGAACCTCTTCCACGAAAAATCCTTTTAAAAATCCCATCCGTTTTTCTCCTTTAAAATTCTATAATTACATCACACATTTTTTTAGCTTCTTCCTTGCTATGTGTTACCATAATTATCGTGTTGTTACTTCTCTGGTGCTGCTCTACGATTAGATTCTGCATTTTATTTCTCGTGCAAGAATCAAGCGCTGATAACGGCTCATCCATAAGTACTACATCTGGATTTGCAAACAAAGTTCTTGCTAGAGCTAATCTCTGCCTCATTCCGCCGGAAAGCTGCTTGGGATATTTCCCCATGCTTTCACTTAGCCCGACCAGAGACAAAAGCTCTTTTGCTTCCGCTACATCCTTTTCTTCTAATTTCCCCCTTATTTTTTTTGCGATTAGAACATTGTCTAAGCACTTCAGCCAGTCAAATGAGGTATAATTCTGATGCATCATGTAAATATTGTTTTTACTCGCTTTAGTTACAATATTCCCATCCACGAGAACCTGACCATCTATCGGTTTAATTAATCCTGCGACCGTTCTTAGTAAAGTAGTTTTACCGCAACCAGATTCTCCTAATACCCCATATATTTTTGCATCAAACTTATAATTGAAATCTTTGAGCAATGGTTTGTCTCTACTATAACCAGTAGATAACTTATTTAATTCAATCATTGACATACCTCCATTTAAAGACATGCTTCACCAGCTTTTTAGCCGAAAAATCGAATAAGACACTAATTACCATGATTACTATAATCGCCATAAAAACTAAGTCTGTTCTTCCTCTTGAAGACGACTGCTGGATGATGTATCCCAATCCATATTTAGCGTTGATGGTTTCTGTCACTGCAATATAAGTAAATCCTATACCGTACATCATTATGAAGCTATTTAAAACACTTGGAAGAGATGCTGGAATCTGTATTCTGAATATAGTTTGCAATTTATTCATTCCCATCGTTAATCCTGTTTCAATTAAGTCCTGACTTACTTCTTCCAAACATAGGACAACCGATGGCATCATATATACGAATGTGGCAATAAACAAAAATACAATTTTCATTAATTCATCTATTCCGAACCACATGATTAATAAAGGATAAAATGCTGTAACTGGGATATACCTCATAACACTGATGACCGGATTTAAAATGTCTTTTGCGAGATTTGAGTTATATATAAGAAGTGCTATCGGAAATGAAATAGCACCAGAAAGAATTGTTGCAACGGTAATTCTTAGAAAAGAATATTCTATTGCCTTAAATAATTGTCCGTTTTGAAGCATCAAAATTAAATTTCTCAAAACGCTTCTTGGAGATGGCACAAACAGCGGATTGGTATGTTGTGCCGCAATACCCCAAACTATAAGTATTGAAATGAATAGCAATAACCTTTTAAGTACTACTTTTATTCCGCATCACTCCTTTCTCTTTTTAACTGTTTTTACAATATGAGTATGCCCCAAGTTAAAAATATTTGAATTAAATGAATAATTTGGTCTTCAACTAAATTTATCGTTTCTTTATTTGCCTTCTCATTATCCACGTACATATGTATTACAGTATTAAGAAAAGCTAATATCCAGAAATAAATATGTCGCTCGCTAATCAGTGCTGGAATCATTATTAAACATGTCCAGCAAAAGCTATGCATAAATAACGCCATAATATAATCGTATTGATACATTTTCTTAGGAGCGTTTTCTTTCCAGTATTTTCTCTGCTTGGCAGAAGCAAGCCACCCCTGCAGGTTATAATCAGCTAAAATATGCCCCAGAATCATGGCTACCAATATTAATATCTTATTATTCATTTTCTATAATCTCCTTTATTTTTCATTTTATCTCTATCTCGTATTATTCTTGATTCGTGAAAATAAATAAATTCATTTGATAATCCTCGATATCAATTACTTGGATTTCCATATCAGAAAATTTAGAATCTTGAGCGTGAGAATCTGGGTTATAAGGATAATCATATCCTGACCTTGTTAAATGCCTTAAAACCCTTCTTTCTGTTGTATTTCTACTGCATCTCTCTTCAAATGCAAATTGTCCGGTATCTAGGTTTATCAAAGTACAATACTCTGAAGTTCTATCTCCTTTGTATTTATTTTTCCCATCTCGAAATGAAACAACCAAATAAGCTCCCACTTCTTCTCCGTTCTCTTTTTGAATTACAATCGCACCATTATTAAGTTTGATTTTTCTATCTAAATTCAAATTATCTTTTTGTCTATAAATCACAATGTTTTTCACAGATTTTCTCCTTATTCGTCGTTATTTTCGCATTTTTCTAAATATACGATATAGTCGGCATTAAAACGATGACTTCTTGAAGTTTTTCTCACATTCCATTCGTATGGGCTGATTCCTTTATTCATTATTGTTTTAAGAATACTCATTTTCTTATAGTACTTTTCAATTTCATTCTTCTTTTTATCTCTTTGAGAATCAAAAAACAGTTTTGAATATTCATCCTCACATTTACAGCTCAATTCTAAGTTTGTTATATACTCTCCAATCACAACATTGACATTATGAATACTTTTTCTTAAAATTTCTTCTCTTGCAAGTTCCATTGGATATATTATCTTTATACGCAAGGAGTCTACACATGGCCCAACCACATCCTCTTCTACCAATTCTTCATTAATTCTAATTAACATATCCTATTTCCTGCTTTCCATAATCTGGTCTAATGTTTTCGGAGTATAATCCATATATTCAAGCATACATCCCACATTATAAGAATTCATCGGAACGCCTATACATGAAGAGACGTTCATAGCCATCATTTGGAATAAAGCTTCTTCTTTAGTAATGTGAACATGTCCGTACAAATGAATCGCTCCTTTATGCTGATTCTGATAAAAAAGAATTGGATAATGACTCAATACAACTTTCCTGCCATCATCGCTAATCATTTTATAGTCGTAAATTCCCTGAAAATATCTTTTGCAAGAACCGTCTTTACTCCATCTATCGTGATTTCCTTTTATCAGAAACTTTATTCCATTAAGATTGCGAAGAATCTCTTCCGTATCGTGACCATCCAACCAGCTAAAATCGCCAAGAATATATACTTTATCACTCTGCTTTACTGTTTTATTCCAATTTTCAATAATTAAATTATCATGCTCTTCAATACTGCCAAAGTGTCTGCCGCCGCTCTGTTCATCGAGCTTTATAATGTTTTTGTGGCCCAAATGGGTATCGCTTATATAATAATTCATGCCTTTTCCCCTTTTCTGTTCTCACTAAAATAGTTTGACTATCTGTTCAAATAAACAAATATCTCTTTCTGTCACTTTTAAGTTGTCATGATAATGGCCGAAAATCCAGCAGCTAAATGATGTCTTTTTTCTTATATCATCGAAATAATCTGTCAGTTTGTCTGCTTCAAAGAATCCGTCCGAAATTTTATCCTGCATAGAAGTCGATGTACAATGAGTAATAATAAAGTCTACGATATTATCATTTTCTTCCAGATTATGAATCCCTTCTTCCATTTCCCCATCGTTTGGCAATTCACGGCTCCACCAGCTTAAATGATTAACTCGAAACATTTTATACGGGTCGGATATCCACTTTTTAATCCTCGAATCTCCTATCTCCAGAATCCCATCCTGAATGTCGTGACTTCTTGCACCTCCAAAAGTAAATATCTTTTTACCATTGATATTATAAATCTGACCTCTCATGAGATGAATCACATGTGGACGGATAAACTGCACCTTGCCGCCATTCCACATTTTCACTGGAACATTATCTAAAATGTCGTAATTACTATGATTGCCTTCGACGAATAAAGTCGTAAAATTACGCTCTTCCAGCCAATCTAATTTATAATTCTCTTCTCTCGAATTATCCCAAATGCCGAAATCTCCAGCAATGCAAACATAATCATCTCTGGTCAAGACTTTCTGTTCGGGGAAAGATTCCTTTCTCAATCTACTAATCCAATCTCCGTGAGTGTCTCCTGTTATCCAAAACATATAATTCATCTCCTCTCCATATTTATATCTTCTGAATTCTTGTAATACTTTTTGCCGATTCTGCATCTACTGTAATATCCACAAAATCATCTACTCTATAAATGTCTAGGTTTAGCCTATGAACATGCTTATCAAAATATTTCCTAACAATGTTTTCTGCTTCTTCCTTGTTTGACACGTTTACTACTGGGATAGCAATTTTTGCCGATACTAAATAACTTTTCATAATCTACCTCATATAATTTTTCAGATAATATTCAAAATATTTCTTTATAAAAAGTGGAGAATATTTATTGTCTGGCATAAAAAATATTGGAATATGATATTTGAACCAAAATGTATGAATTGATGCAAGGAATGATTTTTTATTATAATCTCCTCTATAGTTCCCATCGACAATATCGGAATAATTTGCATTTTCTACAAGTAAAACCTTTTCATATGGGGAAAGAGCAAATTCTTTTTCAATCCGATCTCTTCCTTTTGTTAAATTTGTAGAAAGCTCTTCTAAACTGGCCTTTCTTTCAATGACTACTTTTCCCTCGAAAGATATGTCTCGAGGGATTCCTAAATCTAAATTTTTTGTCAATATAAAACTATAATCCCCATATTTTAACGCTTTTACTTTATACTTGATTCCAGCTTTATCGAAGCTGTTGGTTATATGGTCGATTTTCTTTTCCCGTGTATCTATCAAAATAACCATAGATTCAAGCAATAATTCTTTTTCTTTGTCTGTGTATTTATACAGGTCTAAAATATTAAGCTGCCTCCTTTGCTGCTCTGTGTATAATACTATAATCTTTAATCCACCAGTCATAAGTATCTGGAATATCTTCCCATCCACTATCTGTTTTGCGCCGTCTTGGTTCTTTTTTACAATCTTTAATGTAGAGGATATCACCGTCTTTAACTTCTAAATCTTGAAAACTGGTCTTACATCTCTTGTCTCTGAAATTCTTTTTCTTATGAATCTTCATTTCTGAAACTTTTCCATTCTTGATGCAATAAGCTTCAAATTTGGGCGAATATTTCATATCTAAATTCATAACACAAACCGTTCTATATCCATCGTTTAACGATTCATCGGTATAATCTATGTATCCAAGAACTTCATATTGGAACTGAGCAATAAATTCAGAAGGAAATTCTTCTTTCGAAACATTAGAACATAGCGCCTTTATTAATCCAAGAACATTAAAAACCATCCATCTTTTTGCGCTTTTATTTCCTTTTGGCGTTACGTCAGTCGCATACCTTCTAAGATTTATTTTGTCTAAACCTAACTGTGGAACATCTGCTTTCGAAATTGTCTTTCTGTCTATCCACTTATCATAGATGTCTAAACATTGAAGAATGTATTTGATGGAACCATACTGCTTAAAGTAATTGATTTTTACTAATTTTCTAAATACTGATGAATTTATCTTTGTTCCTTTTATTGCCGCATAAATATCAATGATGTCTTTTCTCGAAGATTGAGAAATTTCCATCATAGATTCTACGGCTTTATCTCCGATACTTTTAACGCTGGATAAATTAGGATATATAATTTTTTCTTTATCATCCACCGTAAACTTTGTGTTATCTTTGCCGTATTCGTAGGTTCCCATTTTATAACCAAAAACTGTCATAGCTTCACGGGTTAACTCGGCAACTTTATTTTTATCTCCTTTTCCCTGATAGTGATTAAGCGTTACCTCATAAAATACCGAAGTATGATTCGCTTTCATCCATGCTTCATAAAGACTATCATTCGCCATTGCTAAAGCATGAGGGGCATTAAAACTATATCTCGCCGAATCCTTAATTACCTTATATACGGGCTCAAAGTTATCAAGATTACCAATATTTTTAAGCCAATGCTCTCGAAGAGTATCCTCTACATGTTGCAAAGCCTCTCCTTTCAGTTTCTTTTTGCTGATTTTCTTTATCGTGTCATAACTGTCTTTCATTTCGATTCCAAGCCACGAAAAAATCTTCATTACCGCTTCCTGATAAAGCATGTAATGGAAACAATCTTCCAGTAATTCGTCGATCGCCGGTTCTCCATTTGTGTATTCCACCCTATCAAGAAAACCATTAATTAAGGACTTAAATCCCGGCCTAATTCCTGCAATAAATGCTGCCAATTCCTTTATATTTTTCGGCTTAAACTTCATGACTTTTTTAGTTGTAGACGCTTTCTCGCACTGATTTAAGCAACAGGTTGCTCCAATTTCGTACATCCTCCAGGTCTTTTCGTCCTCAGTTACCATTTTTCTCAATTCTGTAACCGAAGGAACTTCGCGCCCAATCGCTGCATAAAGCTTATGTATAATACCTACAACATCTACGATTAAGAAATCGTCTTTTACATATCCGTATTTATCAAGTAAGCTTCCCTCAATATTTGCAACAATTGTTGTTTTCCCTGTGCTTTCAGAATGACAACGAATGAGACCTATCTCATATCGAATATCCCCATAGCCCGGAACATCTTCTTCACCCTCAACACCATTGAACAGAGCAAAACCGCAAGCATGAACCTTCGCCTGTTCGATGATCTCCTGATATGATTTACTCTCATTAAACAGTTTCAAATGGTGCTTGTCTGTAATGTAGTCTTCGATTTCTATGAGATCTCTATCTTCTTCCTCTGCGTTTTTGAGAGCTTCATTGTACCTGTCAATACTTTTTGTGATTTCATTTGCAACTGAAGGCTCAATTCCGTTTACTCCGGCATAGAGTTTGAACCCGTTTTTCTCCTTCAATCTACCGACGGCAAGCAACGGATAACAACCATGTTCTCCGCATAATTCTTTTCCCGCCAAAACAAATGGTTCTTGTGATTGGCAATTAATATCAATATCTGGCATTTGATGGGAATTTAGGATTCTATCCTTTGTTACAAACCTCTCTGGATAAATAGGAACTTCTGATTCAAATCTATCCATAGTCGTAAACCCAAGTAACTTACTCGAATAATAAGAACTTGCACTTCCTCTTGAGGTTGTAGTTATGTGTCCTCCGTACTTATTAACCGCCAAATCAATAAGTTCGTAGTTGTCTAAGAAATAATCAGCCGTTCCGCTTCCGTCTATCTCAGAATACTCATAAAGCATTCCTTCTTTTCTGTCTTCCGTTCTGTGTTCGAAGTCTTCTTCATTATATTTCTTGTTCAGCAAATCAAACAGAATTTTTGACCTTTCTTCATATGACTTCCCTTTATATTTTTCAAGAATTGGTATCTTAAATTTGGTATTGTATTCTAATTCCTCACAGCCTTCATTGAATACATGCGTATTCATCATTGCATATATAATTTCTTCTGGAGGAATAACCCCCTGTTCTGTCATTCTTTCAAAAATTTCTGTTCCAGTCGGGAAATCCATATACCAGCCGTCTTCCTCGGGATATCGAATTCCTTTTCTCTTTAAAAGGTTATCTCTTTTAATCCTATCTTCTTCACTGATATAGTGAGTATCCAAACCAATAATTGTTTTAATTCCGGCTGACTGAGAAAGCTCGTAGATAATACTGTTGATTTTCTTCTGTTCGTCTGTATTGTTTGCCTGATACTCGAGAAAAAAGCTGCTTCCAAAATGTTTCGCAACTCTATACCAAATTTCGGTTGCATCCTCATATTTCCACCCAGCAATGCAGGCAGATGTAATATAAACGTCATCTTCGTCTAGCTCAAAAAGCATATTTAAGTCGATTCGCGGCTTATAATAAAATCCTTCCTGATGCGCCACCGAAATCATGTAGTTTAGCTTTCTCATTGCTTTGTAATTCCTTGCAACAATCACCATATGGCAATTCATATTGTCTTTTTTTTCTCTTGTTTTTTTGTTTCCTTTTTTATCTATGTACTCTTCTGTGGTAACACTATTTATATCTTTTACCCAATATGCTTCAACTGAGTATCTAAATTTGACACCCATTTGAATACATAAATCATACGCTGCAAGCCATTCTCCTTGATAGCCATGCTCTCCCGAAAAATAGTTCCTGCAACCCATTTTTTTTGAGTATTCTATAAATTCTTCCATGCTTGTTGCAGAATCAATCTGCACTAAATCAGACCATGTAGTATGCTTATGATAGTTTTCCATTAGCATATTCATGTTTTCAGTCCATTCTTTTAAATCATACGGAAATTCAAAATCAAGCCGTTCTTTTGCTTTAACTGCATAATCTAAAACTGTCATTTCTCTCCTTAGATGTTTTTGGTGCAAAAAATGAGCTTATTATCGTTACTTTTCGACTAAGCTCTCCTTTCTATATTTTGATTCGTCTCGCATATAGCTGATTCCATATTTCTTCTCCGTCATCAACCGGAGACATTTTGCTTTCGCTCAATATTTTCCGAGAATCTATTACCGCAAAAACATTTGCAAAGCGTCTTAAAATTTGCATCTTGTTTTTTATTTCGTACAACCCCACATCATTGTCGTAAGCTATTACTACATTTTTAATCCCCATCGACAAGATGATTTTTATTTGTTCTATAGTTAAAACGCTAGTCTCCGAAGAAACAGCATTAAGCTGCTTTTCCCAAGACCATAGTTTCAAAACACTCTTTAATCCTTCAAAAATAATGATTTCATTTTTCTCCTTTATATAAGGAAGACTTTCTTTCATCCCGGCGAAAAAATCCGTTGTCCCTATTTTCGTATAATTCATATACTTTTGAATATTCAGACTTTTATAATTCGGAAATCTTGTTCGCCCCTTAAACCCAATCAAGTTAAACTCCTTATCTCTGACAGGATAAACTATTCTATTTGAATGCGTATCCACTCTGATTTGAAATTGTTTCATAACATCAGCAGAAATCCCCTCGTCTACCCACTCCTGCGGAACTTCATCACTATATCTTTCGATTCTTGATTCCGGCAAAATCTCTCGTTTTACAACTCCAACCCTTTTCTCTTCTTGCATTCGTTTTAGAGATTTATAATATCTAAGAGACTCACATACTTTCATCTCCGAAATATCTTTTCCCGAGAGTTGACATAGCTTTTCCGCCGCTTCTTTAAAAGATAGATGTTCCATTTTAATTAGCCAAGTAAGGAGATTTCCGCCTTGATGACATGATTGGCAATAAAAAGCATTTTTGCTCGGAGTGATAAATAAAGAAGGTGTTTTATCTACATGAAGAGGACAATGAGCCGCATAAGTATCGCGACCTCTTTTCGTAAAATCAACACTTTGACTTGCATATTCTAACAAATCTATTTGATTACACATCTCCTTAAGAGCTTCGCTGTCGTAATGCGTCTCAATCACCTACTTTCTTATGAAACAAATGGGAGTTTTTGCGGCTGTCTTGGCTGCCAAATCCTTGATGCACTTCCGTCGAATGACATAGAAATATATTCTCCTTCTCCTGTCTGTGGGCCATTCCTGTTTACTGGTATCCTAATTGCAAAGTTTCCATACTCTAACCCTCCATCTGACTGAATTTCTTCCGATGTCTTTTCTTGCCAAACCATAATAGTTGAAACATAACGAGCAATTTTGTCGCTGTCTGCAATTTCGTCTTGCCTATTAAGCTGCGCTCCTGCAATAACCGCTAAATCAAGTTCTCCTCCAATTGTATTTTTTAAGAATGTAGTCATAGCTCCGAGCTGATTGTAGATTTCAGAAGAACTTCCTTCGTCTTCTTTTATGTAGTCATATACGACTATTTCTAAGTTCATTTTGTATTTCAATACTTTACAAATGGAGTATATTTCATCCTTCGAAGCATTTGGAACATACATATGAACAAAAGGAGCTTGTTTTAAAAACGCTTTTGCTCTCGTTAATCTTTCAGCTCCGGCGTTATCAAATGTTCCATTCTTTATTGACTTTATAGTTAACCCTGTTAAATTGGACAATGCCCTTAGAAGAAAGGCTTTTGACGACATCTCAGTGTCGAGGTATAGGACTGGAACACCATGTCTCAATTGGAACATGACTTCATTTAAGAAATAAAAACTCTTTCCTTTTTTCATTCTTGCTGCCAATAAAACAAGTTCCTTTTTCTCGTAAGTAAAATACTCGCTTAAAGCCGGAAATTTTGAAGGAAAGCCACAAATTCCATCATCTGTCCGAGAATCTTCTATCTCTTCTAATAATTCATCCATCATATCGCCGAACATTTTTATTTCATTGCTAATGAGGTATTGTTCGGTAAGCTTGTTATTTTTATCGTTTATCGACTTATTTAAATCATTAAGCGTAATATCTGGATTGAAACACTGAGATTGAATTTCTACAGTGCTTTTATATGTGTCTCTTTTATAAGCACAAGTTATTACCGTGCCTACTAGAAATTTATATTCTTCTAAGCTATGCCGGGCGGCGTATTGAGCCATATTTATAAACTCTTGGATGTCTGTAAGATTATATGATTGAATTCTTTTCTTTACTGCCTGATTTGAATTCAGCATACTACTTATGTTTATTGCGTCAATATTTTCTATTCCGTTTCTATATAACTCCTGTATCGCCCAAAAAATACAGCCATTACACACATCGTAGAAATATTTGGGCTTAAGATAATCTGTGTGCAGGATAAAATCCGGATGATATACAAGAGTTGCAATCACTCCTGACTCTGCTTGCTGATCCGAAATCAACGATAAGTCTGCCAGAATACCACTCCTATCCTAAGATATCTGCAAAGCTTTTGCGTTTGCTTGGTTTATATGTAAACGAAGATTCCATTTCTTCATTGTCTTCAATTTTTTGCATATTTTTCTTCTGCTCAATTAAATATTCTCTATTTTTCTTTTCTGTATATCCTTTGATTACGTTTTTATTCTGAATCACATAATATAATCCTTGAGGGTAATTCAGCGTAATCTTATTGCTGATGTAGTAGTTTAGGCCAAATAACAATAAGCCGCTATCTACTCCGCGAGTAAACACAATGTTGTTTATTACTTTTCTTAGAACAGCGAAAACTACATTCGGGTTTACATGTTCAGAAAATAATTCTACAATTTTATTAATATCCTCTTTGGTTTTATAGCAGTCTTTGTGATAATACCTATTTCCATCTTTGACTGCTTCCGAAGCGGGGACATCTTTTGTTTCATGCTCGCAATGGTTATATCTACACTTATATATCTTTTCTTTCGCCATATTATAATCGGAGGGCACTACACCCTCCTAACCTCCTCAACAAATTTTTAGTTGAATGGTAATTCGTCATCATCTCCACTCGGAACCTGCATAAAATCAGCCTTAGATGTAGATTCTTTCTTTGTCTGACCTGAAGGCGTTGAATCAGGTGCAGAACCACCTTTGCTTTCCACGAATTCCGCATTATCTACAACCACATCTGTTGTATATACCTTCTTTCCTTCTGAGTTTGTATAGCTTCCTGTCTGGATTCTTCCGGTAATAGCAATCTTATCTCCTTTATGAAAATACTTCTGGATAAATTCTCCTGTTTTTGCAAATGAAACACAATTAATAAAATCAGTATCGTACTGCCCTTCTTTGTTTTTAAATCTTCTAGTTACAGCGATAGATAATCTAACTGCTCCGTTATTCGCTTCTGGGTCTCTAGTTAATCTTCCAATTTCTACAACAAGATTCATATGTATCCTCCAATTTATTCATATTTTTTATATTCGCAACAATTTCTATAATCGCAGATAAACGCACAGTGAAAGAAGTCTTTTGTCGGCTCAAAATTCTCTTCTTCTTCTATCTTTTTTATAGTCTCAGAAAACCATTTTATTGTGTCTTCATATTCTTCCATCTGAAATGAGATTGTTGCTAGTTTCTTTTCCTTAAAATGATTCCACGTTATTTTTTGCGGAAATTCTCCATACAATTGTTTTACTGCATGACAATATAAATACATTTGCCTTTTATATGACTCAAAACTTTTTTTGGACTTAGCCAAAACCCCAGTACCATCTTTCCTAAATGGATACGGTGCGCTTTTATGGTCAATCAGCCAGTATTCGCCAGTTTCTGTGTTTCTTAATAATAAATCAATGAACCCAAGAAAATTGTATCCTTGAATGGTTAATTCTGTTCTCAGTTCAACGCCAACAACTTCATAACCCTTTGCCCAGCCAAAATCTTCTGTCGCCAAATAATCCAGACATAAATCGTATATCTTGTCCATAATGGATTTCTTGACTTTATAAAATACGGATTCATCGTAATGTTCAATAAAATAATTAGGAGCATCATCAATGGAGAGAGTGCCTCCAAAAATCTTCGCAAGAATTTCATGCATAAAAGACCCTACTTCGGCATAATAATTTCCCTCCGCCAAATACTCTTCCGCCCCGTCTTCTCCAAGTACATATTTTATGTAATACATATATTTGCACTTATCAAAGCAATCTAGGCTACTAAATGAATGATGTTTTTTCAGCGAATCATTCGCCAAATACTATCTTCCTTCCGTTCTATTTTGTTCTAACCGCCATAAGCTGCGTTTTCAGTGTCTGTAAAATCTCTAAATCTTCAATCTTCGTATAGTCTCCTCGAATGTCTTCATCCGAAATTACAGGAAATGCCTTCTTTTCTGCTTCTTTGCAAAGCTCTCCAACTTTTGCTCTTCCTTTTTCTGTTGTGCATTTCTTTGCGACAATATCCTTGATTACAGACTTGATTTCGATTGTTTTTGCCGTATCTTCTGGGACATCTTCACCTTCGTATACATATAGACCTAAGCCGTGCATTGCGATCGCTTTTGTGAGACATCTTTTAATTGACTTGTTTGCGTCTGTTGCGGTAATTTGGTCTGCCGGAATAGCTTTATTACTGAAATTCATAATTGCAAGCATTTCTGTGATAGTCTGTCCATTAATTGTTACAGAAACTTCTACCCACCCACTCTTGCCGTCGTCCAGCCAAGGTCTCTCAATTCCATTCTCCATCTGCTGTTTCTTAATCTCGAATGAAGCTTCTGGATAAACCTTTTTCACTTCCGCCCAAGCAGATGCCCACGGAAGATATGAGAGCTTATTTTTCTCTTTTACTTTCCCGGAAACATCAATAGAATTTAAAACTTCAAAAATACTTTTTCCTTCTGACATACTTTCTCCTTTTTTATTTTGGGTTTATAAAAGCAGGGAGGTCAACCCCTGCAATTTAATGACTAACTTCTTTTATTTCTTTCGACTTCCTTTTCGAGCCTCTTTGCGAGCTTTTGCCAGTTCCAGCTCCTTATCTCTACGATTCTTGAGCTTTCTCATAACGCTGTCCCATTTCCCAATATCGATCGGGCGATTGTTCTTACATCTCCTGTTGTTCTCTTCTAAAATATATTTTTCTGTTCCCGTTTCAAATGGATTCGGCTTATAGGAATAAGCTTTTCCTTCTTTTCGGCGTTTTTCAAATTTCGCCATTCGTTTTTCGTGCTTTTCTCTCTTCTTCTCTTTATTCTTTAAGCGACGATTCTCCTGTTTGTATGTTTCGTAGTATTTCTTACGGTTTTTATTTGGTTTACTCATGAAAATCCTCCTGCAATAACTTATTCTATAATTTTTTTGATAGCTCTTATAAAAAGGCATATGAAATACCAGGGCATAAACCATCCGGCGAAAATAGCTACAAATAAAAGGAAAAATACCTTATCTCCTACATCACACCTATTTCCGGGAATAATTTGAGAAAATAAATCTTCAGTACACATAATGCCCCATATCGCTACAGATACTAATTCGCATATCAAAAGAAATAACCACATAAATTAATTGCCTCCGTTTGTAACCACTGCTCCAGCTCCCTGAGTCGTAATCCAACCATGCTCAAGTCTTGCTTCTGCCAGTTTCATTTCGATTAATTCTTTTGTGATACTCTTTGCGATTGTCTGATTAGATGCGGCTTCAGCTTCAGCTTTTGTCTTCTTAATTTCGGCGTTATTTTTTGCCTCCAGTAACTTAGTCTCATTTTCTACTTTTACAGTTTCCTGCTCAACCTGTGCCTGCTGTTTCTTCTGAAGTGCCTGCACACGATTTTCAACTGCCTGTTTAAGCTTCTTATCTAAATGAACGTCAATAATAGAGGCATCCAATACTTCGATTCCGTACTTGCTGCTAAAATCTTTGTTTAGATATTCTGTGATTTTGTGATTGATCTCGCTTCTGTTTCCGGAGTAAATATCCATCATGCTATAATTTGTAGTAACTTCGGAAATTTTTGATTTGATAACCGTTTTTACTCGATTATTTACGATGTCTTCTCCGCTCATGCCTTTAAATTTCTTATATGTATCAACAACATTTTCTTCAATAAATCTATAGCTCATCTGAAAACTTAATCCAATACTTGCATCATCAGATGTTGCAACTTTAAAGGAATCGTCTCCTTCAGAACCTTCTCTTTTATCTTTTGAAAGTACCAACTGCTCATTTCCAATAGTAAACTCTTTTACTTTATGCATCGGCGGAACAAAGTGCCATCCCTCACGATATATCTCATCCTTAACTCCACCATTTGCAGAGTAAATAACTCCGACTTTACCGGCATCGATAACTTTTATATGCGTTACCGCAAAAATTCCTCCAAAAATCGCAAATACTACTACTAAAACAAGTGCAATAATCTTTTTCATTCGCTTTTCTCCTTAAAATTCGTTACTTCTTTTTTAATTTTCATCTCCATTTCGGAGTTCATATCGTCCACCTTCATCTTATTAAATACTCTGTTGCCGATATAAACCAGCAATAGACCTATAAAAGCCGCGATAAAAACTCCTATAAGAAAAACTACAAACAAAACTGCTTTCCTCCTCTTCTTATATTTAACAGATTATCAAGTCCTTGAATATCATGTTTCATCCTCCGACTCGAAATCCTCCGTTGTATACAATCTCTGCTCGACGGAATAAGTTCCTTTGTCTTCTCCATCATCCGTAATGATAGTCATTGCAATCATTACTACGTCGTCTTCAAGCTGCAAATTAATTTTTCTTGCCATAAGCCCTCCTTACGCTGCATCCTCAAGTTTCTCTTCTTTGTATGTCATATAGTTATTTAAACTATTGAACATCATATTATAATCTTCTGTATTTACCCCTGAAAATTTTACGTTTGTGCCGTAATTTTCAACGAGATTCTTAAACCATTCAATTGAAACGGCTTCATCCATTTCCAGTTCGTATGATTTAGCAACAATCTTCGTTAATGCCGGAATATTCTCTACATCAAATATTCTTGAGTTATTATCCACTTCGGCGCTCCAATCATTTAGTGCAGATGAATACAGTTCCATATCGGAGATATCTTCTTCTGAGTATTTATTACCGGAAATAAATTCCTGAATGGCTTTATCCGAAGAATCATTCAATCCTTTTACAAACATTAAGCTTCCAACAGCGGCTCTTATTTTATTCATGTCTCCGGAAATCGCATTTTCCATAAGATTTGTTGAGCAGAAATCCTCCACATAATCGTCAATTACGCTATTCGTCTCAAAAGATTCAACTCCTTCGGAAACTTCTATTCCTAAGAATTCATTCATCAATGATTCAATGTGTTCTAATTTCTTTCTAACTGCCGCTCTTCCTTTTGTTCCTGCGCTATAGTCAATGTCTTCTGTTGTGACTCCATCGACTTTTCTGTTATGTAACTCTTCTTTATACGCAACCAAAAATTCTACAAACTTCTCATCTTCGGTTTCTGTGCGACCAATCTCTGTCTTTGTAAACCGATCAAATAAAGTGAACCACACAAATGAATTCTTTGAATCAAATAAATCACTCACTTCGTCAGTCACAACATCATAAAGCCTGTCAATAACTTCCTCTAAAGCATCAAACTGTTTTACCTTTGCATTTTCCTTCAGGTAAGTACAATTCACATCGTTGCTCTTGTTCCACTTATCTAAAAAGTTGATTGACATAATGGACTCAATAATTGTCCTGTCTAATTTGCCGTTATAAAATTCGGACAGACTATAGTTTCCTTTTTCCTTGAAGAATGGTTTAACTGAAAGTGTTTTAACAATCTTGCTGAAATCTTCTCCGAGATATGTAATTCCTTTCTGTGCAACACTCATAGGTTTTGACTGATTATATCTTCTGATATCATACTCAATCTGTTCCTTTGTGCAGTTAAGATTGAGAGTTATCTGAAGGTTATAATTCTTAAATCTTTCCTGTAATTCTTCTGGTAACTGAGAAAACTTCTTATTTCTAATATCGAATTCACAATTAATCTTCTTCGGAATACCGTAACTATCGCAGACGATGTTTCCATTTTCATCTTTCTCATTTGCCTGATATTCAATCATGCTCCGTTCTACATTTCTACTTATTTTAAATCCATCATTTAAGTATGAATAAATAGCTCCAACAAGTCTCTGTTTCCCATCTAAGAGCCATTTATAAGCAACGCCGTTAATGTATTGTTCTGCCAGCAGTAATGGAGGGATGGCATTTCCCTGTAATAAATCTGATATTAAATTACTCTGCATAATTTTCGACCACTGACCTGACGCTCTCTGTAATGGATGATTGTCTAAAATACTCCGAGCATCTAACTGTAAACAGATTGAGATTACAGATAATGCAATCATTTTTGTTTTTTCGCTTGTGCTTGTTGCTGGGGTTGCTGATACTTTGGGATTCTTCATAGATGGTTCTCCTTTAATAACTACTTCTTTTTTTACTGTTTTATTTTTTGAACTGATTAAGCTTCTTGTCTTCTCAATAGATGTCATATCATTACAAAGCTCATAATACCTGCTTAATGTAATTCCGAGTTTTTGCGCTATCTCTTCAAACGTGTATCCTTCAGACTTTAATTTCGCAATTTCCATCTGCATTGGACTTAATTTGCTGAAATATTCTGCTACCGCTGGACTACTCCATTCTCCGCAACTATCTAAGAATTCATCTTCTGCTGATGCTCCTCCTTCGATAAGTTCATATGGATTAGATTCCTCGTCATCCTCAGTGTAATCCAGAGATTCAATGAGTTTGTCTCCTCCGTTTTTGATGGCATTTCTCCGCGTCTGTTCCTGCTTAATCTTGTTCGACAAACAAGTATACAGATATCCTTTAAAATCTCTTTTCCCGTCATAAGTATCCAGAATTTGTACGAATACTTCATTCGCAATTGAGTAGCAGTCATCTCGATCTGAGAAATTGGAAAATCTATTCCGCTCAATAATCTTATCGACCATCTTTCTGATTTTCGCAGCATCGTTCCCATAATACTCTTCAATGATTTTTTCTTTATTCACTTTTACCTCTCTTTCGGACACTAACACTTTCAAGTGTCGCAGTACCCCGGCAAGGTTTTCCATATAACGGACGCATTTCACACCCGAAATATGGCTTAACCATGCGGTTTTAGGAAAGTCAACTAAGTAGTTTTTCAATGTTTTCAGGGTGCAAACAACTGTTCGTTACACGAAAACATTTTTTTATATTGCGACTTTTCCCTATTATTTAGTTACTTTTTGGAAAATAATTAAGAAATTTTTATTTGACCTAAAAAGAATTGTGTAGTAAGATAAAGAAACGTAGGGGTATGCTCCAACATATCCTTACAATCTTTGTTCTTTTTTGGACAAAGCATTTGCGTTTCCGCCCCGAGGTGCTCCAACACCATTTAAGGGGCGGTTTTTTATTTTCCTTGTCATAATATACCATGTATTATGTTAAAGTGTCAAGTATTTTTTCGAACCTCTGTTCGTTTTTTCACTTCCATCTTTTTCCAGCTTAATTTGAAATTTCTTCATCCGTGTATAATCTGCCATATTGCTCTTTATAAGGCGTGTCTCGATATTTGAGCCAAAATGTATCACATTTACTCCCATATTCACAGTCTAAACATGGATTTTCTGGATATATCTCTCTTATTCTATCCCAGCGTTCATTACATAAATCTATTAATTCTTTATTTGTCATGCTTATGTTTCCCTTTTTTCTTTTTCATTGAAGAGAATTTTGTTGACACTTTCTTTTTAACGCAATCTTTCAAGAGATTATCCACTTCGATTTTCCCGCCGACTTTGAGTTGATATGAAATTATTGCAGAAATCTTATCGAACAAGTCTTCCGGCAAGATATCCTGCTTAATTCGATTACAAACCAAGCAAGAACATTGCAAATTGTCTATTGCGTCGCTTCCTCCTTTTGATATCGGGACAATGTGATCTATCGTAAAAGAATCGAACGGAACAAATTCGCCACAAATTCCGCAATGCCCTTTTGTCTTATTGTAAACTTTATTTCTTTCTGCTACGCTAAATTGTTTTCGTAGAGGCTTCTTCTTTTTTTTACTTTCCTTAGTTCCTTTTGAGGGCTGTTCGAGTATTTCAAATCCTCTTGTCTTCACAGGAGCTTTTAGCCTTGTTCTCCTTGCTTCATCTGGCGTAAATTTTGTCGCCTTTTTTAATCCTACGTAATCTACCTTTCCCGTATCGCTCAACCGTATATATTGGTTTCCTTTTTGCATTACATATAGCATAACCCTTTCTCTCTTTCTTTAATTATTTCTTTACCTACTACTTCTAATTTTCGATCATTTTTTTATAAGAAAAGACCGGATATTCTCCGTCCTACTGTTTGAAGATATCTGCCATCATGTTCGATGCTTTCATTCTTTCTGTTCCGTCTTTGACGATATATTTTCTCGTCGTAGAAGAGCTTTTATGTCCAACGACATCGCGAACAAATTCTATGTCTTTTGTCTTCTCATAAAGTATTGTGCAAAATGCGGCTCTCAATTTATGCGGAGATAATGCCGCCCCGAGAGAATTCAGCGTGTACTTTTTCACCAAATCGGCAATTGAATTGGGATGTATGCGATTCTTTTTTTGCGAAATAAAAAGAGCATCCATTTGATTCTCCTCTCCTAGATACTCTTTCCTTTTTTCGATATAATTTCTTAAGATTGAGCTCAACATATCATTTAAATAATACTCATGAGTTGTATGTCTCTTATCAATTATTGTAAGCTTATTTTCGCTAAAATTAATATCTTCCACGTTGATTTCTGTAAGTGCCGTCTCTCTCATCCCAGTATTTATGAGCAGCATTATAATCGCTTCGTCTCTGCATTTAATGTAACTTCCTTCTTTATTGAGACTTTCTACCGACTCCATTATTTTTCTCAAGTCATCTTCTTTAAAACGCCTTCTTTTAACCGAATCTTCTCTTCTGATTCTTTGAACCATTTTAACCGGATTCGTCTCAATATATCCCTTTAGTTGCAGATAAGAAAAGAAACCCATAAGCACTGTATGGGTTCCCTTTAAATAAGAAGAGGAAGTAGCAGATACCATTTCCTCTACTTTTCCGGTTTTTTTGTTTTTTACTTTGACCCTTTTCACTTCTCGACTAGCTATGTATCGGCTAATGTCTAAATCCGTAACTTTAGAGATATCTATTTGCTCGTAATCTTCATTTAAGAACGATAAAAACAGTTTAATTTTTCTCACATATTCTAAAACTGTTTTAGGTTCTTTTGATGAAGCCAAATTGTACGCATAATCCTGCAAGTATTTTGGCGAGTCAGAAAGCTGTTTTTGAATCGTTCCTTCAGTTTTTAATCGAGTTTCTAACCTTCCTTTCATTTTTTTATTCCCTCCTGTACCTCCTATAATCTGCATCTGCCACTTTGGGACACTTATTATTTTCACATGTTACGAGGGGCATATCAATCTTATAGCATTTCTTTGTTTTACTGTCATATTTATAGCCATCGTAATAATTATAAAATTTCGAAAATTCCGCTGTAGTTTTTTCATTTTGCCAATGAGGTGGCTGAACAATAAGTTTCCCGTCTACTTTTGAAAGCATAAGAACATAGATTCTTTTGAGGTCTCTACCAAAGCCGCAAATACTTTCCTCGTCTTCTTTTGAAATTTCTCCTACAGAAGAGCGCCCCTCTCTGTATATTCCATAATTATCTACTTTATATGCTCCTCCGGGAGCTAAATGGTCTACGATTGCCTTATATCTGTATTTCGTGATTTCTACCCCGTCGTGTTGTAAGCCGAAAAGAGCGACATGTTGTGTAGCTAAAGCTATGTACCTATCTCTCTGATATGCGGCTGGTATTTCTCCGATTCCTTTTTTGGGAACCCAATCTATAACTCCCATCTTCCTTATAAAATCTGGAAGCAAATACTTTTCTGGGTTCGAATTGTATTTTCTAGCTAAAGTATAAGGAGAATTTTCGACTTCTATGTTTGATTTGATAGCTAGATATCCACATATTATCCAAAGAAAAATAACTCCAAGCGGCCAGCCATCTTTAATAATTGCAACAAGCGGCGTTAATATAATTCCTGTGACTATAACTGTAGATGAATATCCTCTAACTCCCATATGTATACCCCCTTTCTGACATTATATCATGGGGAATGTACTTTGTCGTCTCAATTCGCCGAATTATATCAAATTTACGCAACATTTTCTCCTTTAATTCTTCGTATTTTAAGCCGTTCATTAATGGTTTTATTCTTTGTACTGCAATAACATTTCCTGCATAAAAGACAGGGTTCTGAACCGCAATTAATCTGTACGTTATTCGCCTCAATGTATTCATCTGAATATACTGTAAATACTTTATCTACAAAGCTCCATTTCGAGCCATCTGCAGGCTGATTTATCTTCATGCTGCTCAATATGATTTGCAAATTCCGCGGTTTCTTTTCTCCATTAGAAACGACTTTTTCAATGATGAAAGGATTTTTTGTCCATAAAGCAAAATGAGTTCCTTTGTTTTTGCGGCAAATATTAAAGTAATTCATGAGCTGCGTTTCATTAATCAAATCACCAAATGCTTCAAACCTGAAATATGAATAATTTAATATTGGTAGCTCTTCTAGTGAAAGTATTCGAGAGGTAAGAATCTCTGTATTCCGCTCACAATTTCTTTGCATTCCCGGAAAAATTCTTAGGCTAGTGTTTGCGTAACAATATGAGCATATATTCTTTTCGTCCTTGCTGTACTTCTTACAATATTCATTGCAAAGACAAGATGTGGACAATGATGCCATACCGCTCATTTTACCTCTGTGCTTCGTTACAATATGAATTCCTGTTTTCTCTTTGAATTTGTCTGGCAATAAAATAATTTTTCTTTTACTCAATTTTCCTCCAAATAAAAAGAGCGACTTAGTTGTCGCTCAACATCTTTACTTATTTCTTTTCAAAGCATTCTTGAAGAATCATATGCTCTGGATAATCATTCCATGCGCTTATCAAAATGCTTTTATTTTCTGCCGATGTCATTTCGTACCAATGACAAGAATTCTCATCCGGAAAATCATCTTTATCCGTAATTATATACACGTCTCCTTTCTTAATATAAAAATTAGGATTAGACATGTTAAGACATTGTGAATTTACCGGAGTTATGCACTCTATTTTATCTCCTATGCTGTATATCATTTTTGTTCTCCATTTATCTTTTAATTATTTTCATTCCTTTGTTCCAGCTTCCAGAAACAACTCCGTCTGGATGAATAATAAATTCTCTACATACAGAGTCATCTTCGTGTTTTTCAACTTCACTGAGCATTTTCATGTTTGAATAACTAAATGTAATACATGTGTTCTCACACCTCCATATCTCGTACACATAATAATCTTGCACCGTCTGTTCGACAAACGAAAAATTATTAAAAGCGTATTCGAGAATCTGATTATATAACTCTTCTTTGTCATCATATACAATCCCTGTTCGAGAATCCAGCTTCATTAATTTTCTAAAAGAAATATCGTCGGCAAACGAATAGGCTTTAATATATGCCATAACATCATCTATACTATTTACGTCGCATAGCACGCACTGCAATCGCATTTTCGTATATTTAAGGTTTTCTTTAATCGTTTTAAGCTCATTTAGGGTAGGCATATCTGCCCCAAATATCTCATTATTCCTCTGATCTAAAATTGCGTGGCGGCTAATATCAATAAAATCAAATAGCCCGTCTATTTTATCCAAATGCTTGTATAAATATTTAGCATTAGTGTTCATTGTAAGAAACTTAATATCATGTTTTCTCAGCACTTCACATAATGCATCAAATTTATTGAAAAGCAATGGTTCTCCTCCGGTTACTGAGACTGAATATAATATTCCTGCCTTTTCCATTTCTGTTAGCATTAAATCCACTCGTTCTACATATTTGTCTGCGTTTTCTTCGCGTTCTGAATTCTGTTCCACACAGAAAAAACATTGAGCATTACATACATCTGTCAATTTCAAATGCAGATGCCAGAGCCACTCGTTCTTTTCTACTAAAATTTTGTGTCCAAATAATTCTACCTCCATCTTGTCCTCATATGTAATCGGAAGCTTTTCTACATCGCAGCTATGAATATAGTTTCTTATATCTGTATTCTGAGTAAACATCTATTCGTACCTTTCTTTTTTAAAATATAATTATTATTTTTCCCTAAATAACATCCCTCTAATATTTATAAAGCACTGAATAATATTTTCTGCTCTTGTCCATGTCACTGCTTCGCTTTCGTGTTTGTACAAAAATCTTCGACTTTCAAACGAACACTTTGCGACAATATCATCAAGTTGACCGAGCGGAAGATTGTAAGTTTGTTCCATTCCCAGAATCCCGTCGTAATATCCAGATACTGCGGTCTTAATATCATTTAACGACATTTCTTTTAAGTCTTCTTTATTCGCAACAACAAAGTACTTCCCCTCTTCGTCAGAACTAATTACTTGAATAAATAAGAACTCTCTATTTCCTAAGTCCTTTCGGCACTGCATACAGTCGCTATCTGTTTCTGCAAACCCATTTTTCATTTCTAACATTTTATCACCTCTTATTCTTCTGGTGTCTCAACAAGTTTTACAGTATCATCATATTGTGGCTCTGACCATAACTCTGCTACACATTCATCACAAATACATATTTCATGCTAATCAATACCTAGCTTATCTTCATTTCCATTTAAAATGACATAGCATTCTATTTCCATATTTAGGACAAGTAAATGCTTTATTATGTATATTATTCATCTACTTCATCTCCATTTTCGTCTCGCAAGCAAGCCCTTCCAATATTAATATCAATTCCTGCGTCAACACATCTTTTCAAAAAATTATCCATTGCTTTATCATAAGTTTTCTCTTTCGTTTCAAAATAAATCCAACAATCACTTATGTATAATTCATTCATGTTATTGCCTCTAAGAAATATATTTTTCATTTTCTTTATACCAAATGTCCTATTGTTGCAGGAAACTCATCGAATTTTGTACCTGAAACTGTTTTAATTTTATAATTTTTATTTTTTAAAAAGTTATTGCAAGCTGCAACTTGCTCCCTTTCATCTACACAACCCCCCCATAATCACATAACTTAAGCCGGCAGAATATCCAGCCATCTTCATACACTCAGTACAAAGGTGTTTTACGTTAGTATAATAATCAGATTTTTCATCATCGAAGACCATTTCTGCTGTTTCACTTTCGAAGATGCAATTATCTTCATTAACTGAAAGAACTCTTATGTAAGCCGAATCAGTCATTCCGGCTTCTATATCTTCCGGCAGAAGATTTTCCCCTCTAGTAAAGTTGATTAACAAAAACTCCTTTGCTCTAGGGATATATACTACAATTTCCCTATTTCCTGCAATGACATTCTGGAATTCTTTTGTCATATATATTGCGTTGATTTCGCTCACGTTGTTTGCATTAAAAAAACTTTTAATCATCAACTCTCCTCCTTATTGACTCAATCCTTTAAATACTCTCCTATCATGTGTTTACACCAGTCAGCCAGTTGATTAGATATCCTCCTTGGTGCTTGTGTAATCCTGAAATTTGGCGTTAAGACGAAAAACTCATTGTGCTTTCCGCCATAATACAGCCTGTACTTGTCATGCCAGACACCAACACATTTATATGCTTCCCGCTTCATATTCGTCACCTAAAATACATAATCCCACTTTTAGTTACAATCTTATCTAATACTCGAGGCAAAATCTTAATAGATGTTATTCCTAGAGATTCTTTTAAGAATTCAACCGCCTCCTTTGCTTTTTCTTCTGTTGAACAGCGCGCAAATACTGAATTTTCAAACATTCCGTCCCCGACTACTTCCCATATGTACTCAGAATCGTGTGTAGGAGGAACAAATGTCGTGGAACGAGAAATATATTCTACGCATGACTTAAAGTCTGTGTATTTATTTGGGTTAATTGGCTCTCCATCATACGCCGCAAAAAATACTTTTGCGTTATCTCTTGGAACCTGTTCACGATTACTATGCATATCATCAAGAATATCGCTACATTTATTTGCCTTGATACAATACGCTGTTCCGAACGAATCTTCCGTTACGATATAGATAGGATATTTTTCAGTAGATTCTATTCTCATTTTTCGTCTCCTTCCAGATTCTCCTAAAGTCTTCTAAATGTTTCGTCCGCTTTAATACCCGGCAAAGCAATTCCGATAGAAACACTTTCTACAAGCCCCATTTTAATGCAATCATGCATAAGTATCTCCAATGCATTTGCCCTTGCTCTTGGGATACTTGAATAATATAAAGTAAATCGAAAATCTTTTGGATATTTTCGAATTTTATCAATCGCTTTAAAATATTCTTCAGATTTTCTAAGCTGCTCTACTGTCATCTCTGTTCACTCCTTTTCTTAAGTCTCATACTATTTACTGCTTATAATGGCAATTATGTGGTAAATATATGATTAACCTCTATCGCGGAATATTCCGCCGTTCCCTCGTCATATTTTTCTTTTGCGAAAACTCTCCATCCTCCTCTTATAACTCGAAGGTCGTCAACTGAATTTATCTCGAACTCTCTTTGCTCGACTCCACTTCTGCCAAATTGAATTATTCGCAATAAATGCTCTTTCACCTCATCTTTAGTTCCGATAAATCTCGTGATGTCTACATTCCCATCGTCGTTCTTGCAGACAATCCATTCATAATCTCTGTTCTCCGAGTAAATTTTTGAAACCGCATATCCTCTTTCTATTAACTCCTTAATCATTTGTTCGTCTGTATATGTCTCAAAATCGCAATCATTGACATCTAATTCCTGCTTCCATGCTTTAGTTTCCTGATTAAAAATAAACGCCCAACACCTATCTCTATCGTCAAAATATTCGATACTTCCTTTTACTATGTTTGGATTTAAGATATCTAGAAAGGCTAAAACATCGCCTTCTAACTCACAACTATCTAAATGATCTTTTTCAAAATATTCTTCTTCAGTTAAAAATTCAATTTTCCCATGTCTGATATCATAAGTTAACGTATCAAGAACATACAACTTATTATCTAACTCAGGAATATCAACACTATCTTTAAATGTAGCCTCACCAAATCCCCTTACAAAATATCCCATGATAAAATCTCCTTCCTGTTTTATTCGCAAGTCTCATATAAATCCAAGTCGTCGTTTTTATTCGGCCGTCTGGCAAAATATTCTTCGCTAAAGCTATCCGTATTTTCACAAGTGCCGCCGTACTCCTCATTTACAATGTCTATTGCTTCTTCTTTGGAGTTAGCTCCAACTAAATATGTATGTTCACATGTTTTTATTATAGTAACCAGAAACTTATCAGCCGATGCTTCTCCGCGAGTAATCTCTTCTAAACATTTGACTAAATATTCTTCAAATTCCACACCAACAAATTCAAAGAACATTTCCTTTACGGCTTCTTTATCTTTACTCTTTTTGTAGATATTGAAAATATCCTGAGATATGCCGGAAATTTCAAAGTCTGCTTTATCCAGTAGGTCTACGAGAATCGTATCTGAATCCTGAATGATTCCTTCCGGTGTATCATAATTTAAATCTTCCACTTCTTTGATTGTTTTTAAAATTAAATCATTCATCATACATTGCCTCCTTAATATCTTTTGTTTTAATGGAGAATTTGCTCGTCCACTCTTCAGAACTAACATCTTCGTAACTATAGATATCAATTATTTCTTTATTATTCTCTGATTTTGCTTCCGCAAGAACGATATCTATAACATCTCCGGAATCCGATTCAAAACAAACATATATACCATCATAATTCGGGTCTTCATTTCTGCCAGATACTAAATACCCTCCATCTACCTTTACTCGAATCTCGTTCTTCAATTCGCTTCCCTTCTTTCTAATTACATTCGTCATAATCAAATATCAGGATGCGATTCCAGTTCTCAATTAAGTCGTATTCATTTTTATAAAACCGCTGAAAGTCACAATTAGACCATCTGTCATGATTTTCCTCCGGGTCAGCTCTGAGCATAATCCTATTTCCATTTCCTTCATGCGGCACAGCCACCACAAAAATAAACGGAATCTTTTCTATATCTCGGCGAAAAAGCAAATGGCTGTCTTCGTAATTTTCTATTAACCGGAATCCGCATCTCTCTAAACCTTCGATTATCTTCTTTGTATTCAAAGTCTATTTGCCTCCTAAATGTTTTCTAATCCACGATTTGGCGTTCGCTAAAGATGTGCATTTAATAACCTCCAGTTTTTCTGGACATTCAATACTGACTATATATTCTTTTCCTTTTGGCTGCAAAGTGATAAGTTCTATCCATGCATACTTGCCAAATCTTTCGCTGTTTATCTCTGCTCTCCATCTTGTCGGCTTGTCATTCCCGTCTTTGTTGATAACCTGCCACTTTATCCGCATATTTCTCCCTCCTTTTATCATTTCTTTCAAAGTAGAAGTTCTTTCAAATTTCTCACCACTTTAATTCTTTGATTTAAACTATCATTTCATGAGTTCTTCAATGTCTTTTATAAGTTCATTTAGAGAGTCGCTTTCTGGAAAACTATTTGCCCATCCAATTTCTATAAGGTTAACAATGTCATCGTAACCCAGAAAATCGCAATTATATTTTTCCGCCAATTCTCTCCACTTCGGTAATTTTCCTTTCCAATCTTTTATTGTTGCAGGGATAATAATTTTCCAAAGCTGATTCGCTTCTTGCGTGATATTGTTCCAAAAATCCGCTGAACAATTTTTTATTTCTATTGTATAGAAGTTTTCATCACATAACTCACATACAAAACTGTATCCAAGAACATCACTTGTATATAATTCTTTGCCACACCGAGGACACATAGCACTTGTCCTATATTTTTTCATAAAATCCCCCTTTTTTATTTTCTATCCATTGCTTTAGATAGCAGTTCTCTTCCGTGCTTAATCCTGTTCGTATATTCCGGATTGTCTTCCAGATGAGGATATGACTCATAATCATCATACGTTCCATGCAGCCTACATTCGTGAATCCACGCTGTTCCTACTAACTTAACCGGAGGAAAATGCTTTTTGTCTGGATGCGTAAAAGGATAACAATAATCATGTTCCCATCCGGTTGCATCCAACTCTCCCTCTTTATATCCTAGCTCAATAAGAATATCTTCTATCATTCCTGGATTAAACGGTGCGATATTTGAAAATTCTACTCCAAAATCCTCTCTGTCCTCATCGGTTATACCCGGCTCAAATTTTGTAAGCTCATTGATTGCAACAAGAACCATGTCCTTTAAATTTTCTTTTTCTTCAGTATCCATTCTGTACAATGATTTCTGTCTATGCAATAACATATTATTTTCCTACCTTTCTGATCTTCTCCTTTAAAAAAGCTGACCAGCAAAAAGCCAGCCAGCTAAAATAATTACGCTTCTAATTCTGCAATCGCTTTATTCAGTTCCTCATCGGTCATCTTCTCCAGCGCCTCATCTGCTCTTTTCGCCTTAATTCCGAGAAGTCTCTGCTTTAATTCACTGTTTTTCTTTTCGTTTTCTCTTGCTTCTTTCTCTTCCAGTTTTACTCTGACAATGTGTTTAATAATCTCGATTTTGTCTAAAATCGCTTCGTCTTCCTCGCTTTTCGTGTTCAGAAGACTTTCTTCCTCGTTCTTTTTTGCTTCTGTATTAAGAGTTTTGAACACAGCATCTAATTCCGTGAGCGACAGATGCCATAAATCTTCTACTGATGCGTTCCCTTTGTATGGAAATCTATACTGTTTTCTTGTTGCTACTTCAAATAAATTTTTATTTTTCATGATAAAATCTCCTTGTATAATAAATTTGTAAGTAAAAAAATTGTCTATACACTCATCTCTTTTACGATATAAAAGTAAGGATACTTAAAAAGAGTGTCCTTTTTCTATTCTTTCTATCATCAACTCATGGCTCCGCCGTCTCATATATTCATCAATATATGGATCACAGTGTCGATTTGACGAACGATTGATTAAACTGGATTCAGGACGGTCTGCATATAAGTCAACGACTGCAAGCACTGATTCTTTCTCATCATCATTTTCAAAAACGTTATTTCCTCTAGCATATTCAGCAAACTTTTCATACAAATCCATTTCATTAACACCTCCTCTTTAATAATCATATTCATCATCTTTCTAAAAATTTTTTCATTTCTTTTTTACTATTATGCCGAAATATAACGATCTCTCCTTTCTAACCGATTCTTTCTAATATACCGTCTACATTTTTTACAGATATTGACCCGTATTCCGAAAATTCGGGGATGTCGAGATTAAACACATAAGCCATTGGGTATCCTGCCTCCATGTCTCTCTTGTCTAATTCCCATTCTTCTTCATCGCTGGACACAAACAAAATAGACAGCAAAGCTCCAACAGCTGCTCCATTATATATGGCGTGATATGCCATACTTCCAGTTTTTTCTTCCCATTTATCTATGAGTTTTTTATATTCTGGAGTAATTTCACAGATAGGAAAAGCTGGGGAAACAGATAACCCAACCTCTCCATCTTCTTCGAATATTTTAATCGCAGTTGGGGAAATCCCCAACATTTCCATTCGTTCAATCGCTTCCTGTTTCATTTTTTCTTTCATACCACTCTTTCCTCCTAAAATTTAATTTTCATAATTCGTTCTGTAGCTCCTTTCACCTTAACAATAAGTTCATCTCTCTTTGTCAGACTGAATCCAATTCCTGAAAGCTGGTCTTCCGTGTCTTCTGTATGGCACTTTGAACCAAGAGCTTCAAACACTCTCTTATGTTCTAAAAGCTCATTTTTAAGGAATTCATTATAGAAGCCATTTGGTTCTTCATCATTGACACAGCCATCTAAGAAAAAGAACAAATGTTTGTTTCCAATTCCCTTCTGCTCGTCAAAATAATTCGGTGAATAACTAATGACGGATACCGGAACAAACTGATTTGTATTCACACCCCAAATCTCTCTGCTGGAAATTGAAGAGTTTCCGCTTAATTTCTCCTCGATTGTAAAGTTTCCATACTTATCCAATGTAACTTCTGCAACCGTAACGTTTTCTCTGGATCTCATACTTCTTCCATAATCAAATGAATGGATTTCGCCGTTAAATTCGATTTCTGCTCTAAATCCTTTCTTGACACTTCCACTAAACTGATTTACAAAAAACTTATATTTGCCCGGTTTCATCTTAGATAAGTTATCCCAAGTAATATTTTCTACTGCAATATTTCCATATGGATAGACAATATCTACATCAAGCTGTCCTCCTAAACTAGATTTTCTCGGTTTTCGGCAATTACTAAAGTAAATTTCATTCCCATCTGGCTCAAAGCAATGAGCATCTAAATCGCAATTATCATTTCCATCTTCGTTCCACTGAATTGAAAATCTTAAAACACCGTCAATGGCTCCACCTGCTGCTTTTACATTCTGCTTCAAATCGGAATCCGCAATATTGCCGCTATAAGCCCAACTCAATCCATTATTCCACTTAAACATTGTTGGAGCTTTCGGATCAACCGGTGCAATCATAGAAACAAGGTTTTTGCTGTGTTTATTTTCAACAAAAGCTTCAACTTCTCTTGCCGTAGGAAGAACATTCTCAATAAAATCCTGCACAGCGATTTCTTCAACTCTCGAAAATCTCTTAGGATTAATTGCAACTTCTTTTTCTAACTCGCCAAAAATATCTCCGGCATTTGAAATTCTTTTAGCTGCGTCTTTATTTGAAAAAAGAATGTTATTGATTGTAATGTCATCAAGATTTGCAAATCTTCGCTGCAAGGAATTCATATATCCAAGCTCTGTGAGCGTATTTTTTGCGTCTTCTAACATTTTCTTTGTGAAGATTGCCTTCGGACGCTTATAATTCGCCGGAGCTACAATCTGTTCGTATCTCTTGACCGCTGTATCTAAATCGACTCCTTCGCTCACATCTACTAAAAGAACTCCAATGCTGTGATTTCTAATTCTACCGATTGAAATTCCTGCCGCTAAAGAATTTTCCCATGCAAACAGTTCCTTATTTTCTTCTGATTCGATTTTGTCGTACTCCTCTTTGTACTTTTTAAACTCGGTCAGTGCTGATTTCCATTCGGCCCCTCTATAAAGAGTATTTGAAGCAATCAACTCAAGAATTGTATCTACAGCTTCCATAGAGATTTCATCTAAAGAGCGCTTAAATACATTTTTCGTATCTCTAAATCCACCCTTAATATCTCCGGCAGTTCTTCCGCTTCTGTCAACCAGTTTTCTTGGTAACTCGCAATAAAGATGATGCCATGTAATAACCTTATCTCCGGCGTTTTCTCTGTTTAAATCAACTCCGATTTTTGGTAGTTTACTGACGTAAATATCTTTTACTTTGTGAGATTTTACAAATGCATCTAACGCATCACATACTGGCTGATAGGTTTTATCGCCGCCTAAGTCTAACTCCCAAATCGTATGTACTTCTCCGTCTTTAATCGTTACTGCAGCACCAATGTTCTTGATGAACTGACGACAGACTCCACAATCATGCTCTCTTCTCTGTCTGTAAATTCCGTTTGTTCCCGCCGGAAAACTGCTTAAATACATCTCCCACAACTCATCCTTATCTACATCTACCTCAAATAATTTTTCGGCATCAGATACCATCTCATTAAAGTGTTTCTGTAACTCCTGTTTAAACTTAGTAAAATTGTTCATATGATTTTCCTCCTAATTATTCCTCGCAAATTTCTTCTGCTGATTCTTCTGCATTCTCTTCGTCAATATTTTTCAGAATATCAAAGAGTGCCGCCAGCTCCTCTGCCGTAAAAGTAATTCCTTTTCCGCATCTTTCTGTTCCGTCTTCGTTCTCCTGCCAAGGTCTGATGTCATATTTAGGCTCCCCGTCGTTCCAAGACACGACTCTAAGCTCTTTATTCATCTTTCCTTCATTGTTAGAAAGTTTTCCATATTTTTCGATAACCTTGCAGTTAATGTCTGATGTTCTTTTACTTCCATAATTTTTAAATGCCATTTTTCTTCCTCCTGATATATACTTCTATATTTACCTGTATTTTTTTGCGGTTTTACATATACTGAATAGAGCGAGATACATCCACAACTTCTGGATTCAGATCCATATCCTCTGAAATTAATTCTCTAACATATGCGGAAACCGATTTACCTGTTTTCTGCGCCATAATATTCAAGAACTGTTTCTCTTTCCCAGAAATAGCGACCGATGCGCCGTGCACGACTTTCTTCTTTTTGCCTGATTCAAGATAACTTCCAACTACCATTTCTGTTAACTTTTTCCCTGTTGCTGGTTTTACTAAAAAGTGTTTTCTCGCCATTTTAAAATCTCCTTACTGTTTATGCTTATATTTATATGATTATTTTTTCTGCTAAATTGCCTCTATTACTTCCGCAAATCCAGCCTCATTAGGATGTCTGCCCATATCTTTCGCAATCAATTTCTGGATGTATTCTCTCTGACTTCTCCCTTCTAATTTCCGTTCAATATCCATATAGTCTTTATGCTCTCTACCTAAATTAATGGTTGTCTGCCCTCCCATCTTAGCCTTATTAATCTCGGCGCAAATACCGTTAATTGCCGCATTTCTTTTGATTGCTCTGGTAGTTTTCTTTGAATCTTTAATCATCTTTTATATCTCTCTTTCTTTTAAATTTGCCTATTAAAAAAGGACGTTGTTAACACGCCCTGTTTAATGCTGCCATCATTGAATGAACATCTACTGCCGCCATTGTTTTGTCGCTTGTCTTCTCAACCCAGCAACAATACTTTCTGGCGTTATCTCGGAATCCTACAAAAATGTATTCATCCCCGCCAAACTTTACTTTTCTCTCGTAATCTTCTGGTGAAAATCCATATGTTCGGCATTTTCGTTCAAAATCAATCTTGCGAACATCTCCAATATCTGTTTTCTTGGCAGATACTTTCATTTTAAATTCATATTCTCCATATGTAATAGAACCGAATTCAAAATCTAAATGATATTTCTCTTCCAGTCCGGCGAGCACTGCCTTCATATCTTTTCTTAATTTTGTAAATTCTCCCTTATTAAAATTCATGTCTCCTCCTTTATACGGCGTAATGAATTCCTTTCGGCATTTTTCTGGTAATAACAGCGTATTTGATTCCGGCTTTTTCTAATGAAGCTTTCTTTTCTCTTTCGTCTTCGTACTCATCATCATAGCAATAACTAATCAAGAGATTTTCTGGAGTAATAATATGAGCCGATTTCTTTTCGTCATAAAATGCATCGCAAGGATTAAATTTAATATCAACAACATTTCCGCCGCGCTTATCATACATGTAAACTGATTCGATATCGGAGCTGAACATATCAAGAGAAGCATTTCTAGATTTAAATACAGTTCCATTATTATAGATAAGAGAAACATTATACTGTTGGCGTTCCGTGTTTACAATATTCAGGTCTTTGATTGCTTCAGAAAATTTGATTCCTGTATTTAATTCCGTAGCGACTGCTCGGAGACAATCGTAGTTTAAGCTTACTCTGTTTGCAAATGAAATGACATTGTTGATTTCCGGATAAAAATCTTCCTTTAATTTATCTTTAAGATATACTTCAACTTCAGCCGCAGATGGATATTCGAATCTAAAATGATAATGGAATCTACCCGGACGATTGATAAGGTAATCATTGAGCTTTCTTAATTCGTTGCATGTGATGACGAACAATTTCTTTCCGTCGGATAACCCATCGAATAACGTCAGTAAATCAGTTTGCGGAGATGCTTCGCCATCTTTTGATTTCACTTCTCCGAATGTCTTGTCAAATTCATCGAATAACACCATTACTTCCTGCTCAATTTCTTCGATGTAAGATGCAATTCCTGGAACGTATTTATCTACTACAATAACAGGTATTCCTTTCTGGATTGCTGTATTCGCCAGCATTTTTGCAAATAATGATTTACCAATTCCCTTGGCTCCGCTCAAAATCACTCCAAGATTACGGTCGCTTGATGAGAACATATTCATAACTTTTGCAATTTTTTCGTTATGAACTCCATATATTTTTGATTCTCTTATTTCCATATCATTGTATTTTTCTAAAAAGAATCCTCTCGTTTTTGAACACCTAACCACATAGGACTGTGTAGGCAACTCACTGTACACTTTCATTGCGTCGTCAAAAATATCGTATGTATTATCACCTAAATTAATTGCTTTCATTTAAATCTCCTTTAATAATCTGTTAAAATTTCTGGCCGCTTAAGAATTTTCTTCAAGCTAATCGGCTGTACTTCTTTCTCTTCTACTCTCAGATATAAGCTTTGAAATTTTCTTATTGCTCCATCTTTTTTTACTGCAAAAACAATAGCTACATCATCTGTAAATCTGTGATCTACCATCTGACCCGCCTTTGCAAAATAATATAAAAACATATTTTCTCCTTTAAAGTTTTAAATCGTTTTCTTTGATGAGCCTCCTTGCAATCATCTTGTTCATTTTTTGTTTGACGGCGATTGATTTTTCGCCGTTGCTATAGATATAATGGCTTCCGTTAACGCGGTCTAATCTATATCCATTCCGACGCAGAAGCCTTTCGAATTCTCTCTTATTCCAAGATTTTACTCTAGTCATGCCACACCTCCTTTCTTTTAGCCATGCACATGTCAACCTCTGTCTTCGTTACATACATCAGAAAGAGTCTTTGTTTTGGGGTTGTAGTATAAAATTTTTCTGGCAAGAAAATTATCTCCTATAAAAGTTGAATATATAACAGATTTAATATAATCAAAGGAACTTCTTCCTCCTCTTTGTTGACACTCAAGGTAACACAGCATATTTTTCTTCTTTATAGCAACCGCTCGTCCTCTGTTTTCAGATACAATAAAGAATGGGTTATTGTCTAGCATTTCGCTTATTCTATTAAGAACTCTTTTACTCACTACGTCTAATTCAATGATTCTGTAGGTCGGTTCCTTTAGTAAAACATCTCCGTTAGAATAAGTGTATTTTATTCGGACATCGCCGAAATCCCATTTAGCCTTCGATTCGAAAGTTTCTAAAAACTCGTCTTTTGACATTTTTATTTTTCGCAATAACTTCATAGTGACAGGACGCTCATTTTTCATCACTCTTGTTGTGAAATAAAATTTTACAATGTAATTATCATGCAAAATCTTCTTCTTTATTACTCCCGGCTCAAAAGTATCTTCCTTACATATCTTTTTATATATTTTTAAATCTAATTCATCGCGCACATGCCGATATTCTCTGGCTATAATTTCGTCAATAAATTGTGAGACTAACGTTTTCATGTCTTCTAGATTCCTCAAAAGAAAGATTTTGCTCGCAATAAATTTAAGCACATCCTCTCTTGTGAATACAGAACTGCAAGAAAAATCGCCTAAAATCCAATATCTCTCTTCGTAGAAGATATTTGTCTCTCTCATTAATCCCCCTAAATGAGATGTTTGAGCTTTCAATTCTCTTATAAATAAATCAAACGTTGCATCATCTTTAATATTTGCTTTCAATCCAATCCTCCTAATCTTTCCATTGATGCATTAAAATCCGTCATTACAACGTCTCTGATTGCCATGTTAAAAGGAATTCTTTCGGTATTTTTTATGTTAAAGCATTTTCTTTCACTCGGATCATAATAAAAAATATACTTAATTGAATGATTTAAATTAAAAGCAATCATAGCTGCCCTCCTTATTTTTGAAGCATCCGATCCTAAAACTTCTCTTTTTACTATGCTACTTATTGCACTCCACTTAAAGGCAGTCCCTCTTCTAAAATTACTGAATAAACAAATAAACGGCTCTTGATCTAACCTCGCCGCAATTCTATCAAAAAATCTAGGCTCTAATATATCATCTAAAATATCTTTGCCATTTTCCTTTAACACCAATACTCCATCTCTTTTATGCATAATTATTGTGCCCTGCTCTGGTTTTGTTTCTTTTGCTTTGTTTAAAAACTCCTCTTTTGTCACTCCTATAAAATCGAGAGCCACCTTATCTACAAGCTCATCAATAAATTCCCCTATGAGATAGTATTTTATTTTATACGCACCTCCAAATATATTTCTTCCTATTTCGTATCTCTCGTCTAGCGGCCCCTTAAAAACTCTGGGTTTAATTTTCTGCTCATCTAATCCACTCAAATAAACATACTTATTGCGAATCTTTTCTTGAATAAAATCTTCGGCTAATTTCTCTGGAGATAAATCGTCTCGGTTTATAAAATCTACAATTTCTATAAAATTAAATGCAATACTATCAAGCGGATCTCCAAATGCATAATTATGATTACCTAAATTCCTTAAGCCACCGAATTTCTTCGTCTGATTTTCAACTTCTTTTAATACATTATCTACTTCGTTAGTCATAATTCCTCCTAAATCCGGCAAACATAATAGTCAATAACATCATTAAAACAAATATCTCCGTGAATCATAAAAAAGTTCGTCCACGCATCTGCTTCGCTGCATCCTTCTACAGTGTCTTCTTTTTCTTTTCCACTTTTGTCAACGTATATAACATCAAGCTCTACAATATAGTCATCTGGAGCAAACCATTCTCCGCAATAAGAAGAGTCATATCCATAGTAATAATTCGAGAGGCTACATGCATCAGGAATATATTCAAATTGAACCTTCTTGCCGGCTTCATCTTCCAATAATTCGGAAACAATATTGATCGTATGAAACATTTCTTCCATGTTTACCTCTTCACTTGTCGTGTGAGCGTTGTAATATCCGCAGCTAAGATTTACTGCGGCAATTCCGGCAAATGGAGCTAAATTTGAAATATCACTGAAACTTCCGTATGTTTTCTTGTATCCTGTAAACTCTGTAATATATTTTGTAAAATCTTTATTATCGCAATCATAAAAAACCGCATCATCTGAATTTGCCCGGTCTAATTCAATCATATAATTGAGTTTTTCGAGCTGTTTTGCTTCTTCTGTTTTTATGAATTTGTCGCTTCCAACTCCTCCAATTTCTTCATCCTCACAGAAAAGAATTGAAGGACGAAGCCCCCTTTTTATAATCTCGAGAATCATGTATATTCCGCAACGGTCGTCACCTCCGATTCCATCTTGAGATGTTAGAATATGGTTTCCTTTTGCGTCTGTATATTCCATATATTCATACATCTGTACTTTATGTACTGTATCCATATGAGCGGTTAGAAGAATTGGTATCTCTCCTTTTGCGTACAACCAGCCATCTCCGTTTAAAGGCTTATATTTGGCGAGCTGTAAAGCTTCTAAGAGAAATCCTTTGAGTTCATCTTGGGTCATTCGGCAAATATCTATAAAATCAGCATATTTTACGTCGCTTACTTCATTGAATTTTATGTGATTCATAATTGGCGCTTTTCGCTTGATTTTCTTAAATTTCTTTTTAGTCATGTCTTTTCTCCTTTGTTAAGCTATATCTTCAAGTCTTATCGGTTCATCCGAAAAAACAAGAGGTTGAGTATCTTCTCTTTCGCTTACACATCTACAGCATATGCCTTCTTCAAAGTCGAAATCATCGTCCAATACATATTCTCCGCATTCTTCGCATTGAGAACAATCTTCCTTACATTCGTATTCTCCTGTTTCCGATACGAACACATATCCTCCTCTTCTTGCACATTCTCCGCAACAAAATGTGGTTCCGTCACTTGTTGTAACTGCATCTTCTGTTCCGATTCTAACCCATTCATCACACCAGTAACACTGTTCAAATTCATCTCTATTTTCTAAGCAGCTATCGCATACACTCCCAAATCCGGATATATATTCAAGCTCATTATTAGGGCACAAGTCTCCGCATTCTTCGCATCTTGAGCAACAATCTTCGCAATAATAGTCGTCTCCGATTAAATACATGTCGTTTTCGTTAAAAGAATATCCACAATCTGCACATGTTCTTCTTTCATTAAAGCACTCTGCGCAAGTCATGGTTTCCCTTTCATCATGTTCATCTCCACAACACGGGCAAATTCCGCTATGGCCCACATCTATTCTTCTCACTTCGTTGATGTTTTTTCCTGCAAGTAAAGATACGTTACAGTTCCCGTAGTTAAAATAATCAGCATAATTAGCTCCGCAATGGCAAATAACTTTCTCGCAGTTACTTCTTCCCTTTAATGGTTTCTGCCAAAGATTTGCAACGCCCCAAGAATCGGAAATGATTTTCTGCATAATATTTCTGATGGAGCGATAAATAGAATTCTCCCCATCATTATCCTGTGGATATACTCTCCCTTGCACAAAATACTCTTTTCTTGGGTCAATATGGAACATGCAGCGATTAATTTTATCTTGCAATTCAAATTCTTCGCCGTCATACTGCTTATCAACCGTATAGAATACGACGCTTACTCCATCAAGCATATAGCTGATCGTGCCTCCGCTATAGCAGCCGGAATAATTTTCGTTTCCATGTCTAATATTCTTTTTGTCTATTGTGTGACAAGAAGCCCATGAATTTCCGAAGCTCATAGTATAATAATCGACGGGGTTCCAAGAAATGATTGTATGTCTCACGATATTTAAAGGATTTACCGCATCGCACAGCTTTGCGTATTCTCTGTTGTAACCAGGGTGTTTATCAATGCCTAATTTTTTGCACATTTTCCCGATTGCTCTCGACTTCTTTTGTCCTTCTCTTGCTCGAATGTCTGGGAACTCATCATTAATTTCTTGTGCGGCTTGTTCAGTTAAGATGTGAGTTTTACCTAATTCTAACGCACGGCGAAAAACTGAGTAAAATCTATGTACTTTATCAAAAGCTGCTGTTTTGAGATATACCACTTCTACGCTGTTTATTTTATGTATACTTTGATAATCCGGAAGCAATACCCTGCCAATACACCCTTCATAAGTTGCTACTTCTTTAGGATAACTTTCCTCATTATCTATCAACCTATTAAAAACCCAATTGAGAAATTCTAAGACAATGCTCGTATCAATTTCTCTATTGTAGTCAGAATCAAAAACTATCTGGAATTTTCCTGGCACATAATTCGGATGGTTTCCGAAAAGCTGAGTCATTGCTCTTCCCTTGTTTTCCCACCAAGCATCTACGACTTTTTCAACTCCATATGTCGTAGATTTGTATTCATACTCATGATGAAGGTCTAAGATTTCATCAATTAATGCCGCTCTTACTTCCGGTGCAAGTTCCATTTTATCCGGGTTCGTCAACTGTGCGTTTTCTTCTACTGAAATTTCTTCATTTACTTTCTGTAAAAAATCATTATTCATAGTAATTTCCCTTTCTTTTTATTTATTTCGTTTACATCTATTACTTCTGGAAATGAATCAAATTTTTGTACAAAAAAGAGCCGCTTTCGCAGCTCTAATGGTTTCTCTTATTCAGATTCCGAAGTAATATTTTTTGATTCGCTCTTTGCCAATAGTTTCAATCATATCATCTATAATTTTCATAGAATAAGAGTAGAATTCTTTTCTCGTTGCCATAACCTCATCAGTCGTGCCATGAGATACGAGATCATATTCTGCGTCGTAATACAAACTGTATTTTTTCGTATATTTGTCTGTCCAATCAATCTCTTTATCATCATTTTCCGCAATAAATTCTTTAATCTCATGAATTACCTTTCGTCGCTCTACTTCAAATTCCGCGGCTTCTCTTGTTGGAAAAGCATTTCCTAAAAGGAATTTATTTTCGTCAAATGTGTTTCCCGAAATAAACTCTTTCTCCCGTACGTCACCTGACGGGCCTAAAAAGAAAAAGATTTCTTCACTCTTCATATTTTCAAAGCAAAATCTTTTAGGCTTATTTGCCTTTTCAACCAACGATAAAAGCTGTTTTCTCTCTACTTCCGACAAATTTTCCATATTTAAAGTAATTGTATCCATATTATTCTCCTAATCCGAAATATTTTCTAAACTCATCTATTGAGCTTGCGTTGTAAAAAATATCCTCCATTCCTTGCTCGCAAATTTCGTCAAATTCTGCAAATTCCTCATACATCTGTTCAGCTATTTTGCAAACAATATCTTCCGGAGGTTTCTTCGTTCCTAATTTAACGCTCAAAAAGCTTTCTGCCTCATGTATCGCTGATAACTGCTCTGGATAATCTAGGTAATGCTTAATCTGTTCCAACATCTCCCTTTCCTGCTCGTTCTCGCATTTTGTCACTCTATCCAGAAAAACTTTCATCTCTTCGGAATTATCGTACCTAAACATAAAGCCCTCCTTTAAGCCGCTTTTGTAACTTTCTCATCGTACTGCTCAATCTGCTGAATTATTCGCGGCAATAACTTCTGATAGCCGATATCGTAGCAATAATCAGATTTTCGGCTACTCCCTTTATAATAGGAAGGAACTCTTTTCTTTGAAACTTCCGCCTCTAATTCCTCAATGAATTTGTTGCCATCAATTTTCAGTCTAAAATCGAAAATTAAACTTCTCAAATCTTCTTCCGCTGTTCCGCTCAGGATTTTTCGCTGCATCTCGCTTTCCTCCTTGCTCGAATCTCTCTCTTAATCGAAAGATCGTTTTCCCTTTTTCTGCGATGACTTCTCTTGTGAGTCACAAAATCACTCCCCTGAGATTCCTTCGGGATAAAATTCATAATTGTCATGCAAGCACCTCCAGTTCGCTTAATGCGTTTTCAATTAAGTTAATCGCTTCATTATCATCGACTCTGTATTTTCCCCACCAAGAAGAAATATCTTCTCTATCAAATACAATGTCTCTTACTAAAGCCGACAAATATACGCCAAAATCCTTATACCTCGCCGTTTTCTCGAGAATTTTTGCGTATTCCCTTAGATTGTCAAGACCGGACTGCTCCAGCCGCATTTTTATCGTAGATTTTAACTCCGCTTTTTTCTCTGCCAATGTTTCCATCTCCCTTTTTACGCATATTTTTTAGCAAAATAATCGTCGTAATCCTCGTATCCGTCAGACATCATGATTTTATCGAGCTCTTTTCTCGCTTCTATCACAATGAACTGGCGTGAAAGAATATCTGCCGCCAATTTTTCTGCTTCATATTCATCTTCTGTATTTGACAGAATATTTTTTAAGTTTCTGATTTCGCTTTTATTGCGGCGAATTCTATCTTCTAAGCGTTCGATTTTATTCATCATAAAACCCCTTTCTCTTAAATTATTGCAATAAAAAAGCACCCCGCATAATTGCAGAATGCTTGATTATTTGTATTTACTTTAGCTGAATATCGTCAATGGCTATTATTTTCTTTACATAATTGCCATTTTTCAGTTTTTCTAGGTTGATTTCTATTTTTACCTTTTCACCTTTCATATCTTTTAGTTCATTATATACCAGTTCATCGTCAACAGTGTAAGCAACACCGTCATAGGTGACTGTGACCTTGTATTCCGGTGGGTACCGCAACAAACTTATAGCTTTTTTAAGCGGCTCTTCCGGCCTTCTTTTACTCAGGTGATAAACGTCCGTAATAACACCTTCGCCGTTTATTCTTTTCCAATAAACACACTGAGTCGAATATGTTCTAAACGCAACTACAGCAACAACGACAAGACAAATAATAGCAATGATTTTCTTCTTACTCATCTTCTTACTCCTCCTTTTTGTTTATCTTATCATTTAATTTGCCGCCTGTCTATTTTCCCTTTTCGCTTCTTCAAGCGCCGTAACAACTAATGTATGAGACTGAGCAATAGCACAATTCGAACAGTTAATATGCAAACCTCTTGAGCAACAAATATGACAAGAATTTTCGAAGCTCCATTTTGCATAATCTATGTCGTATGCCTGCATTTGGTATTTCTGACCGATTTCTTCAAACTTCGTCATCTTCTCTCGCCTCCTTGTAGTCTCTTATTGTATCTGCAATAATGATTCCGACTGTCGAAATAAAAAACACAATCGCCGGAATTAAATATATTGTTTCATATGTATTGGCAAACGCCACACCAAAGTAAATCATGAGAATCATACTGATCAGCGATAAAATTTCCTTTTTCATGTTTTCCCTCCTGATTTTTGAGCATAAAAATAGCGCCGCTTTCCGTTGCGACGCAATAATCAAGCTATATTCAATTAATAATCTAAATCTTCGAAAAACCCATCATTTAAAAGGATATGCTTTAATGAATTAATCCTATCTCTTTCTTTATTTTTTGCTTTTTCTTCTTCCGGGTCATATATGTCTTTGAGTAATGTCTCCATAATGAACTCTAAATTTTTTTCAGTTTCTCTTGCGAGATGTTGAGAGTCTGTTAATTTAAGAACTTCTTTTTTATAGATGTCTTCATATTTCTGCTTAGTTGTATGTTTAAACACCATCCCTTTTTGAAGTTTAGAATCTATCTCGTGAGCTATATTTTCTATTCTTTTAGCAGTTGGAAGTTTCTTTGACCCCCCCACTCTCGCTGCACTTCTTTTTTTTTAAAAATTTTGGAATCATTCCGACTCTCCTTTCTTGCGTTCTTTCAGTTCTGTTTCTGTCTTATCGCATTTAACAAAAGTTATTTTTATGCTTTTATTTTCTGCGTCTTTAGGCAGCTCCACCACCAATTCCTCTCCAATTAATTGAACTCTTTGCTTTAAATACTCTTTCGCTTGCTCGACTTCTCCGTAATAAACTGCTTCGTAGAGAGCACGAATCTCTCTATTATCCGTCATAGAATCAAAATCGCAACTTCCTCTGTTTGCCATAATGCAGTTTTCGCATTTAACATGATTGCAATATATTTTAAGTTCTTTTTTCCTGCTTTTATTGTCGATTTCTTTATCTATATAATAATCAAGAACTCCTTTCTTTAAAAGTATTCTGCAAAGATGACGAGCTTCCGTTTCATTAATATCCCAAATCTGCGTCTTTCTATAAAAAGAACAATTCCCATCAAGAGGACAATACATACAATCATCTATCGATTCAAAAACACATAATGTAGCTAATATTCTCCTCATCTCTTTGAATTCCATCGGAGGAAGTTCCGGCAGATATTCTACTTCATTTATCTTTTCTGTACTCTCATTGGATTCTTCCGGTTCTCTTTTCTTCAATATATCAAATAATCCCATAAAATTTCCTCCTCTTATCTGGACTTGCTAATTATTTACTTTAAAATATACTCGCATAATATCATTTCGTCAACGAAATCAGTTTCTTTTAGTACTGTTTTCAGCATACAAAGCACCTTTTGTAATACATATGCATAGTCGGCTACATAATCATAGAACCCGCGAAGCAATTCCGTTATAAAGTCTTGAGCACTCTCTATGTGCTCTAGAGTGTCATTCACAAAATGTAGAACCTTCGAGCAGTCATCTGTTAAATTTTCTATTTCCTTTTTGGTGATTTCATAAACTCCGCACAAAGACATCTCGGGGTTATTGCGTAGAATCCATTCATAAGCACAATTCCCACGCGGAAGCTCTGCGACTGTCTCCGCCGATCTTTCAAAATCCCAAATATTCGAAAAGTACGTCGTTTTATACAACGAAAGCAATTCTTTTCTAACATGACATTCCATAAAAGGAGAATACTCTTCAAAATCAATTTTCCTTTCTAATTTCAGCCACGTTAGGTAGCTTTCTATCGCTTTTAATTCACCGTATGTTGCATCTCCAACTCTCTTTATTTTAAATAATCTTATATGTGAAATCATAATTTTCTCCCTATTCTAATGATACAATTCGAATTTTCATACTTCCATCATCGTAACGCTTTGTTTCTAATTTCCCTTTTGCGGTTTTGCCGATTTTATCCCGGTATTTGTAATACGTTTCTGAACTGCTAAGGGAATATTCCACAGAATCATACTCCACGACTGTATTGTATGACGCAGGAACAACTCTAATTGACGTTGTTTTCCCTACTCTTACTGGATATGAATAAGCCGATCTGCTTTCTGCATCCGTAATCTTCACCGGAACATACTCGTATTCTGTTGACACGCATTTTTTGCAGCCAGTTAACGTCATAGATATGATTACTGTTGCAAAAATCGCTACCAATATTAACTTCATGGGATTCATATTATTTCTGTACGCCATCGTGCTTTTCTCCCTTCTCTTCTGCAAAAACTATTGTAACGCTATCAATTTTTCTACTTGAAGAAATTTTAATCACAGTTTCGTTTTCCGCTGAATTCTCCAATATAACTGATGGAGTATTTTCCAAATTTGCTTTGCCTTCTATTCTTACTTTGGTGTCTGGTTTCTCATCTTCTCCATGATTCTGCACGTATTTCAGTGCTTTTTTGCAAACTCTCTCTATATAGGAATCAGCGACATCTGGTTCGCCGAGATTAATATTACGATTGCATATATCATTCGCAGCACAACTAACACAGCTATGTTTTTTGCAATATTCCAAGATTTCTTTTCTCTTTTTCATTATCGCATCAAAGTTTCTATGAATAATTTCTTCTTTATCAAAGCAAGAACAATCCCGGACATCAACAAGAGCACAATTTTTGCACCCGTTATAGCAATGTTGTTTAAGCCACTGTATCTCATAAATCAGCTCCTTTTTATCTTCTCTCTCCATTTCATCTGTCTCAAAAATTAACGCATAGTATATTTCAATTTCTTCTTCATCCATACTGTTAAAATCACAGCACAACAATTTAAAAAGACATCCTCCACATGAAGTTGCTTTGCAATATGAAATCAACTCCTGTCTCATGTCTTCAATTCCAAGAAGATTATTTGTTGCCTTTAATCCCATTTCTCTTCCTCCTTCACCGAATCGAGATTGTTTCCCTTGCTAAATTGCGGTACCACCCTATTTCTCGTTTGCCTTCCGATTTAGCGGATGAACCCGTTATCTACTACCGCGACTACATCATCCGTGTAATTGCTATTCGGATTCCATATACAGTAGCTAGTAACCCGTTTACCCTTTTTAACTCGCCGGTTATATGTGATATACGAGCCTTTTGTCGTGATTCCCCAACTTCGCCGTTTGCCTTGCAGATTTCTCCTTGCGTTTGACTTCAAAACTTCAACATAAATAATCCGCTTTCCCTTGCGAGTTCGCAGCTTTATCATGTTTGTTTTCCCTTCTGGAACGAACCGAACTTTATAACCCGGATAATGCCGCGAAATATACGTCGTTGCAACGGATAAATCCTTGTTTGTATTCGCTTTTACGGTTACCGGATTAAGTGTAAACATCATAATAGCCGCCAGAATAAACAATGCTCTCCGCATTGAAATCCTATTCATATTTTCTCTTATCTCTTTTCCTGTAATTGCCTGCATAAAAGTATTGTCCATTTGTCTTACCTACCTTTCCCATTCGTATGCACTGCCGTCATTTGTATAGATGATTAATGTGTTTCCATCTACTTCAAAATCTGTTACAGTATTCATATTAATTGTGTCTTTTGTATTTCCGTTGTTAAATACTTCTTCTGTATTTGCTTCGGATTTTTCGGCGTTTTTAGTTCCCGATTTTTCGGCAGTTATAGCTCCCGATTTTTCGCTTGTTGACTCCTTCATGTTTTCCGTTGTATCTTTTTCTACACTTTTGCTTTTGCTTTCGGTTGTTGCAATAGTTGTTTCCGCCGCCGCTTTGACTTCCTGCTTTTTGGTGTTCGCAGTTCCAAATCCTGCGATAACTAATAATGCTACTAATCCAATTCCGCAAAATAATGATAATAACTTCTCTAACATTTCTCTTATCTCCCTTCTGAAAAGGCGGAGTATTCCCCCGCCCGATTGTTGCGATTACTCCTCTTCGCTTTCATCGTCATTTTCAACGATTTCAAGTCCAAATCCGAGTTCTTCAATTTTTGCTTTATCCATATAGATACCTACCTTTCCGGCTATTCCTGCCGGAGTTTATGGAGTCTTATAATCTCACTTCCTTTCTATCGGATTCCGTTTGCTACCATTGAACCAACAACTCCAGTCCAATAAGCTTCGTCCGTATAACCGCGGAAATTCAGAGTTTCTGTTGTTGTTCCCGGAAGGTCACGCTGCCCTCCAGTTCCCTTTTTAGCTTTTCGCTCGTGTTTCATCCAATTCGCATAATTTTCGCCCGCCGGGTCATAAGCTCGTCTTGTACGCTTTCGCCCAGTAATGTTAATAGCGTCATAAACGCTTAAGGACAGTGAATTTCTACCGATAATGGTGTCAGACCACTCGTCTAAATCCGGGTCATAACACGATAATCGCATGTATTGGAGATTCTTCTTCTTGCCGATAAATGAAGATAGGTGAGTATAAGCCCAGATATAGCCATTCCTGTCAAATACCACAATAGAATTTTTTGGCAGCTGAAAGTCTTTGAGCTTAATCGCTACTAAAAGCTGAATCATCTGCCACTTTCGTCCGGCTGTATGCTCTAATACGTCGCAGTGTTCAAGTACTTCTTTCAAGAACTGACACTGAAATGGCGTAAGAACAAAGTTATAAAGTTGTTGCGTAGAAATGCTTCGCATGTAAAAGTTATTGTATTTCATACTATTAGCCCCTTTTCATGTATGATTGTATATGCTTATAACGCTACTTCCTGCAAGATAAAGCCGTATGACTTAGGATTGGAATAGCAAAGAGTTACTCTTGGAACGCCTTTTTCTCGGCAGACATTCAGGACTGTGATTAGTTCGGGTGTCGGATGCTCAAGTAAGATTCTTAAATGAACGCACTCATCAAATGTCTTGCTATTGCTGAGATAATCTTTTTTGCGGCAAATGTCCATAAGGCGGAAAAATATCATCTTTTTGATTAATCGACCGCTAAAATCGCCGCGTGGATTAGTGAAGAAAAAGCCGTCTGTAAACGGAAACTTGTCTTTGTTGTTGTAAAGTGATATTGTTAACTGTTTTTCGTGCATACTATTAGCCCCCTTTCGTGGATTTTGTTTTCGCATTAAACGTGACTCACAGGAATTTTTTGTAATAAAAAAAGAGCGTATACGCTCCTGTGATTGCACGCTAAAAAGAGCTGACCGAAGCCAGCCCTATTCATGATTGCAGTTATTCACTTAGATGGTTAATTCTGTCATTACGCTTTTTGCTGGTGCGTCCAGAGGAATGTGAAATAATGCACAAGCGATTGACTTATTAATGGACTTCTTACCCGCGTGAGTGATTTTTACAACGCCCATATTATCTCTAGTAATTTTGTCCGCTACGCTGTTCATTACAGCAACAGCCACTTTTTTCTTGATGTCGAATTTATATCGTCTTAAAACTTCTGTCTCTTTTTGCGTGTTGAACTTCTGTCCGATTTCAGTCAGCTTACGTTTACACTCACTAATAAGATTCTCGTCGTGACTAATCGCATATTCACGGGCAATCTTGAACACTTCTTCATGACCGCCAATAGAATAAGTTCTAAGTTTACACTTATCCCCGTCGTATACGGCTTCACGAGTGTTTTTACCCATACTAATGCAATAGTAAGCACACTGTGGCTCAATAGCTCGAATCTCATCTAAACTACTAGCACATTCCAGCTCAACTTTCTCGTTATTGCCAGCCTCATTGACAACATTCACGCAAGGCAAAGTGATAGTCTGGTTACTCATAAAATCATCTAACTGGTTGAGAAGTGCCGCTTTTTCAAAGTCCGCAGACTCATACTCGTGACTTTCGTCCGGCGTGAGAATATAGTTCATCTTTTTGATAGCCGCCGTTGTCAGCTTATACCGTGACCAGAACCATCTTTCAAGCCCAGCTTTTTCGCCGCTTGCTAAGATAGTATTTACGCCCCTTGCAAAAAGGTTGCTGTCTTTGATGTTTAAAGTATCGTTACTAACTTCTTTCGCTGTAAGTTCGTTGTTTTTGATGTTGAGAATTAACATAGTTACCCCTTTTCTACCTGTACTCTTTTCAGGATTTTTTTATTTTCCGGACATTTTGCCCGTGTTTTAAATAGTTTCAAATCGTGCCAACATGCCCGCCATTTCTAACAGGTCTTTTCTAGTGGAACTGCCCGTAAAATAGGCAGACTGGTTGCGTAGTTTCCCGGCTTTCGTTTGAATTTTCCCGTATAGACGTTACACGCCCACTACTACTCCTACGGTATATACACCCGAATAAAGCGGAGTTGTGGCTACACCACAAACTGGTAGTATGTGACCCGTATCTTGACGGGATTTTCTTAAAGGGATTGAATCCCTTTGTCGTAAGCCCTTTGTCTTTCGACATCGCTAATATATGATAGGCAAAACAGAAGTCAATACCTCTTTTCAAAAATTTTTCACGGTTCTCAAATATGGCTTATTTATGCGGTATTTTAAAGGTTTTAAACATAGAAGAACCATCACAAATTTAGATTTGTCACAGTTTTTATAGGGGGTGGCAAAAACCTTTGATAGAGCTTTATTTTTAGCGGCTCTAGGTGGTTAGTCCCCATAAACACTGACCTAAATTTTTGACAAAAAATACTCCACCTACCACCCGTTCTCCCCTCCCATAATCACTATTCCAACTCCCACTCCAGACTCAAAATTTTTCAAAAATATCCCATCGACCATGCTATCGTTTTTTCTTTGTTATTGCGGTTAGAAAATCTACCTACGCCACCGCAAAATTCGACTTATCCACAAGTTATCAACAACATTTCAACCATGTATTTTCTGAATTTTCTTAAGTTTTTCAATTTTGCTAAAAAGTTATCCACAATTTCACATTTTTCAGAAAAATGAATTATATTCAATGATTTCCTGCAAACATTTTTTATTGCAACAACCTTCTTCTCTCCTTTTCAAGAATCATCCTGTTAGGAGTTATCTATAGTAAGAAGCTTCCTCTCGTGAATTGACGTTCTATATTTAGAGAACATTTGGATGAATTCGCAGAAAAAAGATAATTACGTTCGTATTCTATAGACTATATATGAGTGCAGTCTTTTTATTTTGTTGTTGCGCGGATAATGAGCACAGTAATTGTCTAATATCTCGCCGTAACCGTCAGATGGCAGAAAAATTCTGTCCGTTTTCAGAAGTATATAGTGCGACGCTCGTGGCTCGGCATTTTCTAGCCGAAAACACGAAAATCCGCTTGGCGAAACAATGTCTTATCTTATTAAGTCTTATATTAATAGGTCACATTCTGGTGACAAAAACATGACATCTCGACTGTGCTTATCTGGGGGTCATGTCACAAAATTGTCGTTCCAGACTGAATCACCCATGTTTGCTGGGCAAAGTACGTCTGGCACGAAAAGAAAGGAGAATTCTATGGAGTATTTCGTAAAAATTCCGAACAATTTTATAAAATGCGATATTGAAAAAGACTTTGACGTAACACCTTCGTTCTATGTCGTATATTACTTGCTAAACAATAATAGAAGCATTAGAAACCAAAGCTTTATATCGATTAAAGAAATCATGGATATATATTCTGCAAAATGTACTTCTAGAAAGCCCAAAATTTTCAACGATATCGTTAAATCAATAAATAAACTAGAAGAATTAGGTCTTATACGCTCACTCAATACACCGTCAGTTTTAAGATATGAGTCGTTTTTGAAATATCAGATTTGCGACGCTTTTGATCCATCGTGTGATTTTACTATTTTTACTGAAAAAGAGCTCTTAAATATCATGAAGATTGACTCTGCAATAACCAAAGATACTCTTCTTCGTGTCTATCTATATATAAAAGCAAATATTATAAAAAGATCATCCCATCAAGAGGAAATGCTAGAAAATCCCGAAGCATTTTTTAAAAATATAAAAGTATCCGCAGAAGAAATTGGGATTCATTACAATACTTTTTACGGCACAATAGAAGAACTTTGTAAAGGAGAAAATCCATTATTGATAAAAAGTAATATAATCCATCGCTCCAGCAAGAACAGTCCTATATGCTCTCCTCGAGTTATTGTTATTAATAAGGTGGGTTGGAAAAAAGAACTACAAGGTGCTGTCTCCATCCTTAAAAATAATCCCGGATGGGAAAGAGAACTTCTCGCGGCAAACGCACTGCTAGAAAGAAAGTGAGCCTAAATTCAAAAAAATCGCCCCGTTTCTGAGAAGTATATAGTGTAAGCAGCAACGCCACAAGAAAGGAACACAATCAATGACAGATACATATAAAAAAGAAAATGTAAACAAAAAGTTAACCATTAAATCAAGAGATTGGCTACATCGGGAACAATGTACTATCTTCGAGGAGTCAGATGCTCCTGGAGCTATTATCAATCAGATAATCAAAGATAACTTATTTGATATGCAGTGTATGATTAACATTCTTGAAAGAGATACTGAGGATTTAGAGGAGGATTTATATGCTTAGATACAGCAATCAGGGACAGACTATTTCTATTAACTTAAACGACGATTACCAGATTTATGCAATGGCTAGATGGGACAAGAAAAGCTCTTTATATATTGCAGAAATGTATATTTCCAAAAAAGAGACAAATTCTTTTCTACATTTCATCGATAGCTTCACTATCTCATGCGAAAGGATGGATTTATTTATGAGGTTGACTAAAGAAATATCAGAAAGGTATTCCAACACAGGATTTTCTGACGAAATTTCGGAATACGAAAACATTCTAAATGCAATTACGACAGGCTATAAAGACCATTAATGTGCGAATTTTGTAAACAGCCAAAATGTCCACCGGAATGTCCTAATTACTCTCACTCGAGATTTTATGAGCAATGTCATTATTGTGAGGGAGATATTTTGCCGGGCATGGAATACATAGAAACCTATGCGGGAAATTACTACCATTATAATTGCTTCAAGTGTTTAACAACAGATGAAATCTTAAAAGAAACCGACTTAGAAGTTAAAACCGCAGAACACTACGACTGGAGGTAGCAATATTAGCGAATTCGGAATTAAAATAAAAAACATTAGTGCAGGAATGCTTTATGATGTTAACTTAGGTATTAGAGATTACTTTACTTACACAGATGCAATGCTCAACAATAGCTTATTCAGTTATTTTCTTCAAAAAAATGGCATGAAAGTGTATAAAGGCGAATCCACTAGAGACGTTATTTGTTTAGATTTTGATTTCGGAAGTAGGTCGTATGAAGACGAGAAAAAACGACTGAATAAAATGATTAAGAATGCAGCAAACGATACCGAAAGAAAAAAGCTTGAAAAAGTTGTTGCAAAGATTGAAGGAAACAAAGAAAAATATGCTCCTAAAAAACGCGGAGAAATTCGAGAACAGTTTTATGAAGAAGGAGTTTCAATCACATATACTACCAAGAAAAAAGACGGAAGTATTAAAAGTTCTCAGACAATCCGCTACCGCATGCTCTATCGCACAAGCGCAAAAGCAAAATCTGGGCAGGTAATTTTCATTAATGAAAAACTTTACGATAAGGCTTACGACTGGCTCACTATGGGGCTTGGAGATAAAATGCCAAAAAATGACGCGAAAATTGTTGAAATGTCCGCTTATGCCCCACTCACAACATCTACAATCGTAGATACAATTCATATCCCCGTTGAAGATATTTTAATATTAAAAGATCAAGATTCATTCTTCAAAACAATCGCAAACGTGGTTTACGCCGAAGAATACGAAAAGAAATCCGGCAAAAAGACTGTTAAATCCAAAAAATGTCTCGTGAAGCAGGAAGAACGTGAGGTAAAAAATACCTTATGGGACGGAATGGGTATTATTGAATCTTCTTACCTCCCACAATCTATTAATGGCATGGCCCTATTAAGACAGCACATGTTCAAAATGTGTGGGTTTAGAGGGCATATTCAGAAGTTTTTCGTGGATTGGTGCTATGAAAACGGTCATGATTACTATACATATCAAGTTCCAGACATGTTTGGCAACATGCATCATGTGAAGGACATCAAGATTATTACGACTGATAATGCAATAAAGTGGCGCAAGTTCATTGATATTATGGGTGGAACTCCAGCCAAGGCATACGATTACTGGATGGATAGAATCAAAGCTGACGGGGAAATCTGGGGAATTGTAAAAACCGACCATAAAAGTAAGCTCGGAGATTTGCAGCAGATGAGTTATCAGATGATTAATACTCTTCCCTGTGGTCGGGATGACGTAAGAAATATTGCTGATAATAGTATTTCATATGTCGAAAAGCTCAAAACAGATGGAGCTGAATTTGAAAAGTTCTTGCGAAAAAACGCAAATGCGGTAAATCACTATGAAATGCTTGCTGATTTGTACTCTCATAATCCTGATTTTGCAGATAGCACATGGTTTAGGCACGAGAAAAAGAAGATTATTTCTGAATATGTATTCAGGCTTAGGACAGGGAAAATAACTGTCAACGGAGATAATCTTACTTTGTGCGGAAACCCTTACGCTCTCCTGCTTCATTCTGTTGGTGAGGACTATAGAGAAGACCCTAGCTTTTCTGATGAGGATGGAGCAATACAATGTTATACCCCGAGATTTAAAGATGACGAGTATTTATGCGCTTTTCGAAATCCGCATAATGCTCCGAATAATATATGTCACTTACATAATGTTTACAGTGATGTTATGGAGAGATACTTCCCATTTAGCGAAAATATTATTGCGATAAATAATATCTGTACGGATGTGCAGGATCGCGCGAATGGATGTGACTATGACTCAGATTTTTTCTTTGTAACAAATGAAGAAACTATGGTTAAATACGCCGAAATCGCATATAAGAACTATCCTACCATTGTAAATGACATTCACGAAAGCGGGATTACATACGCAAATACCAAGAAGGCATACGCCGAAATGGATAATAAATTTGCAAAATCGCAGCTTGGAATTGGATTATCCAGTAATTTAGCTCAGCTCGCAATGACATATTACTGGACGGAACTTAATAAAGAGAACCCAAATAAAGAATTACTTAAAGAACTTTATGATAACTTCGTTATTCTCAGCGTGTTAGCACAGTTAGTAATCGATAGCTGCAAGAGGACGTTCGAAATCGACGCTATGGAGGAGATTGACAGAATTCAGCGAATGGACTGTATGTGCAAAACCGCAGAAATAGAACTCGAAGATGGATCTACCGCAACTGTAAGACGAGATTTTCCTCATTTTATGAAATATACTAGGAATGTTCCTACCACCAAAAATGGGAAAGAACTGCCCCAAGGAACTATTTCGAATAACAGAAAAAAACTCAACGACAGAATCAATGAAGACCTTGTTTGCCCAATGAACTGGCTGCAAGAATGGCTCGACAAAATACAGAACTTGGTTTCAAGAGGAACCATTCCGACAAATGACTTCTTTATTAAAATGAAGGGAACGGCGAACAACCGCCAAATGTCTAAAATACGAGGTATTGTCGAGGAATATGACCGCATGATTAAATCGTATTACGCAAAATACGGCGGAACGGAGGAATATATTGAAAAACTAATAGAAGAATCTGATTTTGTAGTAGAACAGCTAAGAAAAGTCAAAATCGGTAATGCAGTAACTATAAATCGTCTTATCGAGGTAGCCCTTGGCCTTAATGCTCCGGCAAAAAACAAGAAGCTGGATTATAAGCAAGGAACTAAGTACACTCGAAAGATGCTGAATCTACTCTACAAAATGGATAGAGAAAAATTTCTCGCAAATTTTGTTCGAAAAACTACTTAGTTGGCTCAAAAAAACAGGCTCTAAACCCGCATAAACACTGGGTTTCGTAAAATGCAAATGCGTCCGTTATATGGAAGGGGTACGAGCTTGGCGGCTCTCCCTCCAATTTGCGAATGTACAAGGATTAATCGGAGGATTTATTTATGGTATTAAAAGAAGCTTATAGATACATGAACCATTTAAATTCACTCATCGCTGAAGCAGAACTTCACCTTTACGAACCTGCTTTTACAACAAAGAAAAAGGAAACCCACAAAAAAAGTGCGGCAATTTCCTCTGAAAAAGATGAGGTCATTGAAAACGTCAATTTATATGATGTTCCGTTTTCTGTTGCTGATGTGATTGACTTTATTGTTGAAGCACTTAATCAGAAGTCCCTTCTTTCTCATGCAATTACAGAAGCAAAAAAGAATACTCCTATTGACATCAACGATAGTATTTCTATCAACAAAACAACTCAGGAATTTATCAATATTTTAAATATGCTGGGTAAAAAGAAACCTAGCGAAAGAACTGTTAAGCAGGTAGGATACACTTTTAACGCCGAAGGAAACCAAGTTCCTTACAAATACGATGTAGATGAAGTAACTTCAATTAACTATGACAGGAAAGTTGTAAAGAAACTGGCGAAGAAACTGTCTTCAGAGTGTGATGCGGTTTCAACAAATTTAGACGCAATCGAAATTGAGACAATTGTAGACTATTCTCCTATTTGGGATTTATCTGATTCATTAGAAGATATCTTAACAGAAGAATAGCCATTATGCCGCCGTTTGGCGGTTAACCTTCGGGTTATAAAACGAGAACTGAAACTGATTTGTAATGGTCGGTCGGTTCAGTCGCAGATGAACTATGAGGCTGCGGAGCAATCATGCTAAAATGATATTCACTGCTTGCAGTGTCTTACAAAAAACAAGATTTCAAATAATGGGTTTTATTATTCAATAAAAATTGGTTTAGAAAACAGCGAGTAAAAGATGACTTGTCATTTGCTTCGTTATTCGTCCCTCCTGATATTTCCCCATCTTGTTCTATTTATATCTCTATATCTCTTTCTTTCTAAAATCGCTTCGTCCAATAGTTATCCTGAGCAGGATAAACATTTCTTAAAGTATAAAGGATGTACTTATATTATTTTAATTATACATGGAAAATATTTTGACGTACATAAAAAATATTGATTGAGATTACGATGATTTTTCAGTTTTCATTTTATAGCCCGAAAAGCATTTATCTATTTCCCGTCGTAAAGCACTATGGACATGCGCCAGTCTGTAAAACTGGTGACTTCGGTCTGGCTTGGTTCGATTCCAAGAGGCGGGATTTTGCAGGGTAGCAAAGTTCGGTATTGCGCGGTCACACAGCAAATCATTAGACCGAGACGAAGGTTCAAATCCTTCCTCTGCAATTATCTTATTTTAGGAGGTCACTAACATAATTCCAATTACAAAAAATGAAGCAAAACATATGTCCAGTCTTGGATATAAGTATAAGTCAGACATTATGAGAACGCTTAATGGTCGAACTTATTTTCTTAAAGAATCAGATATCCTTATTAAGAAATTACGGGAATATCGAGAATCTAGAACTATCAAGGAAAGTTGGTAAAACTTATTGGATTATACTCTATTTTTTGATACCAATGCTCTTCTGAATCTTCAAGAACAAGCGTTTAAAGAGAAGTTTGTTATTGCTCAAAAAACTCTTGAAGAAATTGAAAGCATTAAATCTTCTTTTAATAAAGATGGAGAAGTAAAATATAAAGCTCGTAAGGTTGCTCATCTGCTAAACGACCGAGAGTCAGATTATGAAGTAATTCCTTACAGTCCAGAAATTCAAAACATTATTCAATTACATTATTTAGAAGAAACACCTGACAATATTATCCTCGCAAGTGCGTATTGCTATGATAATGCAGTAAATAAAGTCATTGTTGTTTCCGATGATTTAAACTGTAAATTCATCAGCAAAAACATCTTTGATTTAACAACAAAAGGTATTGACGATATCAATATCGCAAAGAAAATTGAAAATTATAAAGGATATAAAGACGTTACTCTCTCTGATGAGGAAATGTCTTATTTTTACACTCATCTTTCGGAGAATATTTTTGAATGTATCTATGGAGAGTATTTAATTATCCGAAAATCTGATGGAGAAATCGTGGACTACCGCAAGTGGAATGGGCAGAATTATGCCGCGCTATCATATACACGCGTAAACAGCAATTTTCTTGGGAAAATAAAGCCAATTAATCCAGAACAAATTTTAGGTTTTGATATGCTACAAGACGATTCTAAAACTATAAAAATACTGGCAGGAAAAGCCGGTAGCGGTAAAGATGCTATTATGATTGCAAATGCAATAAAGATGATTGAAGACGGAAAATATGACAAGTTAATCTATGTTAGAAATCCCATTTCGGTACGAGATGTTAGCGAAATTGGTTTTCTTCCGGGTTCAGAGGAGGAAAAATTAAGCGTGTTCTCTCGCGCTCTCGCAGACCACTTAGGCGGGATCGAGGGGCTAGAAATGCTCATGTCTTCAGGTAAGGTAGAAATAGAGCATCTTGGTTTCATCCGAGGAAGAGATTTAAAGAATGCAATCGTTTATTGCAGTGAAGCAGAAAATCTTACAAAAGACCATGTTCAGCTTTTAATAAGTAGAATCGGAGAAGGTTCGTCTTTATGGATGAACGGAGATTATAAGTAAGTGGATAGTCCAACTTTCCGAATGAACAATGGATTATTATCTGCAATTCAAAAACTTGCAGGAAATGAATCATTTGGATATGTTCAACTTCAAAAGACTGAAAGAAGTAAAACTGCCGCATTAGCGGATTTATTAGATTAAAATAAAGGAATCACAGGAGAACTATATATGGATACAATTTTAATTCCACCATCAGTATTTGACAGCGAAAGTGAATCTTTTTTCCCAGACCCACAGGATTATACCTATTGGGAAGCAAGAGAGTCTCGCATCTTCTATATTGATTGGGAATTAGATGAAATTTATAACGCTGTAGAATTATCAAAAATCATTATTCAGATGAATGTAAAAGAAAAAGACATCCCAAATAAAAACCTAAAGCCTATTTATCTTTTTATTCACTCTTATGGAGGAGATTTAGACCAGTGTCATACCCTTATAGATATTATCTGTAGCAGTAGAATTCCTATTGTTACTGTCGCAATGGGTGTTGCTATGTCTGCAGGTTTTATGATTTTTCTGGCAGGACATAAGAGATATGCGTTCAAACATTCAAACTTAATGGTACATAAAGGACAAGCGTCTATCTCCGGAACACCAGACCAGATTGAGCAGGCACAGAAGAATTATAAACGTCAGTTGAACGATATGAAGGAATTTATCCTTGCAAGAACAGAGATTCAAGAAAAAGTTTTTAATAGGAATGCAAATAAAGACTGGTTTCTTACAATTGAAGAACTTGAAAAATATAAAGTTGTAGACAAAATTATTGATAATTTTACAGATATCTTTGCAGATACTTGTACACTGGAGGAGATTTTTTAATGGCAAAAATTTATACAAAAGTTAGAACCATTACAGATACAATTAAAATTAAGAAAGGTACTATTTCTGAGGATGGAACAAAAATCAGCTTTGTAGAAGACGATGTTGATTATGAAGTTCCGATTTCAGATGTTTTCAAGCCGTTTAGAGGGCAAGACTTCTCTCTCACTCTCACGTCAAAAGAAGAGCGTGATTTAGAAGATTAGGAGGCACTATGGTAGATTTACGTGTGCTTCCAGGCGAAAATGCCGAAAAATATCTTTGGAGAATCGGACAGGCAAAGGATTCTGGCGAACTCGCGCTCGGCTGGAACGAGATTTCAAAATTGATGAATGAAAAATTCATTGATGATGAAATCGACTATAAGGGCAGCAGCGCATGGCGAAAAGATTATCGAACAACAAAAAAGTTTTTTGATGCTGGTGTTTTCGACAATTCCGACAAAGATAAAGAATTAAAAGACAAGAAACTCGAATTAGAAAAAGAACGAAAAAAATTGCAGACAGAAAAAATCGAGTATAATCGCTGGATTAGAGAAGATGCTCGAGATGAGATGATTTTAGAAAGTATCTGCAACGCTATGAAGACTATTCCAGCTATTTCACGCCCGCGTCCTATATTTATTCCTCATAATCTTTCGCAAGAGAAGGAATATCTTTTATGTATTGCTGACGCACATTATGGAGTAGAGTTTACATTGCCAGATTTATTGGGCAACAACATAAACGCATATAGTCCAGAGATATTTGAAAATAGAATGTGGAAACTTCTTGATGAAGTTATTTCTATCATCAGAAAGGAAGACATCTCTCATCTGAACGTATGGGAACTCGGAGACGGAATTGAAGGAATTTTAAGACTTACATCTCAGCTAATGAAGCTTAGATATGGAATTATTGACTCTTCTCTTCGTTATGCAAATTTCTTGGCAAGCTGGCTACTCGAACTTAGCAAATATGTAGAAATATCTTTTCAGATGGTAAAAGACTCGAATCACTGCCAGTTAAGAATCTGTAATGCAAAGAAAAACGCGTTTCCAGAGGAAAATATGTCTAAAGTCGTTTTGGCGTTTTTAAAAGAACGCCTTAAAGATGTTGACAGAATCACAATTTCAGAAAATCCGACTGGTTTTACATTTGATAATTTTTGCGGCTCATATACTCTCGGCAATCACGGAGAAATGAAGAATTTCGCAAGTTCTGTAAATGATTTTGAAAGACTATATAATCAGCAGGTAGACTATGTTATCTGCGGACATGTACATCATTTCAAGGCGGAAGAAGTCGGAAAAAATTCTGAAGTAATCGCATGTCGTTCTATTATGGGTGGAGACCCGTATGGCGCATCTCTAAATAGAGTTTCTAATGCAGGCGCATCGTTATTCGTTTTCGAAAATGGAAAAGGAAAAACCTGCGAATACACAATTAAATTAGATTAGATAATTTGAGGGAAATATCTCCCTCTTATTTTATACAAACAAAAAAGGATTTAAAAAGGAGAAAATTATTATGGTAAGAAAAAATGAATTTATTACAGCAATCGTAAAAAAAGTTGACGGATTAACAAAGAAAGATACAGCAATTATCTTAGATGCTATTTCTGAGACAATTACAGAGTGTCTTGTAGCTGGCGGCAAAGGAGAAAAGATTAATCTTCCGGGACTTGGTTCATTAGAAGTAAGAGAAAGAGCTGGACGAGAAGGAAGAAATCCTCAGACTGGCGAAAAGATTGATATTCCTGCAAAGCTTTATGTGAAGTTTAAAGCATCTAAGGCTTTTAAAGACGCTATCGCCGAATAATGGAGGATTTATGAGATTTATAGATTTTGATTCTATGTCAGATTTCGCTGAAAAGCTTATCCAGGCATCTGTATCTAGTGGCGACAAAAATCGTTATTGCGGAGTTGCTGTATGCAATTACGAAGTGGCCACTGGGCTTCTCGAAGAATTAGCAAAACGTAGTCAAAAATTCAGACACATTGATTTATCTGCTCCCGAAGTATCTGGCTATCTTAAAGAATATGCCATTATGGTGACAGAAAAAGGAATTTACTGCGAAAAAATGTATAAGCCGAATAATATGCGCCTTAATTTTAGAGGTTGTACTATTCCGGTATATGTTCACGGAGAATGTTTTGACGAAATTGAAAATCTTGTAAATAAAGATTCTTTCGCGTTCAACATTATCCCTAAAGAATATAAGAAAGCAGAAAAGCAGCCGGATAACACTGCTCCTTCTGTTTACAGATTAATCTGGGAAAACTTTAGTTAATCTTAGATTATATTGAATTTTATAGAGCGGAAGCCGCTCTTTATTGGCTGTTGGCGAAACGGAAACGCAACGGAATTTGACTCCGTGAATTCAGGGTTCGAATCCCTGGCGGCCAGTATTTAATTGATAGTGATTTATAGAAATGCAAATATCGGCATTTCGGCAAAAGGTGTTCATGTACCCTCTTGCCATATAGACCACTATCACTAGCCCTTGGCTATCCTTGTGATGGTCGAGGGCATTTTTTGGCTTTTTTACAGAAAGGATGTGATTCTTCTGGCAACTACACAAACAAAAACTCGAGGCAAAGGAAAGAATCCTCCTGTTGCGGAAGTTCGTGCCGAAAATGAAAAATTAAAAGCTGAATTAGAACGTATTAAAAATAGTGCCTATTGCCATATGTGTGACAAACACAGGTCGAGAATATATTTTTACGAAAATTATGATCCTCGGAGTAAAGGAAAAGTCTCTCCTATTTGCATCGACTGTGCAAGAAAAATTGCCATGCGAACAGACGATAAAGGGATTGAGCATTCTCCAACAAAAGAGTCCCTAATCGAAGCGTTAAGATATGTAGATAAACCATTTTTCGAATCACTATACAATTCCAGTATTGAAGAATCAAAAAATGAATTTTCTGGACAGACACCGAAAACATTTTACGGTTGTTACATGAAGAATATTCAAATGCCACAATATCGGACGTACAGATTTAAAGATTCTGACATATTTCAAATACCGGATTCTTCTCCAGAAAAGGAAATTGACGAGCAAGAAATGATTGCTTCTAAAGAGGGATTAGATGTGTATGATAGTTTTCAGAAAAACAAAGAAGATGTTATCCGATTATTAGACTACGATCCTTTTGAGCAAGAATCTGTGAAAGACCAACCACTCTTATACTCTCAACTTCTTGGAATGTTAGATGCTGACGGAGAAGGAAATGACGACATGATGCGAATTGCTTCTTGCGTGTCTATCGTTAGAAGCTTCTTACACCAGTCTAAAATCGACGATGCAGTAACGAAAATGATGATAGACCCGCTAAGAATAAAGGATAATTCTGCGAGTATAAAATCACTGGAATCCAGTAAAGGTGACATTACTAGAAATATCACAAATTTAGCGGCAGAAAGCTGCATCTCATTGAAAAATAATAAAAATGCAAAAAAAGGCGAAAATACTTGGACTGGCAAAACAAAGAAAATGAAAAACCTGAATCTTCGAGAAAGCGAAGTAAATGGGTTTGATGTTTGGACTTGTCGGGGTATGCAACAGGTTATGGAGATGAGCGACGCATCTATTATGAAGCAGCTTAATCTTGATGAGTCTGAATGGTCTGATATTGTTGCCGAACAGCGAGTGTTGCTTAGAAAAACTCAAGAAAATTGTCGGCAATACGAAGAAATATCGCGAATTTTGCTTAGAGAGAATATTGATTTAAAGGATTTATTAAGAGAACATGATTTGTTAGAAGAAGATAATCTTGTTGACTTAGATAAACTATATTCTTGTTTCTCTGGCGAAAATGAGGAGGCTGTCTCAAATGACAATCAATCCGAAAGCTGAGAAAACAATCAATGAAATTTATTCAAAAGTAAATATCGAAGATTATAATATTAAAATTTCCGACAAAAAGACTTTAAATGAAAAATATTTAAAAAATATATTCGGCGAAGCAGACAATAATACTATCTACGTTCGTCCGGGAATATACGCCATGTCTACTAGAAAAATCGAATCTCTCATTGCTCTTGCCGAAATCCAAAGATATTATCAAGCAAATCCTGTTCGGTTTATTGATGACTGGTTCAATATCGAACTGCTTGACGCGCAAGCATATATCGTTCAAAGGGCTTGGGTATGTCCAAATGTGTTACTGGTATGTAGTCGTGGATTTGGTAAATCTACAATTACAGATATTATCATTATGGCAAAAGATATGCTGTTTTCAAATTACTGGAGCTATATTGCTAGTGGTTCTGGTAGTCAGGCTGAACAGACTTTTACGACTCTTGAAAAACTTGCGAACGATAATATTGATAGCATGATGGGTTCTACTGGCTATATTTTTAAAGATGAGGTCGAAGTTAAAAATGCCGCCGGAGACGGATTCAGTCATTCATCTGATGGGTTCTCGTACTCTCTCTACAATGGTTCAATGACGAAAACACTTAATAGTAACGTTGACAAGAAGCGCGGCGCAAGAGGCAACTTAGTTGTTTTTGATGAGTGTGGATTCTTAGACGCAGATATGATGCATACATATGCTGCTTTTGTCATTGTTAATAAAGGGTTTGCTACCGGAAAAGACAGAGATGGAAATTCGATAGACATAAATCGACTTCGTTCTATCCCCTCTCCTATTCCTAATCAGCTCTTTTATATTAGTTCCGCTTCAAGCGTGGATACTGAATTTTATAGGTTATACAGAGACTTCTCTAAGAGAATGATTATGGGCGACACCGATTATTTTGTTGCTCAAATTGATTGCGAGATTGTTTTGAAGCCAACAAAACGAGGTAAAGTTATCGCTCCTCTCTACTCTCGCTCTACTATCGAAGCAGCAATGAGAACCAATCCCGAAAAAGCTCGTAGAGAATATTATTGTGAGTTTACTACAGATGCTGGAGTTAATGCAATCGTTCGGCGAGGAGTTATTACTCGAAATGAAGAGACCCGTAAACCACTTCTATACAATGATACTGGCGACAAAAAATTCATTATTGCATATGACCCTGCTCGTTCACGAGATAATTCTGTAATTCTTGTATGTGAGGTATACGATTTTGTGCAGGTAAACGGAACTATCGATAAAAGAATGAGAATTGTTAACTGCATTAACCTTGTAGATGTCGGGAAAAAGATAAAATCCCCGATGCAGACACCAGATCAGATTGAATATTTAAAAAAAGTCATTCTTGATTATAATGGCGGAGCAGATGCTTATGGGAATATCTTGGCCGTATATATTGATGCAGGTTCTGGCGGTGGCGGTGTAAATATTGCGGACTATCTTATGCCAGACTGGACAGATAAATTTGGAATTGTTCATCGTGGCTTAATAGACAAAGAATATTCTGCTGAATACGTGAAAAAATTCCCTAATGCCGTAGATAAAATTCGTCTTATGTCTCCTGCTAAGTATAAATCTGAGATGTTTGAAGCAATGATTGAACTACTGAATCAAGATAAAATCAGCTTTACATCACAATATGATAATAAAAAGTATCTCACAGTATTTGATATAGACGAAGAGATGCTTCGGAAGCAAAAAGAAAAAATATCTAAGGAATTAAAAAAGAAAAAGCTAGACGAAAACGAATTCGAACGTCAATTAAGTGAAAAGATTAAAGAAATTCAATCGGTAAAAACAAAGATGATTAAGCTGGATTGGATGGATGAAATCGCTTTGGCAAATATTGATGCTTTGAAGGAAGAGCTTGTCAACATGGTTAGAAAAAAACGTGATTCTTATAAGGATTCATTTGAGTTAGCTCCTGAGAAAGCGAATAAAATGCATGACGATAGAGCCTACGTTTGTGCGATGGCAGGCTACGGATTAATGGAAGAACGCCGTAAAGCAATCACTCAAAGAAAAAAAGTTCCAAAAAAGAATCTCGTAGGGCAACTTACAATTCGAAGAGGAAAAGAAATTTCTTCATTTTAAGGAGGTGTGGCGATGCCACAAAATAAGGTGGACAACGCACCTGCTGCTCAACCAAGCGCTAGTGAAATGCGTAATTGGTATGAAGAGCATAAAAAACAGATTGAAAAATATGAAGACACAAATAATGCATTAAAAAATCTTAGAGATATCACAAAGTCTTCTTCTTACAGAACAATAAGTAATTATAGTAAGGAGACTGTTAAATCATATCTAAAAAATATCTCAAGCAATGAAAGCAATCTTAGAAATCTATCTCGTTTCTTATTTTATAGAAGCGAAGTCTATTACCGGCTCGTGAAGTATTATGCCGGACAACTTGATTTATCTATTCGTAGCGTTATCCCAAACTACAGTCTGACCGAAGACAATGATAAAGACGCTGTTTTACAATCTTTTGAAGAAACATCGAAAAAATTAGATGAGATGAATATTCAGTATGAATTTTTTAAAGCGGCTGTTGTTGCGTTAAGAGAAGATGCGGCTTATTACTGCGCTTATTATACCGAAGGAGAAGGATTATTTCTGCTCCCGCTCGACCCTGATTATGCAAAAATTCAAGGAGAATACAGTGACGGTTCATATGGTTTTGCTTATGACATGAGCTACTTTAGAAGAAATAAAGAATTCTTAGAGTATTGGGGAGAACCTTGGCAATCTATGAACAACGAATATGAAAGTACGGGAGAAAAATGGCAGACGGTACCAGAAGAATATGGCGTTTGTATAAAATTTAGAGCTGAAGACTGGGAAACTGTTGTTCCTCCGTTTGCTCCTATGTTCATAGATATTATTAATTTGCTAGATTTAGCAGAATATCAGGCTGTTCAAGAAGCCGCAAATATTTATAAGCTTATTTGGCTCGAAATGGAAACGCTTAACGGAACAAACGAGCCGGACGATTGGAAAGTAAATCCGCAAATCATGATTGAATATTTCGATCGTATGTTAAATGAAGCCCTTCCAGATTATGTTTCTGCCGCCATTGTCCCGGGAAAGTTGAAAGAAATTAGTTTCCCAAATGACGCTTCTACAGACGTAACAAAAGTTGAAAAAGCAACAAGTGAAATTTTGAATACTGCTGGAGGCGCTCAAGTTTTAAATTCTTCGACTGTTTCTGGTACTACTGCATTCACTGGCTCAATGAAAGTAGACTCCGAATTCGCCCTTTCTTCTCTTATTCCACAAATTGAAAGAATCGTAAATAGACTTCTTAAATATTATTGCTCCAATCCATGCAGAGTAAAATTCTTCGAAATTTCCACTTTTACGAAAGAAGAATACAAAAAGACTATGATGGAATCTGCTCAATACGGACTTCCAACTAAATTGATGGTAAATAACTTGAATGGATTCTCTGAAATGGATACTTTAGCTCTTAATTTTTTGGAAGAAGAATGTTTGGGATTATCCGATATCTTTAGACCTTTGCAGTCTTCTTATACTACTACTTCCGATTCTTCTGGTGGCGGACAGGCAAAAGACGATTCCGACTTAACAGACGATGGTGAAGCGAGCCGAGATAAAAGAGATAACTCTAATTAATGGAGGTATAAATGTCAAATTTTATTAAAACATCCTTTACAGACACCGCGGAACAGCTCAGAGCAATTGGATTTTGCGAAGTCCAATCCAGCGATGGGAAATATACATTTATAAATGACATCGAAAAGTTAAAATTCAACGACGATGTTATTGATAGAACAAAGATTAAATGCAGCAACATGCTATGCATTTAGTCTTCTCCTCTTTTGGAGATAAAAAATAAATCGAAAGGAGGATTGGATGAAAAAATTACTATTTATTGAAGATTTATATGAATTTTATTTCAGCAAATACAAACGTTCTACTCATTTTAGTTCAAAAAAAAGTGGATATCCACTCGTTGTTCAAGTGCGAGGAAGTCTATGTTTTGACGATGATTCTAATGAGAAAGCGGGTTTACTCTCCGTTCACTTACAATCATGCCACACAAACCTTAATGATAATGGTTCTTTTATAAGCGATGAAAATATGGAGAAATCTCTTTCCACTTTTAAAAATCGCCCCATTCTTGCATACATACACGAAGTAGATGGGCAGCCTGAATTTTACGGTCATAACATGCATGAAGATGAAAATGGAGATGTCGTATATGACGAATTTCCAATCGGAATTATTCCAGAATCTTGTAATGCAAAAATCGTATATGACGAGGAAAAAGGCAAAAATTATGTCGAAGTTGATGGCTATATATTCGAAGAATATTCGAAAGCAGCAGAAATCCTGCAGAGAGAGCAAGAATGTGCTGTATCTGTTGAGCTTTCTATTAATGAATTAAGTTATAACGCAAAAGAAAAATATCTCGAAATTGAAGATTTCTTCTTTTCTGGAGTAACTATTTTAGGGAAAACTCCCAGTGGACAACCAGTAAATCCGGGTATGCAGGGAGCAAATATTAGGTTATCGGATTTTGAAGAAAAGAATAATAGCTTATTTTCTAATTATTCAGAGCAGATATCTGAAATGCAGGAGAAGTTAGATACTCTTCTCTCTCATTTTGATAATAAAAATTCAAAGGAAGGAGGAAATATTAAGAATATGTTTGAAAAATTACTAGAAAAATACGGAAAAACTGTTGAAGACATCACGTTTGAGTATGACGGTTTAACTGACGAAGAACTTGAAGCAAAATTTGCAGAAGTATTCTCTGAGAAAAATCCTTCCAGTAAAGAACAGACATTTACAAAGTCTTTCGAGCTTTCTCATAGTGATATTCGCTATGCTTTATATAATTTATTATCCGCGTATGAAGATGCCGACAATGAATACTACTACATCAACGATGTATATGACGATCATTTCACATACGAAGGTTGGTATAACGGGAAAATCTACGGTCAGAAGTATTCTAAAGATGAAGACAATGTTTCTTTTACAGGAGACAGATATTCACTTCATAGAGAACTCTTAACAGACAGTGAATATGCTGAATTAAATGAAATGCGTAAGAATTATGCGGCTCTTGTTGAATTTAAGCAGAACACAGAAAATAAAGTTCTTCATGCAGAAAGAGAAAGCATTCTCATGAGTGAAAATTATGAAGTTATTGCCGAAAAAGATTCTGAAGGTAATTTCGCGAATGAAGATTTTGCGAAACTTTTTGAGGATATGGATAATTATTCATTAGAGAATCTAACAAAAGAAGCTAATGCCATTTTAGGCAAATATGCTATTAATAAGGCGACATTCGCTGAAAACGGCGAAGCCAAATGTAAGAAGCTCACCAAGTTTGGGAATGCTTCTAAGCCAAAAAAGAAAAGATATGGAAATCTTTTCGATTAATATCTGACAAAGTAATTGAGTGCCGGAAAGCACTCTTTTTTATTGCAAAAAATAAAGGAGGAACCACATGGCTATTAAATTTGCTGTAGACAAGCATACTGTGTGCAATCCTGGTAATTTACTCGCGAGTAAGTATGGAGAACATATGGTCAGCTTAAATATTACACAGGACACAGATAATGGACGAATTGTCAAAGTAGGCGAAATGGAAACTTTAGATGCGTACAAAGTTGAAGAGGCTAGCACTATCGATGCTTACATCTTCGATAAAAACGCTGACGGTACTTGGCTGGTTGTTGTAAACAAAGCAGAAGAACGTACCGCTTTAATCTATCAGAAACCATTAATTGATTACGAAAGCCCAAGAGCATTAACACAAATCTCTAACTTTTATAATGACCCAAAAGATGGCCCAGTTAGAGGATATGTTTTACATTCTTTAGACAGATTTTCACTGTCAGATGAAGGCTTTAGCGGAACACCAAAAAAAGGCGGCAAAATCACAACTATTACTGACGGTAAGTTAGTTGTTGCCGAATAGAAGGGAGGGGGAAAATAAATATGTTAAAATTTAGTACACAACATTTAAGAAATGTATTTTCTGACGAAGAAAAATATAAAGTTTTTAGAAAACTCTGCTATGACTTAAATCATGGAAATGAAATTTTCGAGTACGGAGACGACGGCGTTGAAAGAGCAATCTCAAAAGATGAAGCTAATAAGGCTGTCCGCAAAGTTCTTATGGAAATCTGCGAACTTGACGAAACTGACTTAAAGTCTAAGAAAAAGCGTAAGAGAGCTCTTAAATCCCATTTAAATGAGGTATTCGAGGTAATCGAAGAAGATGTAGATTTCAAAGTATCTACTGCCTTCAAGGATTCCGAATGGTTCAATGAGTTCGTTGAACAGAGAAATGTTGCTCTTGGAGATGATGAAGAGTTCTGGACGCAGGATGATATTATGCTTGCAGTTGCAAAAATTTCAGGCGACCATCATGACCTTACAATGCAAAACCTCGGAGAAGGTGAATCCTTCAAAGTTCACACTTCTACTTACGGAATGAAAGTAGGTAAAGATATTGATTTAATCCTTCTTGGAAGAGTCAACTTTACAGAACTCACAGATAAGATTGCTGAAGCATTTGCATCCATGATTCAGACAACTTGCTATGAAGAAGTATATAATGCATCCAGCAAACTCCCGAATAATTCTCAGTTTGTTAAGTCTGGCCCTCTGAGTTCAGAGACAAAAGAGAAATTCGACACACTCCTCGAAGACGTTGCTACCGCAAACGAAGCAGAGATTGTCATTATGGGAACAAAAATGGCTCTTAAGAAGATGAACGCTTTAGCTGATATCGACTGGAGATCAAATTCTCAGAAGGAAGCTGTCGCAACACTGGGTCATCTTGGTACATATGAAGTAACAGACTTAATCGAAATTCCTCAGAGATTTGCTCGCAACGACGTTACAAAGAAGTTAATCGACAATAAAATGTTGCTTATCTTTGCAAAGAATCAGGAAAAATTCGTTAAGTTTGTAGACAAAGGCGAAACTGAAATTACAGAAGATGGACAGAATAAAGGTGACTTAGCAGATGACTTCCAGACATACGAAGTACAGAGAGAAATGGGCGTAAGTACTATTCTCCCACGCTATTTCGGAGTATGGAAAATCACTGAATAAAGATAATTTCTTAGCGGGTGAGTACTCTTTTTACTCTCCTGCTATTTTTAGGAGGAAAACGGATTGGCTACTACAAGAGCGATTAAAACTACAAAGAAAACTACTGCTGCTCCCGCAGTTCCAAAAGAAACTGTGGCTACAGTAGAAGTTGCAAAAGAAAAAAGAAAATTTGAACCCGAAGAATTAGTTTCTTGCGTATCTGTAACGCCCGGAGAATTATTTATGGTCGGATACAAGAGCCATAACTTATATACGTGGGCAGATTCAGATGATGTTATTGGAGTAGAATTCAGAGATTTGGATTATGCCGTTAAAGCAAGAAAGGCAACAGTTACAGAGCCATATATCGTGGTTGATGACGAAGATTTCTTAGCTTTACACCCATTTTTAAGAGACATCTACGCAGGAATTTATTCAATTAATGAACTTAAGAGCATTTTATCCTTATCTCCATCTCAGATGGAAAGAACAATCAAAGCCCTTCCTGAATGGGCAATCAATTCTTTTAAAACAGTTGTTTCTAGTATGGTAGATGATGGAAGTTTAGATAGTATTAAGAAAATCAAAATTCTTGACGATATTTTTGGCACTGAAATGCTACTTAAATTAACAAACTAAAGTGGGTGACTCGATGGTAGTCATTCCATACGAAGATATTTATTCTCGATTTCGTCTGAAAATTACAGATTTTAAAATGTTGTCTATGGATGAAGATTTACTAGAATTGATGTGTCAAGAATGGCTAATGGAATCAGTCTCGAACCCTCGTTTTAGAAAAATGTTCTCATCTTTTACTGCCGATAATGTAAAAAAGATTATTAGCTTTGAGTTATTATATCCAGTAGATGACGCATCAGATTCTTATTTTATCACTTCCTTACTATCATTAACTATGGCAATTCAGTGGCTTCAACCCCAAGTAGATTCTATTCTTAATACCGCTCCAATGATTGGCGGAAAGGAAGAAAAGAAGCTTTTGGATAACCACAAATACTCTATCCAACGCTTAGAATCAATGAAAACCGAGCAAAAAAAGATGATTCGTGATTATGGATATATGTACAATTCATATCTAAGTAAAGAGTGATGCCATGAAATATCTATATGGAAACTTTTCAGATGAACAAATATCTTATCAAGCAAAAAATATGCATTCCGAAATTCACAGGCTTTTAATTTACAAAGATAAAAATATAGTTCCGAAAAATTTCAACTCGGATGAAGATTTTCTTAGTTATTTTAAGAATATTCTTATGAGATATGGCGGATTAATCTCTCTCCTCGGAGAACCTCCGGGTATGGTCTTATTTATGAGTACTCTGCAGGCTGCACTGGAAGAATGCTTGGATTCTGATTTCGACTACTCTAAATTTAGAAAGCTTATTTTTGACGCGCACGGATATTTAACTCAAATGTTTGGGGAGGTGCGTGAAGATGCCAAGTCTTGAAGCATATAAGCGTCTATTATCCTCCCAAGGTCAAACCAGTGGACAAGCAAAAAAGTATCATTCAGATATTGCAATGGAAGCAACTTGGGATAATGACATCCAATCAAAAACGGCATATATATATGACTACTACCATGACGATCAGCCAGACTGCGTAAACCACATGACTTATGATGAGAATTCAACTAAAACAAAAATAGATATTAAATTCATTATTAATAGCTACGGTTCTTTGTCAAAAGATGATGTGGATTTTCACATAATTTTCAAGCCGAGTCAGTCAGTCGAGTTTGAGGAGGGCGATGAGCTGTATTATTATCAAAGAGATTACGCAGACCACTATCATTCCCGCTTTCCTATCGGTATGTTTATTGACATTCCGAATGATCGCGGTGTTTATGAAAAGTGGTTGATTGTAAATTCAGAAAGAGGAAATCAGTTCGTAAAATATTTCGTCCTTCCATGCAATTACAAGTTGTTTTGGATTGAAATTGACGGGAATAAACGGATTAAGCGAACAATGTGGTGCGTAAAAAGGACTCAAAGCTCTTACAACAGCGGCCTGTGGACTGACAACGTGTTTACTTCCACAGAGAATCAGTCGAAAATTTGGCTACCACTAAATCCTCTAACGGAATACTTTTACTATTCGAATAATGGCAAGAATCAGCGCCTTATCGTTGGTGCGCTTACAAAACATCCGACGGTCTGGCAAATCAGTAAAATTGAGAATGCTGAACCGATTGGAATTCAAAAGGTAACATTATCTCAAGATTTCTTCAATAAAAGTACGGATTATGTAAACTTCCAAACAGGCGAGATGTACGCTGACTACTACTCTTCAAGTGTAGAACCAGAGAATAGTAACATAAATAATTCTTGCGTGTTATCATCCAGTTCAAATGTTATTAAATGCGAAGGTAGTTATAAACTCATTATGGCAAATTTCTATGATTCAGACGGCAATGACATTACGTCAGGATATCTTGATTCTATCACTCCCGCATCGTGGACTTGTTCAATTGACGGAGAGGATTTTACGTCTAATGAGCTAATCTCGTGGAAAAAGCAGGAAAATCCAAATGAAATCCGAATAAAAATCGGCAACGCAAAAAAATATTTAACAAAAGTGCTGGTAGTAAGATGTTCTACAGGAAAAGACGTTTCTGGAGAAATACAGCTTGAAATTTCAGCAGTATAAAGGAGGATTCTATGAGTTATGAATTTAAAACCAAGCGACAGCTTTTAGATAAGTTTATTTCGTATACGGAAACTCCTGATAACGATAATGTTCGATTCAAGCGAAAAATAAAAAAGGAGCTTCTAAAATGTCCGGAAATATTGTATTTACTGCATAATAAAGACTATGAAAATGAGTTGTTTTCTCAGGATGGTCTTTTAAATGAAGATGGTGAATGGGACAAATATTTCGGAGATAACATAAGAAACTACCTCTTCTTCCCAGAAGCGCAGCCAGAAGTTAAAAATTTCTTGTGCTATCAGACATCTTTTAAAGAGATTCCTCTTTATAATACCGTAGAAAAACAAATGCAAGTGACATTTACTATTTATTGCGATTGTCGTGACAATATTGTTCCCGACATCGGAGAACCTCGCCATGACTTAATCGGCGCAATATTACTAGAGAAATTTGCTTGGAGTAATGTTTTTAGCACGCAATGCAAAGTCGTAAGCGACAGAGAATCTACTACCGATACTAATTATGCGACACGAAAGATTATTTTTGAAGCAACACTTCCGAACAGCCGAGTTCGCACTAAAAATGGTCTCACTGGCTATGTGGATGTAGTTAAGTAGGTGATTATATGTCGGGGAAAATACAGTTTGATGAGCTGCAGATGTATTATCAGATTCCATATAAAGTGAATGATTTTATTACAATCTATCAGCCAACAATCGGAGAAATTATGGAATTGGGTGATTTAAGGTTCTATGCCTCTCTCTACCCTTTCACATGTAACCCAACATCTATGCGACTCAAGCTTTGGGACGATGGGCTTGACTGGAATAAAGTCAGTGAATTTGAATTATTCATAATTCTTCATCCTAATATGGATTTTCAAGCACTTCCTCTTGTGTTCGGGGATTTTGATTTTTCTAAACTAACACCAATGAAACATACTGATACAAACAAAATTTCGCTCGATTATGTTGAAGAGGACGAATTTGGAGAGATTATATCAGATGTCCCGGTAATAGACGAAGAAACTTATCATGTTATTGCAGAGTATATTCGTACTATGTTAAATCAGCATCCTAAAACTGAAAGAGCCAAAGGAAGAGCTACAAAAGAAGCAATCATCGAAGAAGATCGCATGAATTTGGAATTTGCAAAAAAGAAAGGCGAATTAGAACACTCTATCCTTCTTCCTCTCATTTCTTCTATGGTCAATCATCCGGGATTCAAATATAAGAAAAAGGAGCTTATCGACGTTGGAATTGTAGAATTTATGGATAGCGTTCAGCGCCTACAATTATACGAAAATGTTACCGCTTTAATGTCTGGAGTTTACTCTGGAATGTTAGACACATCAAAAATGAATTTATCTAAAGAACTTAATTGGCTAAGAGATTTATCGGAATCCTCTTAGTCTTTTTTATTTTACACAAAAAACACAAAGGAGTGAAAATTATGGCTTTTAAATTAGGCGATATTATTATTGATAGACTTCAAATCGCAATGGCTGAAGACTTTAGCGGAAATCCGTTATATACTCTTACTCAGCTTCAGGAAGCTACAATCGAAACATCTGCAGAAAGTACAGACGCTGTAGACAAGACTGGAACTCTTGTAAAGAGATTCTGGAAAGGCAAAACTGGTACATTTACTGCAACAAACTCTATGTTAAACGTAGATATTATGGCTGCTGGTTCTGGTTCTGCCAAGAAGGTTGCCTCTGGAACAAATAAGATTCCTATGCCGAAAATTGAGACAGTTAAAGCTGGTTCCACTATTACACTTGCAAAGGGATATGACCCTGAGAGCGTAACTGTAAATGCTTATTCTCCTAATGGAACAATGGGAGCATCTTTCAAGAAAGGTGAAGCTGCCAATGCAACAGACTTTACTATCGCTACCGACAGCGGAATCCTTACACCTCCAACTGCTGACGGAGAAACAATGTATGTTGTAAAATACGACAGGGCCGTAGAAGACGGAATTGCTATTCAGAATGAAGCAGACAAATTCCCTAAGACAGTTAAACTTACTATCAAAGCTCTGTTTGTTGACCCATGTACTGCAGATACATTAAGAGCTGGATACATCGTTATTCCTTCCTTCCAGGTATCTCCAGAAGTATCAATTTCTACTACAACTGATGCAACTCTTGATTACACAGGAGATATGCAGGTTGACTACTGTTCTGAAGATAAGGTATTATATCAGATTTTCATGGCAGCCGACGACGAGGAAGACGAATAATTATTAGCAAAAGGGGAGATTGTCTCCCCTCTTATTTTATGAGGTGAAATATGAGCAAACGCTTAAATAGAACTTGTATTTGTTGCGGGACTAATTACAGGTATTGTAATAGATGTGCCGAAGATGCAGGTAAACCATCTTGGCTCAGAAATTTCCATGATGAAAACTGCCGCAAAATTTTCTATGCGGTAAATGACTTTAATCATGGCGAAATCACCGCTTCAGATGCAGCTAAAATATTAAAAAACTGCGACTTATCTAATAAAAGAAATTTCAAAGAATCCATTGCCAATATTATTGACAAAATAATGGAAACAGCGGCTCCAAAGCCACGAGTAAAGAAAACTTCTCAAGCAAGAAAAGAACTTTCTGATAAAACGATTGAATAGTGATTATATATAGGGGTATAACGTCACTATTCGATGCGTTGTTCCCCATTTTTTGGATTTGAAAATAATAGAATTTTACATACATATAATAAGGAAGGAAAAGGATTGAATGAAAGAAACTATGCAAAGCGACCGGACAGGAATTACTTATATTCCAGCCGACAGCATTAGAATTCTGAATATTAAGCAGGCAGGATTCTATATGGAAAATTCAGCAACTTTGCTAGACGTATATCCAAGTAAAGACTTTAAAACTGGGGACGATATTGTTGTATTCGTTTTTGATAAAAAAGAAACTTTTGATTTATACAGAAAATGGATGGATAGGCGTAATGAAAATATTGGAGAAACAAATTAGAAAATATGTTATTGCTACTCTCTCATCTCCTACTCACTATTTAAAATCCCTTCACTTTGGAAGATATTGTTTTGTAGAAGACATTGAGGGAGCTACTAAGTTTCTAAGCAAAAAACTTACAAATAAAATGATCTCTTACTACATAGCTGACACCGGAGATTCAGATGTTGAACTTGTTGTTGTTCCTGTCGAAATAACATATAGCTTAATTAAAGAGATGGTGGATTAGATGGGATTATATTTAGATAACGCTTCTACTACTCCCCTTTTGCCGGAAGTAAAAGACTTTATAATAAATAATCTTGACACTTTTGGAAACCCAAATTCGAGCCATAAAATCGGCGACAGAGCAAAAGATATTATTGATTATTCTGCGGAGAAAGTTGCAAATCTTATAAACACAAATGCTGAAAATATTATTTTTACGAGCGGCGGTTCTGCGAGCAATACTTTAGCCATAAAGGGTTTTTCAGAAGCAATGCAACATTCTAAAATATTATACTCGCCTACTTGCCACAAATCAATTATAGAAGCATCAAAACGTATGTTTGTTTCCAAGTCACTAAACGTAGATGGTACAGGGCGCATAATTGTTAGCGATTTAGAAAGATTACTAGAAGATAACATATTATATAATACTCTCGTTGTTGTAGATCTTGGAAATTCCGAAATTGGAACCGTACAAAATATATCTCTCATCAGTGAAGTAGTACATAGATATAATGCATATTTATATGTTGACTGCACGGGTAGCATTCCATATATTCCATTAGATGTGCAAAAACTTAATATTGATATGGCTGGATTTTCAGCTCATAAACTTGGAGCTCTAAAAGGATGTGGCGTTTTATTTAAGAAAAGTGATGTTCCACTCTCTCCTCTCATTTATGGCTCTGATGATTATTTTTCTGGAACTCAGAATGTCTTAGGGATTGGTTCTCTCGGCGTATCTGCTAAATTATATCCGAATTTTTATAAAAAAATCAACTCAAAAAACAGAAGTATATTGTATAGCGAATTAGAAAAGCGATTAAATAATTTTTATCTTGTAGGCAGTTCAGAATATAGACTTCCATGTAATCTTAATGTTTGCTTTCCCGGAGTTGATTCTGGAAACGTTGTTAGTATTCTTGACGACAAGTATGACATTCAATGCTCTGCTGGCTCTGCTTGCAATAATTATTCTTCTTCACTATCTCCTACTCTTCTTGCAATAAAAGAAAAAAATCCATCAAGTTGCGTTCGTTTTTCACTTTCTGGTTTCGAAAAAAAAATGGAATTAATAGATGCAGCGAAAAAAATTGCGAGTGTCGTGGAGGGACTTAGATATTGAGCCGAACAAAATATAATGTAGATAAAAATACCGCTGTAAGGACGTGTAACGATATAACATTTGATTCAGTGGTTGAAAAAAGATATTACGAAGAAGTTATTCTTCCTGCGTTTGAATCAAAAGAAATTACTCATTATGAACTGCAAAAGACATATGAGCTTCAACCAAAGTTTAAGCATGAAGGGAAAACTGTTCGAGCAATTAATTATGTCGCAGACTTTTTTGTTGTATATGCAGACGGAACATCTGAGGTTGTAGATATAAAGGGATTTCCTGATTCTGTATCTAAAATAAAAAGGAAAATGTTCTGGTATAAATACCCAGATATTAAATATAGCTGGATTTGCTGGTCTAAGATAGACGGCGGCTGGCGCGACTACGATTTTGTTAAAACTCAGCGAGCAGCCCGCAAACGAGCCAAAAGTAAGAAATAAAAAATATGGAGGAACCGGATTTATGATTAAATTTAAAGAAATTACTGCGAAAGAATTATGCGATGGATATAACAAATGTGCAACAGATAATTTAAAAGATAAATTTTTCAGAGATAATTTTAAGTTAAGAACTGAGTATATCCCATACACCGAGAAAATCGGAATTGCGGAAGCTATTATGAAGACATGCTGTCATTTAAAAGATGAAAATGGCGAAAATTCTTATTATGTGAAGGTCTCTTCTCCTTTTAAATATTTAAGTACTGTCCGTCAAATTGTCATTAGATATACGAATATTATCTTTAATGACTTAGCAAATAAGAGCTTTATTAATGAATACGATATGCTCATGTCTTGCGGTTTACTAGATAAAGTCTTAGCAAGTATCCCGCAAAGAGAACTTCAAGAATTTAATTCCATTTGTAATATGGTATATGACGATATCATGACAAATTACTATGAACCTCATGGATTTATCACGAATAATTTGAGTCGAATTACGAGTGTCTTAAATAAGACAAGTAGTCCTCTTTTTAATTCATTATCTAAAAAAGTTTCAAATATGGACGATAAGACATTTCAAAAATTAATTTCTTCTTTGAAGAACAAAATTGCAAAATAATATACGATAGGAAGTGATGACATGTCCGGCATATTACAAATAAAAATACGACCTGAAGAGGTAAAGAAATCAGAACTACACAGTGATTTAAAAAAATACACTATGGCGTTTGCAAAAGAATATGTCCGTATTGGGGCAGACGAGCTCACGAAACAAGCTCAAACTGCAATGAATATCTTCTATAGTGGCTACACTCCTCAGTATTACGATAGAACATATGACTTATATTCTAATTCATATTCAAGATATATCCACAATAACGGTAGTATTTATTATGGGGGAGTTAAGATTAGTGCCAATGGCATGTCACCTTACCATCACGGAAATGGCGAACCTGTTTCTGCTTCTATGATAGCAGATATGGGATGGCATGGTTTTCATGGGCCAGATATCGAAACAGCCCCTCCATTAGACTACTTGACTCAAATTTTAGATTCGATAAAAGATGATGCAGAACAAAAAGCCACCAAAGTAGCTGAAAATCTCAGCTATTCGGTAATAGAGTTCGTTTAACGGAGATGGTTTTAATTGGCAAATAATATTGCAATGTTAACACTTGCAACAAAAATTGATAATGCAAGTATAAATAAAACAGTAAATCAACTTTCAAACAAATTACAAACTGGTATTAATAAGGCATTCGACGGCCTCGATAAAGAGACTCAGGATTTATATTCTAAAGCTATGGAGTCTGCTCAAAATGGTCGATTAAAAAATATAAACCTTACTACTCCATATAAAGAACTTCTTCATGGAATTACTTCCAGTAAAAATAAGGATGATTTATCTGCGAATGTTAGAAAATTTGCTTCTACAATTAACGCTTTGGACAATTTAGCTAGAGGTAGAGGCAAGACTGGTGGCATGATGCCGACATTGAAAAGCTTAGATAATTCTCAGATGTCTCGTCTTATGGATAGTCTTTCAGCAGAACAAAAAGCCAAAGATGCTCGAGATAATCATACATTAAACGGCAAAACTGCCAAAGATTTATATTCTGAAACAGAATCAAAAAATGTAGACGAATTAATTAAAAAATATCCAAAAGCAGCCAAGGAAGCCGAAAAATTTAGAAAAGCTTTTCAAAAAAAAGATACGACCGGACTTTTCAATGAAGATACCTCTGCGATAGAGCAATATTCTCGCCTTGTTGGAACGCTCCGAGAGATGGAGAAAGCCGCTCCAAATAAGAATCAAAAGGAATATGTATCTCATGGAAAAGAAATGGAATCTATTTTTGCCAAAATTAATGATTTTGAACAACATCCAGGAAAATACAGTTCCAATCCGTTTCTAGGGGACTTTTTAAAAGAAGCTAGATATTCTGAAAGCGGTTTGAAGAATTCAGATGTCTACTATCAAGGCAGAGGTCTTAATTCAGCAAAAGACTATATTGACACAATAAATTCAGGGATTTTAAAGCAAGCAATTAATAAAAAAGATTCTCTCATTCGTAAGCTCCAAGAAGAGATTCAAAAAAGGAATGCAAAAGTAGCTGCCAGTTATGAAAAATGGCAAAGCGAATATTCTGGAGGAACGGGAAAATCCTCAATTGCGAAGGATCCTGACAACTTCAAATCGGCAAAAATAACGGTCGAGCAATATGATGCGGCTCTCAAGAATTTAAAAGAAACTCTTGAGGGCTTTTATTCTGCTTATGAAAACGGAGAAGATTTCGACCCCGCTGAAATGAAGGGTGCTTTAGACCTCTATAAAAGCACTGGAATGGAAGATTCCGCTTGGTTTAGGAAATATCAAGAAGCCTATGAAGACCTTGCTTACGGGGAAGAAATCACTCCTGTAAAAAAAATCATAGGAGACTATCTTCCTGCAGGCGAGGTTAGTTCTACAGAATACGGGAAAGTACTTTCTGACGCTGAAAATATGAAGTCTGCTCTTGGAGAATCTAAAGCCGAAGCAGAAAGCTTCAAAGCCCAAGTAGAAGAATTAAATTCAGAATTACAAAAGGCAAATTCATTAGTCGATGAACTTTCGAAAGAAAAAGCTACCGAGGACAGCTTAAATATAGAAGGTAGTTCCGCTCGACTCGAAGAAGAATCCCTTGAAGCAGACAAAGTAAAGCAAGCTATGGATGGAGCTTCCCAAGCAAAAACGGAATTTGCATCTGCTAATGAAAAGGTTAGAGCGTCCGCTGAACAAAGCTCAGAATCATTAAGGGAAGAGTCTGTTGAAGCTGAAAATGTTAAAGCTTCTACTCAAGAATCTCCTTCTCAATCATATGGGGATTTTTTAAAGAATCAAATTAAAATTAATCCAGATGCGGCAAAAGCTCGTCAAAGAGCAAAGCAACAAGAATTATATGATTCAAAATCATCCGATAACGAAAGATATTCCTCCGAAGCAAAAGCAGAGTTAAAACAGCGGTTAGAAGATGAAAAGAAAAGACTTCAAATTCAAGAGGAAGTAAGGGAAGCTCAGGAAGAAGTCAAAAAAGCGGAAGAAAATGCTGAAAAACAGGCATTACGCGAACGCAAAGCCTCTATTCGCAATAACCTAGATAGAGAGCTTGGCTCTTATCAGAATCTATCAAATAAATACTATTCTTTAAAAGAAAAAAGTCTTCTCGGCAAAACTGATAACCGTGATGAAGCTGAGTTATTAAATATCGAGAATCAACGAGCCGCCTCTCTTGAGAGGATTAATTCCTTGCTTTTCGAAGGCAAGAAAATTGGAGCCGACACTCTCCGTCAAGAAAAACAACGGCAGTCAATCGATGACATTAACGAGCAATCAAATAGAGATTTAGAAAACGTATTTTCTCGAGAAGCTCTTAAGCGATACAATTCTAAAACAAATCGAGTTGATGTTCTTAAGCCCGGATATAAATTTGTAGGCGATGAATTCGAAAGCTTAAAATCTTCTGCCTCTTCTGCTTCTTCTTTAGACGATATTCAAAAGTTAAACGAAGAACTAGATAAGACATATGATAAATATAAAAGATATAACGCATTAGCAAAAGGACGGATTTATGAAGAAAATGTCAGCAGAGACGGACTAAAAGACTCTATTAAAAAAGTCGCCGAATCAGATGGCTCAAAAATTCTGAAACTTCAACAGCTTACTTCTTCTGAAAACGGAATCACAAAATTTGTTGCAGAAATAAGAAACGCAGATCATGAACTTCAGAAGATGTATTTTACATACGATGAAACCATTAGTAAAATATCGTCTACAAAAGCATCAAAAGGATTTGAAAGAACCGGAATTCTTGGATTTATCGACCAAATTAAAGATAAGAGTTCTTATTTAAGTGCTGAATTTGTTTCGCGATTCTTCGATCTTGGAGATATTGTAGGATACGTCCGACAAGGCGTTGAAAAGGTAAAAGAACTTGATAGTGCTTTCATAGAAATGCAGAAGGTATCTAATGACTCAACTTCTTCTTTGAAATCTTTCGCCGATCAAAGTTTTGATACTTCAAAAAATATTGGAACAACCGCTGTAGATTTACAGTCTTCTGCGGCTGACTGGATGCGTATTGGAGAATCAATCGACGAAGCCAGTAAAAGTGCCGAAGCAACTTCTATCCTTAAAAATGTATCTGAGTTCGATAGCATTGAAGATGCGACATCTTCTCTCGTTTCGATGAGTCAAGCTTATAGCAATTTAGACAAAATGGATATTGTCGATAAAATGAATGAGCTTGGAAATAACTATGCGATTTCAACAGATGAATTATCAAAGGGACTTCAGGATTCCGCTTCTACTCTCTCATTGCTCGGAAACTCTATTGACGAATCTGCCGCTATTATTACAGCCGGTAATACTATTATCCAAAATGTATCCAGCGTAGCTGCAGGTGCAAGAACAATCGCACTTCGACTCGTGGGTAAACTTATTATGCCCAAACATATGGTAACATATGGCGCACCATTATGTGCGTAGCAAGCAGGTATAACGGTCAAAGGCATATAGGAATGTTAAGACCGTGGAAATTTTATATATTATGTGTAAGTATAAAGGAGTGTTTTATTGCCGTATACTTACGAAGAAATCAAGAAAAAATTAAAAGAAAAAAATTTATTTATTCTCACGCCAAAAGAAAACTATAGAACTACAAAAGAAAAAATTATAGTCACCAACGGAATGTATAAAGCTTTTATTACTCCAAGCGATTATTTACATAAAAATAGCAAAACAACACCTCGTTGGTTCTATAGGCGTAATCCATTCATTATTTATAATATAAACCAATATTTATCTAAAATAAAAAATAAAAAAATAGAATGTATATCCAAAGTGGACGATTATAAAAGTAGAGATTCTATTTTAAAATTTAGATGTAAAAAATGCGGAACAGTTATAGAAAAATCTGCATTTAATGCAATGCGCGAAGATAAATATAATGAACATAATGGTATTTTATGTCCTAATTGTGATGGATTAACTGAATCGCTTCACGCTTCCGTGTTGAAACAAGTCTTTTTACATTATTATTCTGACACTATTTTTGAAGAACAATCGTGTATCAATCCCTATACTGGGAAAATTCTTCCAACAGATATTGTAAATCATCAACTAAAAATCGCCATAGAAATACAAGGTCAATGGCATGATTTAGATCCACAAAAAGAAAGAGACGCTATAAAGAAAAAATATTGGATTAATAGAGGATATGCCTTCTATGATTACTCAATACGGAATGTAAGCATCTTAGAATATATTCAACTATTCTTTCCAGAACTAAAGAGTATCCCAGATTGGGTCGATACAAATTACTCAAATAAGCTCAATATTATAAAAATTCAGAAAATGTTGGATTCTAACAAAAAAGTACTCGACATTGCCAATGAACTTAACTACAATGTCCACAGAATATACGATGCTCTATGTTCAGGTAAACTACATTATCCAGAATATTATGTTAAAACAAATGCAAAAAAAGTAGTTCAATTAGATAAAAATAAAAATTATATAAAAACATACAATAGTTATCGAGAAGCAGAAAAAGAAAATAATATGAAAACAGGATTAATCGCTTCCTGTATTTATTATAAAACGAATTTTTCTAAAGGATACTATTGGATACCATATGATGAATACATCACATAATATATAAAAATCCCGAGAGACTGTCATACTACTAATGGTAACATTAGCAGTTCCCCTGCTCTCCTATTATATAGGATGGAAATCCAGTCCGCACTCATATATACTCCTATCACGTTA